ATGACGCTATATAACGAAGACGCGCCGCGCAACTTTTGCGAATACTTAGCCGTGAAGCATTTCGGCGGCGGTTTGAACGAAACGCCGCGCGACGTACATGAGGCGAGGTTTGCCGGCGACATCAACGGAACGAGAAATCCCGATAAGTTCAGGATGGTCGCGAGGAGCGGCGCGGCGAAGTCCATTCCGCTCTCTAAACAGGACGCGGAAGCCGTCGAGATTAAACGCGCTCAAAGGCGGGCCGGCCGCGGAGCGTACAGCGGCAGTTATGATCCGTTAAAAGAAAAAGAAGCACGGAAAGACGCAGGTATCGGCAGAAAAGACGACGACGGATGGCATAGACGCAAAATGAGCGTTAAACAAGCCGCGGCGCACGCTAAATTTATGCAGAGCCTTAATAACGAGCGGCATGAGGCCGTCTTGAACGAATCCCGCCGCTATACCGAACTTTACGGCGGAGCCTTGCCGACGGTCGTCAACACGCAGAACTCTTACGGCCTTGTCGGACTGTACAATCAATTCCACCGCCGTCCCGGCGTGAAGATCGTGGAAGGCGGAATTTCGGACGACGCGGCCAGAGCGTATATCCAGCATAAACGGGACAAGGCGTACCGCAGGGCGTTGCGGCAGGCCGAACGCGACAAGTGGCCTCCCGCCAAACAGAAGCTGTTCGCGCTGCAAGCCGCCAAAGTCGCGGAAAAAGAAGCCGTCGACTATATCGAGCGTATGGCCGCGCGCGCGGATGCCGACGGCGGCAGTAAAAACGAGGACGCCGTTTCCGACTTCTGGAAGCACTACGATAAAGCCGGAAAGAATTTCGACAGACGTTATAACGATTCGCGCGCCGAGATGACCAATCACGCCTTAGCCAAAGTGCTCGACAAAGCCGGAGCGTCCGCAAGCGCGCTTCCGCCGAACGTCAGGTTCCGTACGGACGGGGAACCGAACGAGTCGCAAAAGTTACTGGAGGAGTACGCGGTCGCAGGGTACGGCGCGGACGAAGGGTATACGCACACTTCAACCGACAAGAAGCGGTCGGCTTGCCGCGGGGGCGGTCAAATCGCGCAAAACGGGCTGCGTCAGCTTGCTTTGCTGGATCCGCATTCGCGCAGTAAACCGCGCATCCGAGCGAGTATAAAACAGCGTTTTAGATCAGAGATTAAAGACAATCTGAAAGCGGCCAGAGAGTTTAGGTGTCGTGAAGCCTGCGGCGTGGACGAGGGCAAGCGTCTCCGCACCGCCGCTATGGCCGCGCTGATGGGGCTGTCGGCTCTCGGGGCGGGCAAGGCGAAAGCGGACGTCGGCGACAACGCGCCCGCCGCGCAGGGCAGACCCGCCGTAACGCAGAGGTATCTGGGTTTCCAGCACAGCCATCCCGACAGCACGAACTTCCATTTCAGGGCGATACCGCCCAACATGCCCGACTCCGTGGTGAACCGGCACGAGAAAGATCTCGTAGGCCGCGGCTACCGCGTGGTAAGAAAAGACATACAGAACACGAACTTCGGCAAATTGCGCGAGATTTGCGGAATAGACGAGCGCGGAAGCGGCAGCCGGCTCCGCAGAACGAAAAGACGCATAGGGTTTATGCAGCATGATCTGAACAAGGACTTTTACACCGACATGGGGCTGAAAGAGAAAGACGTGCAGGACTCCGTGCAGTATATGAAGCCTAAAGAAGCTAAAAAGGTTCTTTACAGCATGCGCAAAGGAGTCGCCGACAAGTTTACGTGCGGCGACATGCGCAAGGTTCCGACTCAAGACAAACATCGGATTTAGGAGAGCGAAAATGTCTCTTATCAGCGAATTCAACGAGCAGTACGGCTGCGCGGTATACGAACGCGGCGTCGACTTCGGAGGCGCTCCGGTCTACCGCGGGGACTCTGTAATTCTGCCCAGCGGACGCAAAATGTCCCGCGACGCGTGGCGCACGGAAGTCGCGCAAGGGCGCAAAGACAAGCGTCAGGCTTGGAAAGACGGGGAAAAGAGTCGCGCGAGCGCTAAAATTGCGCGGTATATGCGCGGGAAAGCCGTAGAGCTGCAGAAACAGTATAAAAATCGACCGGAGCCCGAACCTGAAAGCCGTCCCGAAAAGCACGGCGGTTTAAAAAGTCTCGGACGCAAAGCGTTTTACGGTTTCGGAAAACTTCAGGACACAATCATAAAGGGCGACGAAAAGGCGCGGGAGTACATCCGTAAAAAAGCGCCCGAGTTAAAGAAAAAGGCCGGAGACGCCGCTTATAAAGTCTTTTGTAAAGCGGGCGTCGCGGTCGGAAAACCGATTTACAAAGCGTACGCGCGGCATCAGCAAAATAAGGCGGATCGACTGGAACGCGAGACGGCGGCCAAAGAAGCCCGCGACAACGCGCGCGCCGAAGACGCGATCCGGCGGACTCATAGAAAAGCCGAAAGAGATTCACGCAGAGCTGACGCTTTGGCGGTGAAAAACCGCCATTACGCCGGCGTGCAGCTGTTCGAGGGCGGAGCGGACGAGGGCTTGCGGACGGCGTTCCACGCTTTCAATCAAGGGCGCAGGGCTGCGGGAGGCGGCATCGGACGCGGCATCGGCATGGCCGCCAAAACTTTGGTCAACCAGGACGCCCGCAATATCACGAGGACTAATCAAGCAGGCGTCGAATTAAACCGCGAGAACGATAAACGGGCGAATTACGCCGGAGCCGCGGCCGCGAAGCAGAAGCTGGCTGGCGCGCGGGCGTACAACAAGCTGTGGACGGCGCAGAACAAACAGCAGTACGCGATGAACGCGATGCAGCGCGACACCGAGATCGCCAATCAGACCGCCGATATGAAGAACCAGCGGCAACAGGCGCAGGATACGCTGATGCAGGCGCGGAATCCCGACAGATTCAGGAAAGTGCAGCAGGGGCGCGACATTAAGGCCGCCAAACAGCAAGCCGCCGACGCCGCGCATCAGCAGAGAGTGCAAGGCATCGCGAGCGGCGCGATAAAAACGGGTTTCGCCGGATTTTTAGACAAGCACAGCGCGGCGAACAGACACGCCCGCGCGATGGAAAAAGGACAGCGCGGACTTGAGCGCGACGAACTGAATTACAACCGCGCCATGTACAAAAACATGACGAAGATGGCCAATCCGGCATACAGGCTGAAGATGCTTAAAAAAGCGAATCAGCAGTCAGGCGGCGGTTACGGCAACCGCGGCATAATGCAGTCGTTCATGCAAGGCTATCGAGGCCAATAATGTATTTAATGCATTTATAGGTTTTATTATCAAATATTGTTTTTTGTTATCAAATGTGTTAGCTTTGAGTTATGAAACTATACAGTCAGGCTAAAATTTTTAGACTCTCTTAAAGGAACTTGAAAAATGAAGTTCAACAGAAGCGTCAAATGCCACTTCTCGAAGTGGATAACCGGAAGCAAGTCTGACCGTATAAAAGACTTGCTTTCTGAATATGACGCCGTAGCGACTTCAGCTATTGACGTTGTAAAAAGCCGTATAGAAGACGGCGACTCTAAATTCGACGTCTTTAAAAATTACAAAGTACCGGAAACGTGGCTGACGGCCAGAGCGAAACAAGTCGCTCTAGCCGAAACCTATGGTATGGTAGACGGCCAGATTAAAAGTTGCAAAGAGTTAAAACAGCCGTATACGAAACCTAAACATTGCAAAACAAAAGCCGTTTTGTCTTGCAATTTAGCATCTGTAAACCTTAACCCTCAATTAGAAGCGTTCGATCTTTTAGTTGAGTTAAGATGTTTCGATAGCAGAAGGAAAGCGGTTAAAATAGCGATACCCTTGAAAAAGAACCGCTGTTTTGAAAAGTGGAACTCTAAAGGCAAACTTTCAAGTTCCGTTATTTTAACAGACAAATACATCCAGTTTTCTTTTGAAGCTGACGTCCCTAAGAAAACGGAAGGCAGTATTATAGGTTTAGATCCCGGAGCCACGAACCTTTTAACTTCAGACGAGGGCGTTATTTACGGCGACCGGATAAAGCCGCTTTTACAGAAACTGAAACGGAAAAAACGCAACTCAAGGTCGTGGAAAAAGTGTAAAAAAGAAATTAAATATTACGTCTCTAAAACATGTAAAGAGTTGCCTTTTAAGGAGACTAAATTAATCTGTATTGAAAATAACAAGGATATTAAACGGAACAGCAAAGTTAAAGGACGCTTAACTAAAAATATGCGTTCAGTTCTCGACGGCTGGACAAGCGGGTTGCTGGACAGCAGGGTAGAAATGCTCTCGGAGGAAAACGGTGTTTCCCTCAGACGGGTGCCTGCTTTCCACAACTCCACTACTTGTCCGGTCTGTGGTCACGTCGAGAAGGGGAACCGGTTAAGTCAAGAGGCGTTCAGGTGTCTGTCTTGTGACTATGCAGACAAAGCCGATACGGTCGGCGCCTTGAATACCCTTGGTCGTTTCTCCCTCGGAAAATATGGTTCCGGGTTCAAAACCGATTTTGTTAAAAAACATGGAGGCTATTATGCCTGCAATGTTTGATAATAAAAGAGGTAACTATACGCCCGACGTTTCCGCGCGATCCGGGCTGTACGGGCAGAGCTATGCCGGCGTCGCGCGGTCTGCCGCGCCTGAGCCGTCTGCGGTCGCCGAATCCTCCGTAGCCCCGTCGATAGCCAGGTCGAAGCGGGAACGCCGCGTCGATTCCATCGGAACCGACGTCTCCGACATGGATTTGTCTTTTCGGCGGGTTTTTCCTAACGCTTGGAAAAAAGACAAAAACGGGAAGCCCGTGTTTGCGCACGGCAGACAGGTTCCCGTGTCGAATTTGGAAGTTTTGCGGCTTGAGGGGGTTAAGGCGGAGCTGGTCGACGACAAAACGGGGCTGGTTATAACCGGCCGTGTGGTGAATACCGCGAAGGGCACCGAGCATCGCCCGGAAATCGCCGTGTACAGAACGACGGTAAAGGACGGCTGGCGGCCGGATATGAAAGGCAAGGTTTACTGCGACTGCGAAGCGTTTAAATATAACTTGGCGTATCCGAACCATGCCGTGAAAGCTCTTAGAAATTTTAACGTAAGCCAGCGCCGCATTGCCGGGTCGGTGGAATACGCCGCGACGACGCGCGCGGATCCGGGCCCCGGCAGGATTCGAAACGGCCGCGAAACGCCCGCCTTATGCAAGCATCTCGCTAAATTGTGGCGCGGCGTCACGACTAACCCTGGATTGGACAGACTTATAGATATGCAGTCGGACATGAGAGACGAATATTGAGGCGGGCGGCGCGTAAGCGCGGATTTGTTAATTTTCGCATATTTCGTTATCTTAAGAACATAACGCAAAACCGTCTTACACTGTTGAAGGAGCCGATTATGGAAGATATAATTACCGAACCTGGGCAGACTCCGTCCGTCGACGCTTTGACGATGGACAATTCATACTGCCGGCTTAATCCTATCACCTGCGGCCCGGCCGTCACCGAGGCGCAGACCGAGTTCTACAACGCCGCCGAAGCCGACGAGTGGAGCGGCACCAACGTGCTGCCGTGGATGGACGCGTAACTTAAAATTTGTTCAATAAAAAGGAGTCAGACATGAGCGGAATCGATCCTTGGGGATTTGAGGCGGAACGCGCCGATACTTTCGAGAACCCGAACTGGGGGCCTGACGCGTCTTTGTGCGCGCAGAGTTTTTTGTCGTGCGTCCCGAAGAACGTAGACTATGACGGGCTGTATTGGTGGGGCGAAAAGGGCAACCAGCTTCTCGACGACCCGTCAAGCAAACCGAGGGCGGTACGCTCGGTCACGCTCCCCGCCGCCCCGTATACGGGAGGCGCGTTAAAAGGCGCGGCGGGCGGAAGCGGGTGGCGCGCCGACGTGGTTTGGAGCCCCGCGGACGCGGCCGCCGTCAAAGGAACGTCTTATACGGCGACGTTTACGCTTACGCCCTCCGGCAGGTATTACTTCGACCCGGAGAATCCTCCGACGGTTTCCGTGTCGGGCTCCGGCGGAAGCGGCGGCGCGGTTTCCAGTTCGTCGGTCGACGGAAATAACGAAGACGGCAACGTGGCCGTGATGACGATCGTCGTCAGTTACGGCGCGGTTATAGACAGACCCGTCGTCGTAACGCCTCCCGCCGGAATGTTCGGTTATCACGGGGTGATTAACCACTCGCGCCAGTTGTCGGCGGTTGAGGGCGGAACCTTTGAGACAAGCGACGCGATATTCGATTTCATCGAAGCGGTTACGAAAACTCAGGCGCAGTCTTCTTGGCTTGTGACGCCGCATCTTGACGAAGACGAAGGCGGCCGTCCGTTCTATTTCCTGACTCAGAAACCGTCCGACATTCTTGACATGGGTTTAACCGCCACCACGTTAAGCAGTTTCTCGCAGGTTAATTCCGTAACAGTCGGCGGTCAGAGTCTGACGGGCTATCTGTGGACTGCCGGCCCGACGACCGGAGTCACGCTTAAAGCAGTGTTCTAAAATAGGAGGTTTTTATGGCGATTTCTTTGGGCGGGGGGCTTAAGATAGGCAACGGCGAGCCGGTGGATGACAGGCTGCTGTACGAAACCGTGGACGCGGTTTTTCTGCCTGCGGCTCAGGGCGGCGTATCGAACGCCCGCCGGTATGACGGTCTCCAGATCTACATTAAATCCGAACAGCGGTATTACCGCTTTGTGGGCGGGATTGCGCGCGATAACTTCATTCCCGATCCCGCTGTCGGTTCGGGAGGCGGAGGCGGCGGCGACGATTTAGTTTTCGAGGAATTAACCTAAAAATTCTTAAACTATAATAAGGAGGTAGGTTATGGCTACAGTTATAGGTAAAATCAGCAGCACCAAGTTAGAGCAGTCGTGGTACAACGACGCGTATGTGGATCAGTTGACTGCTGACCTGCGCGCGAGGATTCAAAATCTGACCGATCTCGGAAGCAAAACCGTTCCCGCGTCGGTAGCGACCAAGGCCGTCTTGCCGACCAATAAATCAGGTTTCACCGTCGCGCCGACCGTCAACGATTTCACTTGGGTGCGGGCGGACGAGACTAATGGAGGCGACGCGGCGATTTATCAGATCACCGGAATCAACGAGGAGACCGGCGCGCTTGCTTGGGCGCTGTTCCACGTGTTCGAGAAGGTCGATCTTTCCAATAAAATCGATAAGCTCGGCTCTTCTCACGGAGACGAAATCCCTGTAATTACCGCGGGAGGCGGGTTGACGTCTTCCGGGGTAACGATCGACGCTTTAAAAGACGATATATGGGGCGACTTGGTTTTCGAGCCGATAACTTAAGTTTTTTCGCGCCGTTCCACGTTTGGATGACGCGCCGATTTCCGCGCAACAGCGGGCGGCTTGGGCGAAGTATCGCAGCGACCTGCGGGATACCGACGGCCATCACCCGGAGAAGCATCCCGATTATCCGTACAACATTGTTTGGCCGGAGAAACCGGAGTAAACTTTAGACTTGATTGACTTCTGAAACTTTTTCCGTAAGAGAGGCGCTTATGAACGCACCGGTTCCTGGTTTAATCAAAAGCCGTAAATTAGAGCAAGAGTGGTACAATAAAGACGCCGTCGACGCCCTCGTCGGTCAGAACGGCGGCGGTTCGGCGGCGGCCGTAGACGTCAAAGTCATGTGGGCTCCCGCGGTAACGGAGAACCGCACTTTCGACATCGGCAACGGGGACTTGTGGGGCAAGGTGTCTCCCAAAGATTGGTTCTACACCCGCGAAAAAGCCGTCGAGTGGGGGGCCAGCTACAACGAGTACGGCGAGATCACGGGCGTCGATCCGAGCCGTTACGGCGACGGGTTCGTCGCGGTAACGGCGGTGCGGCGGGTCGAGGGCGACGGCGAGAACGCGGTTGAAGTGTGGGAAGACGTTCAGATGGCTTTAATTTGGTTTTGGGGGTCAGCCTCGCCCGAAGCCTCACTCAGTCTTGACGACCACGCGCCCAGTGAGTTGTACGAGCGCAGGCTGATAATCAACGGCGAGGATACGGGCGTTAAGGCGGATACGCAGATGAATCGCGCGGACGGTTCGGCGTTTCTGACGTCCGACGGGCAATGGCGTCCAGTAGCTTCGAGGTATTATCCGCACTCGTGGATAAATTCACTGCCGTGGGATCGTTTATATGTCTCCGAAGGGCTTGTGAAAGCGGGCAACAATAACCAAGCGGAGTTTCTGCCGCCGATAGTGGGACGGCCTCTGATAGTTCCGGTACAGTTTGATTGCGACGTCCTCTTCGAGACTAATGAAGTCGAGATGACGATTAGCTCAAACGCCCACTTCTGGATAAACGGCAAGCGCGTGCTGGATATGATTAACGACGGCGAAGTCAATCCCGGCGATGTTATGTTTAAAGCCTATACGATATACTTTATGCTGTGGCACGGCAGTGCGAATACTTACTACGGATACACTAAACTTGACGTGTGCGGCCAGTATACGCTGCCTGACCAAACGCATGTCGAAGACGGCAGGGACGGGTATTCCGTCTACACTACGCCCACCGCGCTGAATACTGCCATCGGCGGCGAGAAAGATATGGTAGAAATTACACCTCCGGCAGGGCGGGAAGTTCAAGTTGGAGACTTGATACTTTCGACCGCAATGACGACAAATGGGTATTTGGCGTTGGTCAAGAGGGTGGAGGAGATAGTGTTAAACAACACGGCGGTCGCGGCGGCTGAAAATAATCAGTGGGTCAGTGTCGCCTACGGCAATGGGGTGTTTGTCGCGGTAGCGACCGACGGCACAAATAGGGTAATGCGTTCCGTTGACAACGGGCAAACATGGACGGCTGTTACGGCGGCTGAAAATAATGGTTGGCGCAGTGTCGCCTACGGCAATGGGGTGTTTGTAGCGGTGGCGAATAGCGGTACAAATCGGGTAATGCGTTCCACCGATAACGGGGCGACGTGGGCAGCGGTTGCGGCGACTGGAAATAATCAGTGGCGCAATGTCGCCTACGGCAATGGGGTGTTTGTAGCGGTGTCGAATGACGGTACAAATCGGGTAATGCGCTCCGTTAACAATGGGCAAACGTGGACAGCGGTCGCGGCGACGGAAAATAATAGTTGGTACAGTGTCACCTACGGCAACGGGACATTCGTAGCGGTGGCGGGTGACGGTACAAATCAGGTAATGCGCTCCGTTGACAATGGGCAAACGTGGACAGCGGTCGCGGCTGCTGCAAATAATAGTTGGTACAGTGTCACCTACGGCAACGGGACATTCGTCGCGGTGTCGTATGACGGTACAAATCGGGTAATGCGCTCCGTTGACAATGGGCAAACGTGGACAGCGGTCGCGGCTGCTGCAAATAATCAGTGGTTCGGTGTCACCTACGGCAATGGGGTATTTGTAGCGGTGGCGAGTACCGGCGCAAACAGAGTAATGCGTTCCACCGATAACGGGCAAACGTGGACAGCGGTCGCGGCGACGGAAAATAATAGTTGGCTAAGTGTCGCCTACAGCAACAGAGTATTAGTTGCGGTGGCGACCAGCGGCACATATAGGGTAATGCGAATGAACTACTCCGGTGGCATAGTCACCGAGACCCTCGCAAGGATAGAGGGCGCGACATCCGTATCAACCGACGCGAATAACCAAATAACTACAGGAAGTGATGGCGGCCTGTTCGTCGCACCTGCGCAGTCTGGAGGTGGTGGCTCTCCGTCAATAACGGGCGATATATTCGGGTACATAAAAGACTCGCGTGATAATAAGGTATACAGAACAGTACGTATGCCTGACGGGAACATTTGGTTAGCGCAGAATTTGGAGTATAACCTAAACGACACTACAAAGGCAGTGTGGTATGACAGGAGTCGGATAAACTACGGTCATTATGGACTGTTATACACGTTTGATGGAGCACTACAGGCTTGTATTCCGGGCTGGCACGTAGCCACTAATGCAGAGTGGTTTAATCTTCGAGTAGCTATAATAGGAGATGGAGATACGTTAGCCAACGGGAATACGCAAGTATCAAAATCCCTTATGTCTACCATCGGGTGGTCAAATAACAATAACGGAATAGATAGATATGGGTTTTGTGTCTTACCGGGAGGCGACACGACTTCTGTTACTCCTCCGTCATCGAATAACTTCTATTCGAGTATTGGCGCGTATGCAAAATTCTGGACGTCTACACCATATCCGAGTGCGCCAACGACAGATGGTTATATGATAAGGTTCAATCCGGGCATGAATACGTCTAACCTTAATACGTCAAAAGACAATATGTTCAACGTTCGGTTGGTAAAAGACTAACGGTGATAGTTACCGATTTTGTTATCAAATCTTGCAGGCGTAATAACCTGCATGTTTTTTAACAAAATCGGTTTTGAACCCGGAACCATATTTTCCGAGGGAGAAGCGGCCAAGGACGTTTAAAGCGCCGACTGTAAGGATTTAGTAGGTTTGAGTGAGTTTTAAGGAACGGTTTTCTTGCCAAATTTTATAAAATCTCATAAACGCGAGGCCGTTATGGACGAGTTAGACGCAATCGTCGGCAGGATTCTGAAGCTGTACGAGCATGTCGAGGTGGACGAGGAAGCCGCGCTCGGAACGGTGAGCAGTCAGCCTGAGCAGACGGATTCTACTCAGAGTTCTCCTATTAGCAATCGAGTATCTTCGCAACCAGTAATGCGAGACAATCAAATTAGGGATGACGCTATGGGCAATTCCACAACCCCGCCCGGCAAAACTAGCATTAAACCGTACTCAGGAACAGTTGAGCCTGCTGACAGTAACCAGCAATTTAAACCTAAACCCGCAATATCCGGTAAAGGTTTTTTGGATGATTTTATACACGGCGCAAAACGTCCTAGACACTAGTAGCTAAGAATAAATAACACTAATCGCACAACCATTAACGGTTGTGCGATTTTAAACTACGATATTTAATAGCGATTAAACTAACTTTAAGTATAAATACCGCGATAGGTAATATAAACGTAAAAGTAAAGCAATCTTTCCAGGTAAGCGGTTCAAATTCGTCACCTAAATTAACAAAGTTTGAGATAAAACTGCCGCCGCTATAAACCAGCCAGCACACCCAAGTCCATTCCGCGATAGTTTTGTTAATATAGTATAGCGGTTTATTTAAAGACCCTTTGTATACTACGGTTAGATATTCGGATACAAAAAAGCCGACTGATGCCGCCGACAACAGCCCTATACCGACAAATAGTATATGTGCGGCTTTATCATTTGTCCCGTCTGCGATTAGCACTCGAATAATAATTCCGGTAGTGATAGCGGTCAACGCCCACAATACTTCTAAAATAGGCCTGTAGTCATGGGCGTAAAGTGAAGTACCTGCACCAAGAACAAATTTTTTCTTAATGATACATTCTGCGGCAAATTTAAAAGCAAATATCGCAGTAAGCGTTAAAACAAGCCATCCGACCACTTTAATGCTATACGGGTCTCCGTCGACCTGCCGCGCAACTTCCGCAACCGTGTCCGCCGCCGCCTTTAATGAATCCGTCATAACCGCCTCCTTTTTAGATTAAAATATTATCTGCCGCCCTCCAAAGTCAAATATAATACAGTCACCCCGGAGACCGCCGCGACCGCCGTCGCCCTCGGATGCGCCCGACGGCCCGCCCCCGAACCCCTCGGACTGCCTCGAAACGCGGTTTTTCGAGGAATTCGGGGCATATTCGGGCGAGGATTAGGGCGAGTTTTATGGGTTCCAGAGCCGACCTTGAAAAAAAATTAGATTTTTTAAGCAAAAACGTTGTTTCGTGACTATATTATAGCCTGAAGGGAACCTTTCTATGGATGAACTCGACGCGGCGGTAGGACGGATTTTGAAGCTATACGAACACGTGAATATTGACGCTCGCGATGCGGACGGCAGACGGGTTGACGAGGTTTCCTTTAGAAGGTGCGTTGATGCCGCCGCCACTAGTCTTGCAAGGAACGTCAGCGGGCATCCGAGCGATCAGCTTGCGGTTTTACAGTCTTTCAAAAATCGGCATAGAAACGATCCCGATCTCGACAAAGAGATACAGGATGTCGAAGATCAGACCAAGATAGCGAATACAAAAATGAGGTTTAGAAATGCACAGAAAAAATTTAAAGTCGATCGTGCAAATGCTGACGCCGTCACTAAAAAGGAATTGGATCAGCGCTTGTTGCGAATAAAAAATGCGCCGCAGAAAGCGATTGCCGTTGCTAAAAAGTTCGCAGACGACAATCCGGGCGCGATAAGATTTCATCCCATAAAAGGGGCTTACCTCTCACGGGATGCTAGTAGTGAATATAAGCCGCTGTTGCGTAAATTTCGTGGCGATTACAGTGATTTCAACGGATCTTTGTCTAGTCAAGCACCTTAATGTGCTTATTTGATAAGTTTACGCCGTCTATATAACCGTCATGCGGTTTGCTGCAACAATCACAATTCGAGATTAGCGGTATCACGTGATCTACCACCAATTTTACGAATAGCGGTTTCTCATCTTCTGAGATATTTGCGTGAATAGATTTCCAATCAATATCCTGCGTTGTCCAAGTCTTGACGCGACATACCTCAAAGGTATTGTGCGGACATAGGAAACCTGTCCCGGTTTTGCACGGCCGTCCGTTGTACTTGAATACCATCCTCCCGAAACAGAGCGCGTCGTCGCGGTCTTCTTCGTTGTACGATACGAACTCGAACTTGTCCATAATAACCTCCTTGTTGAAATTGTTTAAAATCATCCGCCGACTATCAAAACCAATATAATGCCGTCACCCCGGATAAAACGAAGTCTCCTGTCTTCCTGCCCTGAACAGCATCAGATCCAATATACGCAAGTCACCCCGGAGACCGCCGTCGCCCTCGGACGCGCCCGACGGCCCGGCCCCTGACCCCCTCGAACGGCCTCGAAACGCGGTTTTTCGAGGAATTCGGGGCATATTCGGGCGAGGATTAGGGCGAGTTAAATAGCGTAAGTTTTTTGTCAAGACCTAAAACAAAAAAAAACGAAAAATCTGCAAAAAATGCTTTTTCGAGTAGAATTTGAGGGTTTTATGGATTAAACCCGCTTCTTGGAGTTGGTTTTTTGCCTAAATTTAGCTATCTTTAGGTTATAGGCACATTGTTTTTTAAACTTTTATGTCGGGGGTTTGTTGTGGGGATTGACAAGTTGCTCGCTAACTGCGTGTCCCGCCCGGACGGGACGGCGATTTGCTGGGACGATGAAGCTAAGGACTATCGTTTAGTTCGGTTTCAAGCTGAACCGATAAGCCCTGACAAGGTGACGCCCGAAGAGGCGAAGAAATTGTTGGATAGGATGGTCAAGAAGCCGTCCAATCAGACACCGGAGGTTATATGAGTTTAAACGATTTTCTAAAAAGTTGCGTTAAACGCCCTGACGGAAAACTGCTTTGCTGGGACTACGATGCTTTGCAATACGTCATCGTTGACATAAAAAAGGACGCCGTTTCGATAGCCGATTTGACCGAAGCGGAGATTGTGGCGCTAAAAAAGAAAATCGATTCGGAGAAACAGCTCAAATGATAGAGCTCGACGACTACAAAGCCTATGTATTTAATACATTTATAGGTTTTATTATCAAATATTGTTTTTTATTGTCAAACATGTTAGCTTTGAGTTATGAAACTATATAGTCAGGCTAAAATTTTTAGACTCTCTTAAAGGAACTTGAAAAATGAAGTTCAACAGAAGCGTCAAATGCCACTTCTCGAAGTGGATAACCGGAAGCAAGTCCGGCCGTATAAAAGACTTGCTGTCTGAGTATGACGCTGTCGCGTCTTCCGCTATAGACGGTATAAAAAACCGTATAGAAGACGGCGACTCTAAGTTCGATGTCCATAAAAATTACAAAGTACCGGAAACGTGGCTGACGGCCAGAGCTAAACAAGTCGTTTTAGCTGAAACCTACGGTATGGTAGACGGCCAGATTAAAAGTTGCAAAGAGTTAAAACAGCCGTATACGAAACCTAAACATTGCAAAACAAAAGCCGTTTTGTCGAGTCAGCTGGTATCTGTAAACCTTAACCCTGATTTAGAAGACTTCGATCTTCTAGTAGAGTTAAAATGTTTCGATAGCAGACAACGGGCGGTTAAAATAGCGATACCTTTGAAAAAGAACCGTTGTTTTGAAAAATGGAACTCTAAAGGCAAACTTTCAAGTTCCGTTATTTTAACAGATAAATATATCCAGTTTTCTTTTGAAGCTGACGTCCCTAAGAAAACGGAAGGTGATATTATAGGGTTAGACCCCGGAGCCACGAACCTTTTAACCTCTGACGAGGGTGTTGTTTACGGCGACCGGATAAAGCCGCTTTTACAGAAACTGAAACGGAAAAAACGCAACTCAAGGTCGTGGAAGAAATGTAAAAAAGAGATTAAATATTACATTTCTAAAACATGTAAAGAGTTGCCTTTTAAAGAAACTAAATTAATCTGTATTGAAAATAACAAGGATATTAAAAGGAACAGCAAAGTTAAAGGACGCTTAACTAAAAGTATGCGTTCAGTTCTCGACGGCTGGACAAGCGGGTTGTTGGACAGCAGGGTAGAAATGCTTGCTGAAGAAAACGGTGTTTCCTTACGGCGGGTACCTGCTTTCTACAACTCTACTACTTGTCCGGTCTGCGGTCACGTCGAGAAGGGGAACCGGTTAAGTCAAGAGGCGTTCAGGTGTCTGTCTTGTGGCTATGCAGGCAAAGCCGATATGGTCGGCGCCTTGAACACCCTTGGCCGTTTCTCCCTCGGAAAATATGGTTCCGGGTTCAAAACCGATTTTGTTAAAAAACATGCAGGTTATTACGCTTGCAAGATTTGATAACAAAAGAGGTAACTATCCTATTTTGAGGTTGAAACTCAAACTTAACGGTTCGGAGACCCTACCGTGAATCCAAATCTTCTCGGAATAGATCGTCTCGCCGTCCTCGAAAACGGGGACGCCCTCAAGGGCTTCTGGGTCGGCAAAGTCGTGGACGACGGCGAAAAAGACGCCCAAGGGCGAATCACCGCGCGCATCGAAGCCCTCTTCGGCGACGCCAAAACAGGTATCCCCGACGCAGATTTGCCGAAGCTGATGATGATGCCGTCGTGCGGATTGTACGCGCGCCCGCAGAAAGACGACTTCGTGACCGTCGTCTTCCAGGGGAGCGTCTATGAGGGCTTTTACGTCGGGCATACGGTCAGCGCCAAAAGCAAGGTTTTCGACGCCGACCTCGGCAAAGAGTTCGTGCTGAACTTCCATAACAGCTTTATCAAAGGGAAGTACGACGGGAGCAAATTCGAGCTCGATGTTTGCGCGGACGGCAAGAAAGACGGTTGCGAGTTCGAGATTAACGTAAACAAAGGCAAGTCCAAGATTAAGATGGACGGCAAAGGCAATTTAGACATAACCGGCGATAATGATATTAAAGTGAACGCTAAAGGCACTGTCAACATTCATGGAAACGGCAAAGTTGTGTTAGAGCATACCGGAACGGGCGTGCCGTCGCCGAACGGGGCGTTATGCGCGGTTCCGAACTGTCTTTTCACAGGCGCTCCGCACAGAAGCGACACCGCTTTAGGATAGCACTATGCCTTTAACGCCCCACACGCGTCTTGCCGATAAGTTAAAGAGCGAAATGCGCGGCATTGATAATCCGCGGAAAGCGTTCGATACGTTTACCAAAGTATTAAAAACTTACCTAACCGAGAACACCGTGCTTACATACGTATGGGCGGCTGTGTCGGGGAACGGATCTCCCGACCCCGTCGTTACGTTCAAAGCCGAAATTACAATTCCAGGAACGCTGACGCAGTTTCCGCTCGAACGCGCGGGAGATAGCGCGTTTACGCTGTTTAAGCTGCAATTCGAAACCATGCTGAGTACCGCGCTCTTCAAACCTCCCGCAGGATTCGCGCTGACTCCCGCGCCTTTTCTGCTTCCGTCCGTTATCGGAGGGTCTATGCTGAACCAGGGGGCGCTCGGAGCGCTGGGCGGCGACTGGGAGGCGGTCATGGACGAGTTCGCCCGTCAGATCGTGGCGAGCGTTTTGAACCCTGCGGTGTGGAGCCGGACGCCTGCGTCTGGAAGTCACGGCGGAGTCTACTACGGAGCCGCCGCAGGGCCGGTCGTAACCTGAGACGTTTGCGAAAATCCGCGTTTTTCGTTATCTTCTGGAAATGGCCACGGACATAAATTGCGCTTGGGAGAGCAACCGCGACAAGGTTCTGCTCCATAACGACCAATGTCTAAGACAGGCGGTTACGAACGCCTTGTTCTTCGACAGGGACGATATTTATTGGGGCCGGCGCAACGAAATCGGATTGTCGCGGTATTTGTTCGAGTTCAACGACGCAAGCATCATGTCAATGCGCGATTTGGCGGTCGCGATAAAAGATTTCGACCGGCGGCTTACTCTGATTGAAAATCAGAGCTCGATAAACAACGTCGGAGACCAGTGCCGGTTAAATCTGGTTATTCAGTGTCAGTACGGCCCGACGTTACACATCAATCAGGCGGTGGAACGTGTCTGATATTGTAAAATACGACTCGCTTTCTTTCGACGACATCCGCCGCGACGTCGAGAACTTTCTGACGCTGAGCGGGGAGATAGACCCTGCGGACTTTAACGCGTCGTCCACGCTGAGACGCTTTTCGGACGGATTGGCGGCGATCTGCGACCAGATATACGCGCAGCTGAATAACATCCGCAAGGAATCCATCATGGATTCGGCCATACGGCCTGAGTCCATACGCTACCTCGCGATGTCGCAGCTGTCGTACAATCCGAAGCGCAGGATCGCGCCGCAGCACCCTAACGGGGAGTATGTCGAGTTTTATAAACCCGACGATAACGCGGCGCTGGATCCCAGAGGCGTCGTCGGCAATATCGAGATCGACGGAACTTCGTATCCGATCTCTTTCTTGAACGGTTACGCTCCGATAAAAACCGTGAACTACATGGACGCCGCCAACAGCCATAGGCAGATGCAGCGCACCATGTATCGCGGCCGGATTTGCATAGGGACTTGGAAGTCCAAGACGTTCGATCTCGATACGATTATGAATTACAAAACGCCCTACTTTAATTTCAGGGTGGAGGACGATAGAGATTCCATCGACGATTCGGGGACGGTGGCGGTCAGCTTCAGGGACAACGAGTCGGAGAGGTTTCTTCGGGCGGTCGACAACTTGGCGGACGTAATGCTGTACAGAGACGACGAGAAGCGCGACGTGGTTTTGGTCAAGAACAGTTTTTTCGGCGGACTGGACATTAATTTCGGAGACGGAATCATCTTCGGAAACGCTTTGTACGTCGAGCCCAGCAAAGTAAGCAAAACTAACGAATTTACGGTGTTTTATCTGTCGACGCCGGGATTCATACCGAATTTCAAATTCGACTTGGACAAGGTTACGTGGGACAGCGGTTTCATAGCCGACGACGCCGTCGAAACCGACGAAGGCCCGCGCGATTTTACGCCGAGATGCAGTTTAAAAGTCGCCAACGGAATAAACGCGGAAACTCCGCAGCAGATAAAGACGCTGTCGCCTTACGCGGCGATGGCGAATCAAAGGATAATGACGAACGACGACTTTATCGCGAGGGTGCAAAGAATCCCGAACGTAAAGTCGGCGTACTCTATGCCGAGACACCTCGAGCCCGACGAACCCGGCGCGGTAAGCGAACTGGTGCCTACGGCGACGTTTATGCTGAGCGGTCTGACGCTTCGCGCGGTTTTTCCGTGGACGGCCGCGCAGTCGTTTAAAACCGGCGAATCTTTTCCCGTCGGACGGAACAACGAATCCGACAGAGACCGGAAAGCCCGCCTGGACGCGGTTAGGGGGTTTCTCGCCCGATGGAGCGATATTGAAAATCTTAGGTACGCGGAAGACGACGTCGTCATTCACAACGGCAAGCTGTACCGCCTGCCTAAAAAAGACGGCGGGACTGATTTTAGAGAGTCGTTCTGGAACGCGCGGAACGATTGGGCGGTTAAGACGGAGTCGGAAGTCGACTTGACCGATTACGGGTGGAAGCCGGCAACCGTCGACGAAGCTCCCGAATATCAGGCGCTGACTCAGATAGAGTGGGATTTGAATTTCCATCAGCAGTACAATTTTGACAAACTGCTCGGCTTCATGCGGGTTATGGTGACGCCGCCCGAACGCTACCGCTATGAGGAAAAAGACGGCTCCGGCAAAGTGACGGACTTTTGGGACGGCGAATTTGACTTAGACGTTCAGCTGTCGCCGTATGTTAAAGGCAATTTGACGCCGTCGGAGATTAACGACGAAATTCGCAGGATTATATTCGGCTATTGCTGGACGCTAGGCGCGTTTCTTGACGTAGGGGAGTTGGTTTGCCGGATTAATGAAATCAGCGGAGTGAAGAAATGCTATCTGAGAACTCCGGTAAAGAACCGTCAGCTGTCTTATTGTCAGTATATCAAGCCGACTGTCAATATTACTTATGCAACCGACACTGTTAAAGCGGCGAGATTCGGAAAGTGATCGATCTACTGTTATCAAGCCGGGAGCGGATCTCACATGGCGCACTATGGAATACGTTACGTACCGTCGTGGGTAGAGAGGGACGGCTACGTCGAGCAAATCCCGCTCAGATCCGCTTGGACTGACAACGGCGTGTACTGCGAGCTGGCGGTTTGGGACGAAACCGCGGGGTACTGGAGGCCGATCAAAGACGTGTCGATGCACTGCCGCAGGTACGGAAGCGTGAATTCCGCCAAGAAAGGCGTTTATAATTTAGAATATAAGTTTGAGAACTATCCGATAGGCGACGGCGGGGTCACGCCTAAGTTTATAAAAAATTACGGCGGCGGAGACGGCGCGGACGTCATAAAAAGGACTGTGGAAGTTTGCGAGCCGAACTGGCTGGAATCCGTCACTCCGCCGCATTATCAGTGGTTTCCGATTGTCAGGCAGACGATCGAGAGGTATTCCGAGATTTATTGGGAGCTGAACTACCGCGCGGATTGGGTGCGGCTCGGCTTAGAGAACCGAATGCTGCCTTGCGAGCGGCATACAAGCGATTTTATGATGCCCGTAGGCAGAATAATCGAATTCGACGAAAGCGGCATGTGGTACACCGTTACCGGATACAATTTCAAAGCCGGACAGACCGTCGCCGTTATCGACCCTTCGGCGGCTTACAACGGCGCGGAATTCGATTTCACGGAGTTAGCCGTGCTTCAGGTTATGCCGGACGGCAAGAAGCGCGCGTGGTCTCAGTCGGGGCGGGCCGTCGGCGACGGGCCGTCGGGTTCGTCGTACGAGCGCGGCGACTATGTCGTGTATTTAGACAAAGATTATATCTGCAACGTGCCGCATAAGATTAACGCCGATAAATTGTCTAAAACGAATCTTATAATTCCAGGCGCGGGAGACGTCGATGAGCGCGGCAGGCCGTATTGGGTTTTGGCTTGCAAGATACGCCTCGCCCAATATAAGTACAGGAACGGCAGAAGAACGTTCGAGTTTGTTTTGGACAAAGCCGTAAGCGGAACAGACAGAGGCATAAACGCCGATGAAGCGGACGGAGACATAATATTCGACATACGCCCGCTTGTTGACGCGCAGGGTTACATATTTAAGTATAACTACGGAATGGACGGCGCGGTCTTCGACGGACGCAACAGGCATATCGACTTGCAGCCGTATATACACGCTATTTTGGCGCAGCTGTCTTACGAACGTCTGCAGCGCAAACGCTATACCGACGCGCTCCCGACGGGCGCGGTTCCTTAAACGGCGTAAGCGGCGATTTGGAAAATTGCGGCTTTTCGCGTATATTTCAACTAACGTTATTAGAGTCTGCGAGGCGATTATGAAATTCCCTAAACCAGCGATTACAAATCCGCCTCCGCCGCCTCCCGATATGCCGGTCATCGGGGAATTTACCGAGAACATCGACTTGTTTCTGCCCGACCGGAAGTGCGGCTACGACGTGGGCCATTTTAATTACAACTTTGAAAAGCTGGACGAAAAAGTGGGGGAGATTTCCGCCGCGATAGAGGGCGGAGTCGGGACGAGTTTGGACATTGTCGGCGGCGGCCATATAGAAGTGGTTAAGGACGGCGATATACGGATTATAAATTATGTCGAAACTTGGAAACCTAAAACTTTACCTATAAAGAAATAAGGAGGCTTATCATGGCCGACAGTAATTACATCAGCGAGTTGAATTGGCGAGCCGGATCGCGCGCGCTGGAAAACGAGAACGTGAAGATAACGGTAGACAGCAACATCGCAGGTGAGAGCGACTTAGGTGTTGCGGGTCTGGAAGCTCGCGGCGCGAAAGAGGTCTACAACGTCCCCGCGATCAACAGCATCTTCGAGGAGCTGAACGGCAGAGTTACCTCTCTCGACGAGATCGGGTCTTATTTGGGGGCGTTCGACAGTTTTCTAAAAGAACCTCCGAATACCCCTTTGAGTAAGAGTGACTTTAAAGGCAGGCCAGTTACCGTAAACGACTTTATTACCGTACGAAAACTTAAACCTGCAGATTTAGCGTACTACAACGCGAATAAGCCTGACGGCGCCTCTCCCATTGAACCTGAATCCGAGAATCATCCAGTGCGTTTTGTGGTTAGGGGTGTCAATAAACAGGGCGTTATTACTTGGGAGTACGACGTCACCTACTCTTGGGACGAGGCCGCCGTTGCCGACAAGATGAACAAGTTCGACGCAACGCCGTTAGCCAACGGCAACATCGTCGTGACGGTGGCTAACAAAGACGCGGAGGTAGCCTACAGCCCAATAAGTGTGGACGATATAGTCTTAAAGACTGACGTTGGGCAAGCGAGCCACTTTGTACGCGGTTTGAGCGGGTGGTCAGCTGATTCGGGCGGACTGTGCGATCATGTCGGAGCGCAATTTAGCGCGTATAATTCTGGCCTGACGGATCCGAATTTGGCGCCTAAAGCGGGAGACCTTTTGGTAGATACAGACTCCGGAGGCGCTCCGACGGGTCTAATAGGCAGAGTTAGCGAGGCAGCTTATGTTATTTCAGGCGACACTGGGGTTTGGCTGTTAGACGGCAGCATCATTTCCGCTTCAGGCGGGGATGTCACGCAGACCGATCTTGACGGTTTTGTACGGAAATCGGGCGACGTTATGACCGGAGCGCTTGAGATGAAGGGGCGGTACGGCGCTGAAAACGGCGGTATCGTATTTTCGCCAAAACCTATCGGGGTAACTATGCTTGGGGCGGGGAGCGTAATCGGCGAAAATTCGCGTTTTACGCTATACCCGAATCGGAGCATTACGTTTGAGACTCCCTCTTCCAATGGCGAGGTGACAATCTATTACAACGGCACAGACTTAAGTTCAGACCGCGGCTCGCTGATAGACGGGTATAAATTTAGTCTCGATGTGGGTACAGGCCTGCATGTGACTCAGCCGAACACAATAGTTGTTAGCGCCATGCCCGGTAACACGTGCCGCGTCACCGTTAAAACCGCTGTCGACGCCACTGTGGCCGTAATGGACAATATAACAATTCTCTCGGCGTCGAGCGATACGACCTATGCCGGAAGTGCAGTGAGTATGCGGCTTAACACGTGCACCGACTACAACGGTCTAACCGCAAGCGGTAGCGGCTTTAACTTGCACGCGACGGGCGGCGTTTCAGGCGCCTCTAACGTATCGGTCAGGCTTTACGGGGAGGAAGGTTTCTGGTTCTGCACCGGCGGGGGGCTGAGTAAAGGCTACCGTTTTCAGAACGGCGCGCCTATCCGCGCTAACCTCATCGATATGGAGAATTCGGGAGGCTCCACCGGTAACTTCACTTACGATGGCGATACCGTTACGTCTGGTTTAGTGGCCGAGAACATATACTTGTCTTCGCTGAGATACACCAAAACACGGCTTTTAGGCGTCAACGCCGGCGGTAAGATCGTTTCTGTCGATCCGGCGACAGACGCTCTGCTTGACCGCACGATTAGTTTTGAAGCTGACGACACCGATGTTACAGAGACTGAGATCGGGGACGAGGTCAGCCTAGTGATTAACGGCGTGCCCGCGCCTCCGCGGGTAGGGGATATTATTTACGGTACGGTTAAAAAGTATCTTTACCGTATCACGGAGGTCTCGTCCGCAGGCCAGTCCGCATACGCGGTTACAGCCGATATTGTGTCTATTCCCGGCGACAGGTGGGTCTCGCATTCATTGACCCCCTAACCCGTAGGAGCCGCCGTGCCGGACTCCCGAATTCCGCCGAGCCGTCCAGAACGTCCTGGACGGCCTCGCGGATTTGCTAATTTCGCGGAAATTCGCTATCTTTAGGGTGTATAGAAGCATAACCCTTAACATGAGGTTTAGCTATGGCTGTAAATTCCCCGAAAACGCTTGAAAATCTGTCTTTGAACGAACAAGTCTACAACGTCGAAGCCGTGGATGCGAAGCTTGGCGGAAAACAGGATTGCATCGCCGCCACTGGGGCGTCAAACCTGCTTACCGCGCCGGATTCGCCGGGCGGACAGCCTGGGACGTCGGCTGTGAGCTCTTTCGCTACGGCGGCGCAAGGGGCTAAGGCGGATACCGCTTTGCAGTCCGTTACCGGGTCTAACGGCATAACAGTTGACGCTAAAAGCGGCACAGTTCAAAATGTTAAAGGCGTGAACGCTACGACATCGGCAACGGGCGTGGTGCAACTGTCCAACTCGACAAACAGCACTAGCTCCACATTAGCGGCTACGCCCGCGGCAGTGAAGGCGGCGTATGACTTGGCGGATGCAAAGCAGCCGAAGGCTACTGCGAATTATCAAGTCGGCAATGCTTCGGGCGGGTGGACAGCCGCAAGCGGCGCCGTATCCACTGTTCTTATAAATGATTTGACCGCAGATCGCGCGCTAATATCGAACGGTTCGGGAAAGATTTCTACGTCAAGCGTTACCAGTACAGCGCTCGCATATTTAGACGCCACAGGAAGCGTACAGGCTCAGTTAACCGGAAAGTTGAACTTGGCGGGCGGCGCTATGACGGGCGCGTTGACTTTAAACGCCGACCCTACCAATAACCTCCACGCCGCGACAAAACAATACGTTGACGGCCTGATCCAGGGTCTCGACATCAAAGCAAGCGTCCGCGTTGCCACCACGGTAAACCTCTCATCGCTGTCAGGGTTGCTAACCGTGGACGGCATCGGGTTGTCGGCGGGAAATAGGGTATTGGTAAAAAACCAGTCGGCGGCTGCGAACAACGGCATATACGTTGTTGCTGCAAACGCATGGACACGCGCGCCCGATTTTAACTCTGCGGCCAACGTAACGGCTGGGGCGTTTACGTTTGTCGAGGAAGGCACGGCTAACGCAGACACCGGATGGGTGCTGGTAACAGATAATAACATAACGTTAGGCACAACCGCGTTGACGTTTACGCAGTTTTGCAGCGCGGGATTGACAACCGTGGTTAATGGGGCTGGGATCACCGTCGTTCGAACGGGCAACCAATTCACGGTAAGTCACACCGCGCATACCGGCGATGTGACAGGATCCGAGGAACTCACAATCGGCAGCGGCAAAGTTACCTCCGTCAAAATCGCTGACTCCGCCGTAACAACCGCTAAGCTCGATACAGGTGCGGTGACCACCGTTAAACTACCCGACAGCACTAGCGCTGCGAACGGCGTTACTTACGCCAAAATGCAGAGAGCCGGCAGTCTGTCGGTTTTAGGCAACACGTCTAGTACCACCGCGGCTATTTCCGAGATTTCGGCGACTGCAAGCGACAATTACGTGCTCCGCAGAAGCGGCACGTCTCTCGCGTTCGGTCAAATCGCGACTGGCGGGATAACGGACGGCGCTATCACTAACGTGAAACTGAACGCGGATGTGAAACAAAATTTGTTTCCGGCGGGAACAACCGGTAACATATATACTTATTCCGGGACTTCGGGGTCTCTCGGAACGCCCTTGAATCCTGCAATACTGTACGGAACGAGTCCGACAGCTGCAGCTGCAGCTGCTAAAGTCGTTACTCTCAGTTCCGTCCCGACCGGGTATACGCTTGTTAAGGGCGCAGTTATCGGAGTTACGTTTACCGTTGCCAACACCGCCACGTCAAACATCACGTTAGCTGTAAGCGGGGCAACCGCGACCGCTGTTCAATATAAAGGATCCGCTCTAAGCACTGCTAACGCCGCATACTTATTGCCTGCCAACAGACTGCTGTTTTTTCAATACGACGGCACAGCATGGCAATTACTGGAGAATGCGCCGTTAGGGTCGACTGCCACTTTAACCGGAGCTTTTACTTCGACTAACTCCAATACGCCTAACAGAACTTATCCCGTGCGCGCAAACAGCGACGGGCAGTTAGGTGTCGACGTGCCTTGGGCCGCCGCCAACGATGCAACTATAACTATTCAAGGCAGCGGAACTACGGTGCGAGAGTTCGGGTCGTTCAACGTGAACGCGAGTTCTGCGGGCACTATTACGATACCTGTCGCCGCGAACTCTACGACGGGTCAAGGCCTCGTGCCCGCGCCCGCGACGGCGGGAACGAATTCAAGCGGGTTCAGGGTATTGGCTCAGAATAACTCGGGAGCTCCGGCGTGGTCGTCGATTACCGCGGCTAACGTCTCAGGAACCGGATTTGTGAGGGATCTTATTACAACATACGCCAACGCAACTTCAAATTGGAACGCTATAATGGAATCCGGGGTGTATTTAATGTCCGGGACGACCACCGCGGCGTCTAATGCTCCTTTCATCGGAGGCGGGGGTTATTGGAATCTTCTGGTATCCGCCCCGAACAGCACGAATGTTCTGCAGATCGCATCAAGCGGTGATAAGGTGTATCAACGGGGTTATAACGGAAGCTCGTGGTCGCCTTGGGCGCAAACGTCAGGGCGGACGAAATTGGTGATTGGCAGTTCCGCAGGAGGTAACGGCGATGACATCGCGGGTACGGTATTTATAGGGGCTTCGAGCGACGTTGGCAGCAGTTACGCTTCGCCGCTGTCGCTGAGAGCATACCGAAGCAATGTAGACGCAACCATAGAGGCCCACGGTAAACATTTAAGTCTTGTTGCAGGAATGTACAGTCCAAATGCCGACAAATATATATACTTTTGCTCTGATAGGATCTATTTCGGAAGGTCTGTCGGCGGTTACTATGACAACTCCAGTTCTTGCATGACGGCTATGAATTTCGGCAACAGCAGTTATCCGACGCCCAACAGCGTATATACGGACGACTTATTCCTTAACCGTAGTAACGGAGGTTTGCTCTCTAAGGCTGCAGGAACCCAGACGGCTGTGAGCATTTTGGCGAACGGGGCGATAGGGCAGGTGCTGACGATACAGTCAGGCGGAGCCCCCGGTTGGTCGGCTCCTACCGCCACGCCGTCGTTCAACGGTTTGTCGACGGGCGGCGTTATGTACGCCGTCAACGGGACGTCGATAACGTCTACCGTCAACAACGCCTCCACTGCGGGTTATCTCATGGCCAGCGGGACGGCCGCTCCGACCTGGCAGAATGTCACGGGTATGCGAAACGACTTAAACTGCGTACTGAAAAGCGGAGACACCATGACCGGAACATTGACTTTCGGTTCCGCGCTCGCTAACATCACGAAAAATACCGGTTCGCTGACGATAACCAACACTGCAGCTAACCAGCAAATCGCCATAACGGCCGCTACGGGAGGAACTGTAAGCGTCAGTCCGTCGCTCAACGTGACCGGAAACATCAGCTTGACGGGCAATATCGCCAAAACGAGCGGAACCTTGGAGATAAACGCGTCCTCCGCTTCTGCGCAAAACATCCAGTTGGTGGCGGGAACCGCAGGTTTTATCCGCGCGAACAGGCCGATCAGCTGTTATGATGTCAACAGCGCCACTAGAACCGCGCAGCATGATTACGACTCTTCTTTATATCGCGAGTCTGGCGGAACCAGGTCGTTACGCATAGACCGCAACGGAATCATGGTGTGCCAGGGAGGCACCGGCGACTGGAACACTCCTGGTATAGGGGCGTGGCGGTTGATCGTTGACGGGACAGGCACTGCTTCAAGTTTATTGCTAGAGGTGTGCACCGCAAGTCCGGGCTCGCCAAATCCAACCTGGGCTAGACGTGCGAGGCTGCCCTATGCGACCGGGAGCGCGTGGATTACTGCAAACCCGTAAACAGGATTTGCCCGGGTAATGCTTAATTACCTGATTCCGACAACAGTCGCAACCGCCGTCCGTTTGCCGTCGACGGTTTTTATCGAACCTTTGATCAGATACACCCCCTCGGACGCGGAACGTCCGCTGCGGTCTTTTAAGTCCCACGAACCCACCGCACGCCTGCCGTTGTCGCCGACTGCGGCGTTGTCTCTGATAACCACTGCCTTGACTACATTACCCGAAGCGTCATAAACAGACAGCGTCGCGGAGGTTATACGTGCTCCCCGCCAAAAGAGACTCGCTCCGCCCGACAATTTACCCGCGGGATTCGGCCCTGCCGTAAATTCGGCCGTCGGCGCGGTTATCGGGACTATCGATGCCGTCTCCGCCGCATTGAGCCGCGGTATTGCGCGGCCGGTGGATGCCACCGCATCGGAGGAGCCCGCGACAACAGTGAAGAATTGTTCGTAGTCCGTTCCGTCGGCCTTACCGCCGGCGACGGTCGCCTTTAGTTTTATGACTCCGTCGGACATCGCAACAAGCCTGTTGCCGTTGTAGATTTCGGCGTCTGTGGTTCCGGCGTCTACCACGCTCCATACAATCGCCGTGTTTGTGGCGTTATACGGGAGCACTGTCGCGTTTAAAACGACCTGCTTTCTAATCTCGACCGCGCTTGGAACGTCCGTAATCTCCGTTACGGCGGCTCCTGACCACTTGGCGTAAAAGGTTTTGGATTCTTTTACGTCCGTAACCGGGAATGTTACGGCCGCCGTAAAAGAGGCGTCGCCGTACCACCCGCCGAATGTATATCCCGCTTTCGTCACGGCGGCGGGGGCCGTTATGACGCCTCCGTCGACGACCGACGTTTGCGTAGGGGCGGGGGCTCCGCCGTAAGCATTCCATGTGACGGTATAGCCCTTTATCCATTTGGCGTAAAGCGTCATATTCGCGGTTACGCCGTCGTTAAAATCCCATTCGGCCGAATATGCAGGGTCTTTGTACCAGCCCGCGAAAACTCGGTCGGAGAGCGCGACGGGCGGGGACGGGTCGACGGGTCTCAATAGTTTGCCGTTGCGTTCCGCCATCTGCGGATCGGTGTCTCCGCCTCCGCGGGAGTCGAATATCACAGCGGAAAACTTATCGGCGTCTTTGATGCAGGAGAAGCCGCTCCAACCGTCCGCTGCGATATACGCTCCGATTTTATTTCCTGGAACATATATGCAAACGTTGTTTTTGTCTGTATTATCGAATGCGGTGACGGCGGCGGACGGCGGAGCGGGGTTTAGCAGGATAATAAAAGCTAATTTGTCACAATCCCCAAACGCCCAAGAAGCTATAGAATTTACCTGATTACCGATAAGCACTAACGATAGTCTATTGCAACGGATAAATGCACTCTGCCCGATAGCGGTTACACTATTATTCAGAGTGACCGTCATTAAGTCATGTAAATCAGAAAAGGAGTTTTTGCCTACGGATGTTATGCCGTCCTCAACAACCGCCCGAATGATATTGTCGTAACCGGCGAATTGAAACCACGGAGTTTCATAAGCCCCGTAATCTTTCATCTTCCCGTTCCCGCTGACGGTAAGCGTCCCTTCGCTCAACGCCGCCGTAACCGTTCCCGGAATCTCTCCACAGTCCCACGGCCCCTGCCCTTGCGCTTTTACGGCAGTAGCCGCCGTCATCGCCGTCATCGCGGCCGCCAAAACCGCCGCCCGCCCCAATGTCCGTCCGCCGAAGAATCCCATAAATCCCCCGCTCACCGCCGTTAAGAGTTTAATCGGGCGAAAAAGCCCAGAAACCGTCCTTATCCACCAAAATACTTACCCGCCGACCCGAAAGTCAAATATTTTTTTTAAATTGCGTAAGTCCACGATTTGCTATTTCTTGCGGTTTTCCTTATCTTTAAAGGGTCTTTCGATCAAATTTATACACCCTTTCCTTTATTTGGAGGTTGCCGATGGCCAAAACACGGCTCAGAGTCTGCGTTCCGTACCCCAATCACGGCAGGATTTCAGACGAAACGCTCAAAGGGATCGACGAGTTGTTGAAGGTCGATTCGCTTGAAATCAGCGTTCAACGCGTCCAAACCACGAGCATCGGGCTCGGACGGAACGCCGGGGTCAATATGGGGGCGAGTTCCGCCGTCAGGCAGGGCGGGTGGGACTGGGACTACTACCTTTCGCTCGACGGGGACATCGGGTTCAAGGCGGAGGACGCCCTCAAACTGCTGTCGGCGGGCAAAGACATTATAAGCGGGGCGTATCAGTACCGTTGCGACGCCAATAAAATGGTGGCGGGGACTCTGAACAAATACGGGATCTGCGAGCACGGCACGTATTTGGACTGGACTGAGACCGGGATCAAAAAAGTCGATTGGGCGGGAAGCGGGTTCGTCCTAATAAAGCGGGAGGTCTTCGAGGCGGTGGACTACCCGTGGTATCAGGAGAGCGTTGTGAAGTTTACCGACGATCAGGGCGTGAAACAGGCATGTTACACGTCCGACGACATAACGTTCTTCACAAAGGCCGCCGATGCCGGGTTTGAGGTTTTCGTGGACTGCGACTGCAAGGTGAAGCATTTGGTCGAGTTCAACCCCATGAGCGGCGACGTGAGCGCGGCTTCGGTCACGAATGATTTCGGGCGCATTCAGAACGAAATGTCCGGCATAGACGGCCTTATAGCGGACAAACAGAAAGAGGTCGAACGTCTGACGCTGTACAAGGCCGAGCTTAACGGGCAACTGCTGTACGCGCAGAAAATACTTCAGAGGATGTCTCAAAACCAAAATTAAGGGAGGGGCTGTGTTATGGGCGAGTTGGACGCGCTTGTACAACGGATTCTGAAGCTGTATGAGAATGCCGAGACCGACGAGGACGACGCAGGTCAGGCGCGGAACATGTCGAAAGACGGCGCCGTTACGGATGCCGTCACTCTCGAATGCGCCCGACGGCCCGGCCCCGGACGCCCCCAAAAGACGGTCAAAACGCCCAAATTGACATCTAAACGCGGTTTTTGACGAGTTTGGACGGCTTCGGGCGGGGATCCTGGCGGATTTCGGGGGAGTTCTGGAGGCTCCAGACGGACGGTTTAAAAAAAGTCAAAAAATGTCTTGACCTAAATAGCGTAAATATAGTATATTATTAAAAGGGAAGGAGGCTGAAAATGAAGACATGCTTTGATGTCGCCAATTACTTCCTCAAGCGGCAGGATCCTGACGCTGGGGATCTGATGTCTAATTTAAAACTGCAGAAACTCGTCTATTATGCACAAGGTTTTCATCTGGCAATGGAGAACTCGCCATTATTCAACGAGCCTATAGAGGCTTGGGAGCACGGCCCTGTGTGCGTTCCGCTCTATCACAAATATAAGTCGTGCGGTTCCGACGCAATTCCGATACCTTGCGATACAGACGCGCATGGCGTTTTTAATGACGGAACTAACGAAGTTTTAGATTTGGTGCACATGAATTACGGACAGTTTTCTGCACGGGAACTCCGAGATCTCACACATGAGGATGTTCCTCGGGTAAAGGCTTGCGCAAGAAATCCTTCCGAGATCGCTTGCGACGAGATGAAAACTTACTTCAAAACTCAGCTCATTGACTATGATAATGACACGGACTACTTGAACTCGATTCCAGGAATGATGGAATCCATTACAGAGTCTATTAATTCGCCTCCGTCAGAGTGGGAACGGGTTCCAGAGGAGCTGTTTCATGCATGAGGATTAGGGCGAGTTCAACGGTGTAAGCGATTTGTCAAGCCTAAATCAAAAAAAAATAAAAAAAACCTGCGCTTCCGCCCCGCGAAATATTATCTTGTCTATATCGCGCAAACCGCGCGACGTTGAGTACCGTTACAGCGCGGGGAGGCCGTCGAACGGCGGCCTCTCTTTTATAGGATTCGGCGCCTTAGCCGAATCCGCGTTTAAGTTAAAATAGCCGTCCGCCTCCGATAAAGTCAAATATTCCGGAGGCCCCGCCGCCGCGAAGCCTCCGGCCGTTCCCGCCGTCCTAGCCCATCAGCGCCTTCCTGAACCCCGGATATGCGGCTTCCAAGTGCTCCGCGATCACTCCGAAAGCCGTATTCAGGTCGCAGTCCTCGTCCTTTGTCATCAAGTTATGATGTTTCAGCTTAAACCGCATCTCCACGAATAAAAACACCGCCCTGCACAAGTCTTTCATGTCCGGCTCGAAAACCGAGCGGAAATCGTTGTCCAAAGCCTCGTCCAACACCTCGTCGATGTCGTCTGTCTTACTGCTGTCTTTCATGCTAAACCTCCATGTGTATGTGAACCTGCGTTTACGGGCGGTCTCCTACCGCCCGCGGCCTTCAAAATCAATATAATACAGTCACCCCGGATGCGCGGGGTTATTTTTCAAGTCCCGGCGCGCGTCTTTGCGAGATCTCCGCATACGTCACACGCTTGTTTTGGCCGCCCAGAATCAGCGATCTGAGTCTGTCTACGGTGTCGCGGCGCACGTTCCCTTGATTCAGACGGAACGCGAACTCGTCGAGATACAGCTGCGTATAGCGCGTCGTGAAGGAGTGGAACGTCCCGTAAAAACCTCTTTTCAGCGTCGCGAACACGCTTTCGATCGAGTTCGTGGTCGCTTTCCCGTCCACGTATCGCTTCGCGGAGTGATTAACGGTCAAGTGCTCGAAATGTTCGTCCATGACGTCGTAAGCCCTCGACTCGTCCGTAACCAGCACGGCGTTCGCTTTGAGACATTCCAAAAGCGTCTCCCGCAGCGTCTCGCCGTCGGTCTTGGGGACTTGCCGCAGGACGACGCGCCCGGCGGAGTCCACCGCCCCGAAGACCGGAACCTTTCCGACCGCCCCGCGTCCCGCGTACATTTTTCGGTTGGCGTGCTTGTTGCCCTCTTTGCCGCCCAAATACGTCTCGTCCGCCTGAACCGTCCCCGACAGCGGACGCCGCGCCTGATTTCCGCACGCCGCCCTGATTCGGTGCCCCATGTACCACGCCGACTTCTGCGTCACGCCGATCTCCTTGGAAAGCTGAAGCGAAGAGATCCCTTTCCTCGCCGTAACGATCAGATACATCGCGTACAGCCACTTGTTCAGCGGGATGTGCGACCTGTGAAAGATCGTGTTCGTGCGGAGGCTGTAATCCTTGCGGCAGTCCCCGCAGAAGAACATGCCTCGCTTTTTGACGGTTTTGTACCCGGTATGGCGGTAGCTCCCGCAGAACGGGCAGACGGGGCCGTCAGGCCATAAGATGCGCGTCAGGTACGTCGCCGCCGACTCTTCGTCCGGAAACAGGCGCATCAGGTCGTAGGTCGAGAGCACCTCGACCCTGCGTTTCGGTTTTTTACGGGCCATGTCGAGTCCTCCATGAAAAGTGAAACGGTTGCGGGTCGAATATAACGGAGTCACCCCGGACGCCGGCTTACGCCCTTTAATGGCGCGGATCGCGGTTTCAACCGCGTAAGCTCCTTGCCGAGCCTCGAAACGCCGTGCGGCGGTTGGTTTTTTTCCGCCGTTTTGATTATATTCTATAGAATAATCTCCGAGAGGACGGGTGCGTCATGGGCGTGGGTCTGCAAGACAAGCTGAATAAGTTTCAGTTCGAGAGGACTGTGGACTGGCGCATACGGTTTGAGACGCTGGATTTTGAGATAAAAGCCATGGGAATCGACAATCCCGCCGCCGCTCGGATCGCCGAAAAGTTAGGGACGATTTTATACGACGGCTATCTGTTCGCGCAGAGCTGCGAGTTCACTCCGGGAATGGTTACTTACAAACAGGATCAGCAGATAGGATACTACAACTCGAGCCTGAGCTTTCCGTCTCTGCAGTTTACTTTGTATTTGGACGCGCACATGGTGATAGAGCAGGCTCTTCAGATTTGGTGCATGTCCGGGTATATGGCCGACGGCACGATGCCGATAAACTTAAACGCTGAAGCTATATGCAAGTACCAAGTCGTGAACCCGGTGCAGAGAATCCGCGTTCAGAGAATATCGCCGTTCAAAGTCAAACGCGCGTTTTTAGGGTTGCTGTACGACGTTCCGGGGCAAGGCGCGATAGGCGGCATGGGGTCTACGGGAAGTTCCGTCGCGGACGCTTTGGACAGAAACAAGATCAGGTACAACGAATCGGTTTTGGAGTGGTACACGTTCGACGCCTATCTGCAGGCCGAGCCTAAATATTCAGGGACGTCCGACTCGACGGGTTTCAGAACGGCTTCTCTGATATGCAACGTGGCGGGTTTCGAGCGGGGGCATCCGCTGACCGTCGGGGCGGACGAATCCGACAGAAGGCAGACCGCCGAAGACCGCAGACGCGGTATGATGCGGCAGGCGCTTAAGTCGAATCCGGATTTAGACAAGGAGACGCTTATGGAGGCTCTCGCGGGCGAGGAAGGCGCGGCTGCGACGGTTTCGGCGCCTAATACGAATTATCCGTGGATGATAGGACGTTAATTCAAACTTTTTCATATTTCGAGGAGGATTTCAAAATGGCAATAGGACAACCGACAGTCCGCCCCGTCAAAACGCCGTCCGCGGCTCCCGACGCCGCGTCCGTCAATCCCGCCGCGCAAAGCTCCGCGCAACTCCCGCCGTCCGCGCCGTCCGCATCGCCGCCGCCGATGCGGCAGGATCGTCCGCGCGACAGGGAAGTCCACACGATTACGGAACTGCCGTCCGGCTTCAAAGGGTACGGCGGCGTCGATTACATCGAGATTTGCGCGTTTACGTTGGGCGAGCTGAAGTACCTGGCGTCAGGCCTTACCGAATTGCAGGTCATAGACGCGTTTAAAAACAAAATCCGCAATATAAATATTATGGAACTCTCCGTATTCGATTTTTGGTTTATCGGGTCATTCGTGAACGTTATGACGTCCAAAATCATGGAGTGGACTATGGACGTTACCTGCGGATCATGCGGGGAAGTGTTTAACCATAAGACGTCAAGGGACGGCATGTTCACTTTCGACGATTTGAATATCCCGGAGCTGCCCGTCGTCGTAACACTGGGCGGGACTGAATTTAAATTCGACATTCCGCGCGTCAAAGACATATATACCGCGAAGGAGCTGCAGAAACGGTTTCCCAACTCTTCCGAAGAGCTGATTACGTTGGCTTGCCAGGCGCGGATCGCGATGCTTCCGAGCGCGGCTCTTCAGATTCTCGAAAATCTTACCGACATCGACGATATAGCGTTGGTGAACAAGTTGCAAAGCTTGTTCTATCACGGCAGCGCACCCTTAACCGCTAAGTGCCCTAAATGCGGATTTGAAGGTAAGTACTGGGTCGGATCCGGGGTATCCATGATCAAGCCCTTTCGTGAAGATGGAGGATCTTTTGATGCTAGAATTACATTTGGGGCTGGGCATGGATCTGAATAACCGTCCGTATAACGAATTAGTCTGGTTTATCGAAACCCGACAGCGGCTTGACGAAGCTCAGAGTTCCATAACGGCGTGAATCTAAACGCGAGGCGGTGATGTAAATGGCGAATCCTACGGCGACCTTGGTCGCGGGCAGCGGCGATTTTAACGCCGCCACCCAAAACCAAGACGGCTCTCGGCACAAAGATCGGAAAGCGACCAACATCCTGACCAAGAACGCGTCGGAGATGGTGGGCAGCCTCGCCAAAAACACCGAGGGATGGACTCCGCTTCTTCAGACCGGCGCCAAGCATTCCGCGAGAATTTCCGCGAACACCGCATCCATCGTGACCGCCGTGAACGCCATAAACAGAACTTTGCAAGCGATGCTGTCAAGTACGCGGCAATACCAAAAGATGCAAACGCAGATGGGGCAGGAAGCGCAGAAAATGCGGCAACTTCAGCACCAGCAAGCCATGTTCGATCAGCAGATGGCTGCGGTCGCCGAACGTCAGAACCGCGGAGCGTCCGCCGCGCCTCCGGTAGCCGCGGCGGCATCAAGCGCGCCAAGCAACGCGGGAGGCGGGAGCGGTCAGAAAGGCGTCGCGGGCGGGGGGCTGCTCGGGGCCGGACTCGGCGTAGGTCTCGGCGCGCTCCTCGGACAGGGCGCGGGAGGCATGATCGGCGGCGGCATAGGCGGCGCGCTGTTCGGGCCGATGGGCGCCGTTCTCGGCGCGACGTTGGGTAAGCCTCTCATGGAAATCGGGAAGAAGATTGATAACCGTTTAGGGAAGCCTATCGCGAATTTGTACAGCACCGTTAAAACCTTTGCTAAGAACGTGTGGGATTGGCTGCCGAAAAGTTGGGATCAGCTGATTCCGAAACTGTCCGATCTGTGGGCCAAGAAGATATGGCCGCCGGTAAAACAATGGGCTACGGATTTTTGGACTAAGAAGATATGGCCGACGGTAAAACAAGGGGCTTCAGATCTTTGGAGCAAGTCTGTAGGCCCCGGGTTGGCGAAAATGTTCGATAATTCTATAGAAAAACTCCCGAGTCTGCTGTGGGGCTGCATTAAAACTGCCGTGAAAATGCCTTTCGCCGCCGTAGGGGGCGCGTTCAAAGGCGCGGCTGACGGACTTTGGGACGGCTCCGTTAAGGGGGACGATAGAATGCAACGCAGCAAAGGCGTTGTCAACAAAATGCTTAGTTCGCTCGGCGTGTTAGCGGATCTGGGAGGTGGACTTATCGGCGGTGCCGTAAAGGGCGGAGTAAAGGGCGTGGTCGGCAACGCCGTAGGAGGTTTTAAAGGCGCGGCTAAAACCATGACGAACGAAGGCGACGTGCCGCCCGACCTATTCTCCCTGAAAGTCCCGCAGGGAATCCGCGACTCCGTAGCCGTGGATCGCGCGGGGGCTTCCCGCGAAAGAATCCCGCTAAACGTTGCGGCTTTAAGCACAGACGTCGCAATGGGCCCGAATCCGACGGATCCCAGAAAACAAGGGTGGACTAGCGGCGGTATGTGGATGTCTAAAGCGAAGATGCAGAGGGAAGAAGCCGCAGCGAATGCTCATAGACTCGAACGCCGCGCTCAGATGTCGGAAGTTGCGTTACACAAGGCGGTATCCGCAGGTATCGGCAACAGCGGCATTGGCGTAAACGACAACGAAGCGGCAGCCGACCCGAATTGGCGAGGGTTCAGGACGTTCACGCCCGACGGAAAAAAGGCGTACCTGAAAAACGGGAAGTACGAGACTGTGGACGAATGGGATCCGAACGACGGGACGCAAGGGGAGGGCGGGGGATGGCTGTCGAAGCTGTTCGGCGGAATGTGGGGCGGCCTCGGAGACTTGTTCGGGGCTAAGGGCAAAGCCGTAGGCGGCGGGCAACTGAATTGGAATAACCGCGAGGGCGGACTGCAGCCTGGACTTAAGACCCGCATAGAAGAATTGGCGCGGCAGTCCGGCGAAAATCTCACCGTGAATTCGGGGCTGCGGACGCCGAAAGACATCGATAGGCTGTATCGGGAGTATACTTACAAGTACGGGGAACCCGTCGCCGGAACTAAGGGCTATTGGAAATGGCCGGCGAGCAAAACAGGCACCGGCCAAGATCAGATACTCAACTGGGTCGGGTATTCGACGCACGAAACAGGAAGAGCGGTTGATTTGCAAATTAACGGCAAGGCTTGGGGCGACCCGGCATACCGAAACTTAAACCGCCTCGCGAAACCGTTAGGTCTGCACGGCTACCGCAATACGGAAGTGAAGGGGCATTTCAACATTCTTCCTCAAGACGACAAAACGACGCTGTCCTCGCAAGGAGACCCGCCGCCGGTTCCGACGCCCGCTCCGATGCCCGCGCTCGCGACGGCCGACGATTTGCGCTCCGGCGGATCCAAAGGCGGCGGGACTACTGTCGTCGGCGGGAGCACTACGAACGTCTACAACGCCCCGCAGTCTTCGGGCGGAGGCGGCGGGAACGCTTTCCCCGCCGAATTATGGGCGTTCCTGAACGGGATGAACTCCGCGCCGTCAGCCGGGTTCGCGTGAAGACGGCGAAACGGCCTGATTCATAAGCTCCAGCGAAGCTTCTCTGTCGTACTGCTCGTCAATGTAGTCTTTGGCGGTTTTTTCGCTTTCCAAGGCTTTCAGAATCATCAGCAGATCGGTGAGGTCTTTTAATGTCGCAATGCTGTCGGGGTCGATTCCGATAATTTTCAGTTTATCGTAACTGTTCCCCAGAAACGCCTTGACGTCGGGTTTGCTGTCCATCAGCTTTTTCATAATTTCAGACTCCTTTCGGATTAAAAGTCGGCTTCTTTCAGCGCTTCTTCAAGGCTGTCTCCCGCGCTCGGTTCGGATTCCGCGAGGGCGGCCTCATACCCGGGGTTGAACGCGTGTCCGCATCCAGGACATTTGTACTGCGCGGGCTTGCTGTTCTTCTTCCTGCCTTCGCCGTCGGAGCCGGCGCCGCCCTTGCCCCCGGCCTTCGGGCTGGTTTCGGCGGTCGGGTATCCGAAGCCGTCGTCAGAATCCTTCGGCGAGAACCCGAAGCCGAACAGCTCCTTGTCGAAATTCAGCAGGGAGTTTATTTCGGAATCCAGTCTGCCGAAATCGAAACCCGTCATCATCGAAGCGCTGTTGTCCGCGAGGCGGTAGGCCCTCTGCTGTTCCTCGGAGAGATGGTCGAGACGAACGCAGGGAATCTCTTCGATACCGAGTTTTTTGGCGGCGAGCCACCGTCCGTGTCCGCAGACGATGACGTTGTCTTTTCCGCCGACGCCTATGGGGACGCTGAAGCCGAACTCTTTGATAGAGTTCATCAGGTGCCGTATCTGATCGCCGGTATGAACTTTGGCGTTCTTGTGATACGGCTTGATGTCGTTAGTTTTGAGCCGCACGATCTGCATCATATTGAATTTCCGTTCATTATGCGTTTCGGAATGTCGGTGTTGTCCATATCGCCGCCGAACAATCCGCTGTTTTTCCCTATGGCGTAAACCGGAACGTTTTGCCCCGAATGGTCTCCGCTCCCCCACGCGATGTCCCAGCCGTCGGGATCGGGCAGCGACGTGTTTCCTGTTTCGTGGTCTGCGGTGACGACTATCAAGGTTTCGTCCCGATGGTTCCGATAGAAGTCTATCGCGGGCAGCACGGCCTTGAAAAAATCCCCGGTTTCGTGTATCGCGACAAGGGTCTGATTCGCATGAGCCGCCCAATCGATTTTCCCGCCTTCGACCATGAAGAAGAACCCGTTGCGGTTCGCGCTGTAAAGCCGTTCGATTCCAATCCTGACGAAATCTTCCAAAACCCAGCCGTAATCTCCGGTAAACTGTCTGTTGTACGCGTATTCGAGGCTTCCCTGGTCGAATTGCGCGGCCTGTTTCAGAAACAGGCCGCGGGTTTCGGGAAGCGCGGATATTTCCGACAAATCGCGCGAAGTCAGGACGGCGTATCCGGCGTTCGCCAAGAGCGCGTAAGCGTCGGGAGATTCCCGCGAAGGATCGAGCAGCCCGGATCCCGCGAAGTAGTCGAAGCCCGTTCCGGCGATCTGCCGTCCTATTTCATAGTACATGTTGCGGTCTTCCGCCCCGGCGTAGAATCCCGCGGGCGTCGCATGGTCTACGCTCACCGAGGTGGCGATCCCGATTTTGGCTCCGTACTCCCTGTATTTATGGGCTATGCCGTACAGCCGCTCCCCGGTCGGCGACAATCCGACCCGGTAGTTCAACGTTTTGACGCCCGACGCCAAAGCGGTGGCCGACGCCGCCGAGTCCGTCACCCAGCCCTGTCCGTCGGCGGGATATGTCGTCGCCGAGCCTTGCGCGGGGAAGCCGCCGAAAGGCGCCGAAATTCCGAAGTAGTTTTCGGCGGCTTTGACGTGGGCGTAACCCATGCCGTCGCCGATGAAATAGAACACATATTTCGGGATGTTGTCCGGGACTGCGACGGGCGGCTCCGGCGGCTCGATATTCAGCGAAGCCCGTCGGACGCGCTCGGCGACGCCGAGAAACTCTTCCTTGAGGAACGGGCGGCAGACGGGGCAGACGTCTCCGTTAGGGCTTTCCTGTATAAGGATTCCTCGCTCGTCTACGCGCAGTCCGAGACGTTTGTTCCGCGCGGAGAACTCGATTTCGCGTCCGCAGACGTCGCATTCCCATTTATTTTCCGTCAGGTGCACGGCGCGCCTCCTTGCGGTGCGGATCGGGGCAGTCGATCCGCGCGGTTTGTTTGGACGCTCCGCACAACGCGGCGCATATTATCAGAAGTTCCCTGCACTGCTCCGTGGCGGCGGGATAGGTTTTCCTGCCGACGGCCGCCGTCAGGCGGCTCAGAACGTTTTTCGCGCGAATTTCCAGCTTATCCGCCATCTCGGCTCCTTTCGGTGTTTGCGACGTATGCCGCGCTTAAATTCAGTATCGGGTTTTCTTTCGCGAATTCGCTATAGCACCACAGCGTCAGGTTGGCGAAGAACGCTATCGCGTCCGACCAGTTCTTCAGCTCTATCGCGATCCGCGCGGCCTGCAGTTTTTCGTCTATCTCGTCCGGGGTCATAATCAGCCTCCTTCCGCGCGCCCTCCTTGAGCGTCAAACTCCAACCCGCACTCAGGGCATTTAATTTTTGTACCGGCTTCCAATTTAGGCAGCTTCTTGCTAAGTCCGAAATCTTTCATGTCGAATTTCACAATGTCGTCCAGCTCGAAATTCAAGAGCAGCGCTTCCCACCCGGTTTCAAGGTTAAGCTGGTTCTCGACGAGCCTGAACGCTTTCGCCTGTTCCGGCGTCATGTGGTCGAGCCTTACGCATTCGACTTCTTTTTCGCCGAGTTTCTTCAACGCCTCGATTCGGCCGTGTCCGTAGATTACGGCGTTGTCTTTGCCGAAGACGCCGACAGGCGCGTTGAAGCCGAAACTGCGGATGCTCTCGGCTATCGCGTCCAACTGCGCGGGGGTATGCACCTTGGCGTTTTTGTCGTACAGTTTCAAGTCCTTGATGCGGACTTTTACGATTTCCATTCTTCCTCCCGTTAAAGGAGACCGATCGGCCTTGAACCGGCGTCTTCCGCGCATGCGGCGCTTCGCCGGTTAAGCTACGGCCTCCGCATTACAGTCTTTTTTGCCGAACGTTTCTTTAAACGCCTGAACCGTCTCCTTAATGCGCGTCCCGAAGTACGGCTCTTCGTCTTCGTCGATATTCTTCTCGAACCTGTTCTCCACCGCCCACCTGCACTGATCCGCCGACAGTTCGCAGCCTATGCCCTTTAATCCTTTATTCCTGCAAGCGGCCAATGTCGTGCCCGTTCCGCAAAACGAATCGAAAACCGTGCTTCCGGGCCGCACGTACATGTCTATCAGTTTCTCGACCAGCTCGGTCGAAAACGTCGCCTTATTGTATTGGCAGTTCAAACGGTCGTTGTTCGCGGCTTCGATGAAGTTATATACATTTTCGTAAGCCTTCTGACCCGTATCCCGCACGGACGTGCAACGCTTGTTCGATCGGAACGTTATTATCTCCGGCTTTCTGCACAGCACGAACACGAATTCCGTGATCCGCGTCATTTTGTTCGGCGAACTGCTGATCGGGAACGCCGTCTTCTTTTTCCAAATCAGCACGTCCGCCAGAGTGAAGTTCGTCCGCGTAACCGCCCCGTTCATCGCCATGAGCCAGTCGTTAGGGTTCTCGCTGCCGAAAGACAGATTGTACAGCACGACTCCGTCAGGCGCCAATACCGAGTCGTAGTGGTTGAACAGATTCACAGTCCACTCGACATACTCTTCGGACGTGAAATTATCCACGTGCACGTCGTATCTCAGATATGTATAGCCGTTGACCGCCGTGTTTTGGTTCGTGCTGCGTTTGCCCGCCTTTTTGTTCGAGTTGTAAGGCGGCGACGTGATGATAGCGTCTACGCGCACGTTCTTTTCGGCCAGCTTCTCCATGAAGCCGAAGCAGTCTTCGTTCGCGAGAATTAGCCCGTTTTTGCTGTACACGATATTCGTAGCCATAATATAGCGAAATCTCCTTAAAATTCAAAATCACACGGCTTCCGCCGATTTCTTCCGAACCGCTGCGGCAATCCGATCCTTAAACTCGGGCCACGCCTCGTTCAACTCGTTCTCGAACATCCGCCAAGCGTGTTCCTTGCGGTCTTCCGCGATTTCTTTTTTGCGGCGGACGTAAAAAGCGTTTTCGTCGGTTCCCAACGGGCAGTCCGTCCGCTTCTCCTTGCGGTCGAGTTCTTCGCGCGGTATCTCGACGCCGAGTTTCGCGCATTTAGGAACCTCAAGCTCTGTTTTCATTTCGGATACCGAGTTTGCGTCAAGGTTAAAAGCCGAGACGGTTTGCAAACATCGGCATTCCCTGCAATATCTGGCCCATTCAAGATGAAGTCTGTTTTCGCTACCGTCTCCGAACAGCGCGGCGTAAGCCCTGCGGTGTTCGTCCTCCCGACGATCCGAAAAGTCAGTCAGCCCGTCGCGCATATCGCGTACTCCTTTTTAATTCGCTCAACAGCGATGTCCGCATACTCGCTGTCGATCTCGAATCCTGTGAATCTGCGCTTAGTCCTTGCGCAAGCCGCGCCGGTTGTTCCAGCGCCCATACAACAGTCCAAAACGACTTCGTTTTCAACAGTGTAAGTCCGAATCATGTACTCGCAAAGGGCGACGGGTTTCTGCGTCGGATGCAGAACTTCGCCCTCGGTCTCAGCCGTTTTGAAATACAAAACATCGGACGGATACCTGTCGCCGTTGCCGCTCTTGATGCGCACGGGTTTGAAATCTCCGTAACTGCCCGTCAGCGCGTCTTTCCGAACCCCTCGGTCGTACGGCTCGCCTCGCGTCATCTGAGGGTTGTAAGTCGGTTGCGAACTGTAGAATATAACGACTTCTTCGTATTTTCGCAAAGGCTGTTTTTTAGCGTTTAAGAAGTTCGTGGCTTTTGATTTTTCCCAGACCCATTTGTACTTAAAAAGCCGTTCTTGGCTTAAAATGACTTTGGCTGTGAACGCCCCTGCTGACATTAAGGCGACTGCGCCGTTCGGTTTAATCACGCGCAGGTATTGTTCCCAAAGCCTGTCGAACGGGATGCAAGTATCCCACTTATTTTGGGTTATCCCGTACGGTAGGTCGCACAGAATCAGATCGACGCTGTTGTCGGGCAGCAAAGACATCCCGAAGATAGCGTCGGTCTCCATGCAAACGAAGTCTTTGCCTTCGTAGAACATCAAAGCGGCTCCTTTAAGCGGGCGCGTAGATTTCGTTACGGCTGTTTAATGAAATGCGGCCGCGAATTGACGTAAGCCAGAACCTCGTCGCCTTTTTCTACGAGTTTCAGAGCATCAGTTTCCGACTCGAATCCGACGTAGAACCGTTGGCTTAGTTGGTCGAACTCGGCATGCTTCATCTTTCCTTTGCAGCGAAAATGTATTCCACCGGTAACTTCTACAACGTAAATCTCTTCTGGAATCATGCAGCCTCCCGTTTTTTGTTGAGGTCTTCTTGAATCATAGTATCCCACCTTTGAAAGATCGTTAGTAACCGATCAAACTTCTTACCGTAAAAAGCGTCATAAATCCGCTTAACCGCGGCGTAGTTTCTACGGCTTCGAGAATAATCGCGTTTAAGCGTCAAATAAAAACTATGAACCCGTTTGCAATGCTGGAACATCCGCGTAACTTTTTCATGTTCCTCTTTGACGCTGACTCTTCTGAACCCGCCGCCGCACCCTGTCTGCATTTCGTAGTGCTCCCCGTTAATTAGCGCGAAGTGGTATGATCCGTCATCAAGTTCTAAATCATCCCACCAAATCATTATATCCAGATCTTTAGGAGTTTTGACTTTGGGGGTTTTCAAAATCTGCGGGACGACATCAATACGCCGCATCGCGCCTTTGAGGATGCACGCGAAAGGGTCGAATGTAGCGAATGCTACGCAATTTGACCACTTCTTAATTACCGGATTTAGCACGATAAATCGCGCGCATTCCGCTCTAAATCCCGGGTCAAGCTTAGAGGCTGACATCAGCTTCATTCGGCGGCATCTCCTTGATAACTTTGCGAGGTCTTTTCGGATACTCGCAGATCTGTTCGATGTCCATATCTTGACCGTGCAATTTCACGGTTTTAGACAGTTCTTTGAATTCGACCGTCTTAATCGAATCCTCATCGACGCCGCACATCGGTGTGCACCGTTGCTGAAACTTCATAGGGTCTTTAAACTCCGGACACAGATAGAGCCTTATGTTGCAGCTTGGGTAGACGAGTTCGCCTTTGCAATATAAGCACATCTCCGGCGCGTTTTTAAAACGGATCGGCATGATTGGAAAGTTATCCAACGCCGGGTCTTTTTCACGATTTAATCCCCATGACATAGCGACATCCTCCTACTACAGTACGGTTTACGGCGTCGAAATTTATTTACGCTCTTTGAGCCGTTTCCAGAGAGTCTCCAAGACGCTCTCGTCGCCGAAATATCTTGCGAGCATGACGTCGTACAACGCGAACATGCCGCCGAACAGTAGGCTCAAGAAGACGACGGTTTTCATCGCTTCTGCCGCCGGTCTTTTGAAGGCGCCGTACGGCGGTCAACGGGCTCTACGGCCGTTTTCCCGGCCGTCCGCGTTTGCAGGCGCAATTCTGCGGCGGTTGACCGAAAGTTAAGACGCCGAATCAAGTTTTCTTACCTGTTGTTTAAGAGAGTTTATCTCTTCGGCGAGCCTTCCGACGCATTCGTCCAAGTTCCTTGCGAGGCTGTCGACGTCGCGTTCGAGCCGCGCTTTCAGGCGTCGGACGAATTCGTCGGAATTATCCTCCGCGGTAACTTTTACGCAGTCGGCGAAACAATTTGCGTCAAGCTCTATGCTGTCGGTATATTCGACGGTTCTGCATCTTCTGCGAAGATCCCAGTAGTCAAAGAATCTTTTAGCCTGGTTGAGATCTCCGTAGTCGCAAAGACGTCCTATCTCTCTCCACAAAAACGAGAACCTCCAGCTGTCGTTCCACTTATATAACATGCGCCACCGCGTTTGCGGGGATAAAGAGCGGTATCCGCAAAGATAGCAGACGACCCTGCTGTACGGCGTTTCGCGAATGCCGAGACGCCGGCAGACTTCGTCGCGGACAATCCGCGGAGCCGGCAAAGCCGCGTATCCCTGCAACGGGTTGTCGAAGTTAATGACGACGGTTCTTGTATCCGTCATAATGCCGCTCCTCCGTGTTAAAGGTGAATTTCTTTGAATTTGGCATAAAGTTCGCCTATCGTTTTAAACTTTTTAAATATTTTTAACTCATGTTCGGCTAAGGCTTCCAGCTCGTAGACCTGTCGGCGCGTCATGCCTTTGTAAACGCATTCTTCGTTTTCCGGTTTATGGAGTCCGCGTCTGAAACAGTACGGCGACTCGTCGATGACGAACCCGTCAGGATCGTCGTTGTCCGTAACGTGCTTATATCCGAAATGTCTGCACGTGACGCAACGGATAACGTCGTCGAAAGAGCCGCGCTTCGTTTTCTGCGGATTTTCCGTTTCGCGGATTACATCTCCTGCCCCGCTCACGCTTCCCTCCGATTCATTATTGTTCCGCGCGACATTTGGTAATCCTCGTTCATCGCCATTCCGTCTACGCGCTTTCTCGCAATTTCCACGTACCTCGGATTCAGGTCGATTCCGATATATCCCCGTCCTAATTCCTTGCACACTGCGGCTGTCGTGCCGCTTCCCATAAACGGGTCTCCGCAGACGATGTCGTTCATAGGGATGTCATTCATAATAAGTTGTTTTTCCTTCCCAAGTCGGCAACAGCTCGCCTCTGTGAGTTTTCAAGAAACATTCGCCTATGTGGGCGACGTCAAAGACTTTGCGCATATTGTCAGGTTTTAGAATTTGCGGTATGATCTCCCTCTCGAAACCGCGCTTTTCAAGCTCGTCCGCAAGCTCTATCATCAGATCCACAAGCATTAAATCCATCCTCTCTTCGGGTATGCCTTGTTCAATGCACCAGTTCCACATGCAACCCCTGCGATATTCGCGCCGTAGGCGTTCTTCAGGCCACAGCTCTTCAACCTTCTGTTTCAGCCATGAGTTCTTTCTAACTGTCATCAGAGTTTATTCCGAGTTTGAATTTAATTAACGGGGAACGCTTTAGACGCTCCCCGACTGCTTCCGAAGATGTTTAGAAGAAGATTACTTCTTCTTCGCGACCTTCTTCGCAGGGGCTTTTTTAGCCGCCGTTTTAACTGCTTTCTTGACGGCTTTTTTAACCGCCTTTTTAACTGCTGTAGCCATAGCTACTCCTTTGTTAAATAAAAAGTGCGCGGCCTTATGGCCGCAGTTTATGCCTACGGGACTTCCGAGGCAATCTTCGGCGGAACTATCGTGAGGTTTTCACGATCTCTGTTCTGTTCTGTAGTCGCGTTTAGGAACTGATAATACTCTTCAACGTTTATACCCCGCATACCGCCCCATTTCTCGAGACGGTACTTAACCTTGCCGAGATCGCCGTCGCGGCTCTTCGGGATATTGATAGTCCCGATGCCGTGATTCACTTGGTTGCAGTTAATCGCAACCATCAAATCGACCTTGGCCTGTTTTCCCGACGATTCCGCGCAACACGCTTCCGGCAATTCTTCTTTAGCCCAGTGCTCGGGTTTAACTTGGCTTCCGACAAAGACCAGCTTAAAATTCTCGACGGGCGTCCCGATGCCGTCCGTCGCCACGTTGCTTAACTCCCCGTAAGCGTAGTTAAGCCGCTCGTACATCATCTCGCCCGTGGTCTTAAAATTCCCGTCATAATCAACGAATACGACGTCGACAGGGAATTCTGGAGACTCTATGGAAGTTACGATGTTGATTATCGAACTCGCGGGAACTTCGTAAGCGGGCTTGTAGACAAAGCGTATGCGTTTAGAGATTTCTCTGCATCTGTCAGTCCAATACCGCTTGAGATTGCAGCAGCCGAGATCCATTTTGTTCACATGGTTCACAAGGCACATGATACGGCGCAGCATCGATTTCTTGTTCATGTCGCCGAGAGCGATCCATACGATGTTATGGCCTTGTTCGGCCATGTGCACGGCTTCGTTCAGCATCATCTGCGTCTTCGCCACCCCGGGAGGCGCGGCCACCTGCACAAGCCATCCTTTTTGGTAGCCGCCTAACGGCGAGGAGTCGTTGATATGTCTGAACTTGGACTTGATTACGTTTTCCGGCTTGTTCATCTCCTCTTCGATGTACCTCTCCATATCCATGTCGGCGTAATTCACGACTTCGTAACCGACGCTGCCGACTTTATGTATGTCGGCGACAATCTTTATCATCTCCGACATCGCGAATTCAGGATCGGCGTCGACGTTTGAGTTATAGTCGTCGAGAGCGACGCGGAAAGCCCGGTCTCGGTAATGATGAAAAAAGCTGTTAATCAGAGTTTTCGCGCCCTCTATAGGGACGCTCTCATGCGCGCGTTTGGCCATGACCGCCAGCGCGATCTCTCCCTCTTGGCATTTTTTGCACGAGAGGAAAGACTCAAGCTCGGCATCGGCCGGCGTATAGTTCGGAGACAGGTTCGTGTAATACTCTTGAAGATGCGCGGCGAGCGGAGCCTCGAACTTCCAACGTCTCGCGGTGTTTTTAACAACCCCCCGCACCGCAGGGTTCGCGAGATACGAGATCACTCCAACTTCGTTTTTTATCTCAGGCATATTTATAACCTTTCGGCAAAGCGCTTCCTTCGACCGGAGCGCAGGTGAAAAACTCATGTAAGTTGCGCACGACGTAAGACGTGTTGCAACCGTCGCAAGTTAAAAATCTCTTAGCCCTCAAAAACATTATTATGTTTTTTATTTTTTCTACTCCGAGTATGCCTTTGCAGCGTTCGTGCCATTGGTCGCTTGTTCCGTCGATCGTCTTTTCGTTTAAAAGTTTGTAATAGTTTTTAGCGTATAACTGCAACCATCGTATAAATCGGATTTCGTCGGGAGTCAGCATTTTCCCGTGATAAGTGCCCGCCGCCGGTTTTTCCGTGATATTCGACGGCGCGGGTCTGCGCGGTTTAGCTGCGGTTTTAAACCGCGTGTCGTCGACGCTCAGCCGAACGCACGGTTTAACTCCGCATTCCGCGGCGGATATAGGCTCCGCTTTGGCTTTGTTTGCCGCCGCTCTCGCCGCCAAAACCGCCGCCGCGCCGCCGGGAACCGCCGTTACCGCGGCATCGGTTAATTCGCGCTCGGCGGAAAGCGGCGGTTTTTCGCGGACGGGCGAATTTTTCCGTTCGCGCTTTGCGTTCAGCTTGGCGCGCAGACCGTTAGTGTCGATCCCTGTTCTCGTAAGACGTTCTATCTCTTTGGGCTGTATGAGCCACGACTTGCCGACCCACGGTACGGCCTTAATCAAACCCGCGTTGATGTAGTCCACAACAGTGCGGGGTTTAATTTTAAGGATCTCGGCCGCGTCTTTGGTGGTGTACGCGTGTATCGGCGCAGGCATTTTATTCTCCTCACAGTTAAGTTTTTAAAAGCGGAAGGGGGATAAGCGGATAGCGGCGCCGTTACGCCCTGAGCAGAATTTTCTTTCCGGCGCGCCGCCGTCCCGCCGCCGGCGGCGCGTACTCTGCTCGGCCGGGCTGACGCCCGGCGTCCCCTTCGAACAAACTAAGAATCGAGTCTGCGCGTAACCTGCCCGTCGCGGATCACGACGTTTTCGCCGACTTTGTCAGCCGACACCCGCACGGGGCTTTGGATAACGTCCCCGTTCTGCGTCTTAATCTGCGACTCGTTCACCGCCCTGCCTCTGATTTCGTTTTCCATAACCGCCTCCTATCTACTACAGTACGCTTTTAAGGTGAAAGATTTTTTAAATATGTATTGACAACCGCATTTTCAAAATCAGTCGCGTTATTGAAATTACTCAAATTGACGTTAGAGCGCCAGTCCTCGCGCTCAATCCCTAACAGATTAAGAATGGCTCTGTGTATGGCCGTCGCTCGATCATTAAACGAGCTGTACGGTGCCGTAACACCGTCCGCGATCATTTCGTTAATTACTTCGTGAAACTCGAAATAGTTACGGCACAGTTCGCGCAATTCTTCTTCTCGGTTGTCAGGCATCTCCAAGCTCCTTTAACTGCTTTACAAGACACCGGCACTCTTCCTGCACATATTCTAAATCACGGTAACGGCTGTCAGGACTCCGCATAAATATCTCTTCGTCGATAAAGAGGTCTCCGACATGAGCGCAGTCGAATCCGATGTACCACTCCCCGTCGTCAAAACGTCTCCCGGTATAAGTCACCCCGCCGTGCACTTCAAGGTCGCGCACCAAATCAACATCAGCCGCCGTATCCTCTCCGTAAATATCTACGCCGTGCAGTCTATGCCACTTCGGGATATGGATATAGCCGCAGAGGAAGAAGTGTCTAGGCGCTTTTTCGTCAGTGTAGACGGTTCTGGTCACTACGCAGTTATATCCGTCATATTGAAATTTCAACGAATATCTTTTTGTGTGACCGCAGGCTTCGGATTCCATTTTGGCGTTTTCTTCATCAATTAGTTTACGCAAATGCTCGTCCATCACACCCTCCAATTAATTAGATATATTTTATTTTTCAACCGCAACAAGGGCTCAGAAACAATAGCTGTACCAGTTGAATCTGCAACGGTACTCTGTCCGCGTAACACACTCGCAACACGGCGTATCTCCGTCCATAATTGCCTATCCTCCGATCGTCTCGATTAGCCATATCCGCAAATCCGGACAAGCCAGGATGTCGTGGATCAGCCGTTTGCACTCTTCGGCGGTATCTACGCCTTTGGTGAGTTTGTGATAGTTTTCTATGTAATAACCGCCTCTTGTGAAGTCAGTCCTGTCCACGGCGTTCAGGATGTGAGATATGAACTTACCAGGCCCGATTAGCGCGGTTTCGTACGCTTTGCGGTCTTTGGCGGCGCTGCGGACGACGTAGCTGGGAAAGTCCGCCCGCCATCGATCCTGAATAGCCATGACGATTATTTGATGGAATTCCTTTTCATGCTCGCAATCGTCAATCATTTCGACGTATTTTTCTATATGTTCCACTGCCATTCCTTAAAACTTGCTCAAACCTACTAAATCCTTATCAATTCTGATCAGGCCGTTCGATTTGACGTTTAATTCCCGCTTTACAAGCCGTTACTTCGGCTTGCGGATGCATTTGAATAGAATTTAAGACCCTGAATTGATCCCGGTCGCCGGCTTTACGCCTAATTCGCAAAGTTCGCGCTCGACGCTTATCAGGTATTCCGAGAGCGCGCTTTCTAAAACTTGCTTCGGAAGCTGTATCGAACAAGGGTTGTAAAGATTGCCGGTTAGGATACGCGCACAAACTTCGTACGCCTCTTCCCGTTCCCCGCCTCCGAAAGATTCGAGGTTAAGTCTTTCGTGGAGAAGCATGTCGGTTTTACGAGACTGTTCGACCAGCCAGTTAATCCTTGCAAGGTTTTTCCGATTTACGCGAACCTGCGGTTCGGCGGTTTCGGTCTTCGCGCTCGGCGGCGAAGCCGGCTCCGCGGCTTTTTTCTTAGTCATGCGCCCTCTCTTTCTTTTTGTTTTTGCGGCGGCATCCGCAATGCGTCTTGCCTCCGTAAAGCAACGCATAGGCTTTAACGGAAGTCAGATTGCCGCAGTCGCATTCGCATCTTAAGACGGCCGTCCTTGAACCGCCCGTCCCGATCCGCTCCAAACCCAATACTCTCAACATGCCGAATTTGCGCCCTATAACGACGTCCGGATATTTTTTCGGCCTTCCCGGGCGGCAGTCCGAAGGGCGGTATTTTATTCCGTGCCTTTTCAAAAATCTTGACACCGCGCCGATGCTGACGCCGTACCGCGCGGCGATGTCGGACAGTCTCAAACCTTGCCGCGCCAACTCTTCCGCCGTCACGGCCGGCGGCATTCTGTGTTTGGGGCTGTACGGCAAACCGCGCTCTTTTATGTAACGGCGGATCGTGTGGTAACTCGCGCCCGTCATATTCGCGACTTCAGACATATTGCCGCCCTGCAGCAGCAAGTTTTCGATCCGCGCGGCGTCGTCGTCGGACAGCGCGTTGTAAGTTTTCAGCGCTTTTCTGCAAACGCACGCGGGCGCGTTTTTTGGCGAATTTCTAATCCGCGACGTTTTCCCGCAAAGTTCGCACCGCATCGTGTACACGCCGTTTTCGCACCCGATCAGGCGCTTGCCGTTATATACGGATCCCTCTTTATGCACCGCCGGTCTTCCTTTGGCGCATCCGCATGAACGGATCGCGCCCGTCCGCAGTTTCGTGCCGAGCGCGATTTTCGTCTTGCCGCAGTCGCATACGCAGATGTAATAGATGCCGAGTCCGTCTTTCCGCGCGCCGTACCGTTCGGCGACCGTAAGTCTGCCGAATTTTTTTCCGATCGGGCTTTCGCAATATCTGTTCGCCATCGCCGCAGCCTCCTACTACAGTACGTTTGCGGGATTTGAAATTTATTGAAACGTAAAAAAAAAACATAGCTGCGCGAAAGCGTACTGTAGTATAGGGCGGCCCCGCCGTCTCCGTCGAACCCGGAAACCTATTATGAACAGACTCATTCTCGGCGACTGCTTCGAAGCCATGGACTCGCTGATCGAAGAAGGCGTAACCGTCGATTTCATTCTGACCGATCCGCCTTACGGCGTGACCGCCAACAAAGAAGACATCCCGATTCCGCTGCCCGGCTTATGGGCGCGGTTCAATCGGATACTGAAACCGAACGGAGCGGCCGCTCTATTCGCGCAGGGGCTGTTTTACGTGGATTTGGTGAACAGCAACCGTCAGAATTTCCGGTACGACCTGATTTGGGACAAGGTTTTGTCGTCGGGCTTTCTGAACGCCAAACGGATGCCGTTGCGCGTGCACGAGCAAATCGCGGTATTCTATAGGAACGCCCCGACGTACAATCCGCAATTTACGCTCGGGAAGCCGCTGCACGGCCGCGGCACGGCTTACAAAAACAAAGCGGCGGTAAATCAGAATTACGGAGACTTCGGGGTCGCGCCCGACGTCAGGAAAGGCGCGCGGCAGAAATACCCTGTGTCGATAATATCCCGTTCGAAACCGCATCCCGCGGCGACGAGGCACCCTACGGAGAAAAGCGTGGAGATGTGCGAGTGGCTGATAAGAACTTACACCAATGAAAACGAAACCGTATTGGACTGCTGCATGGGCTGCGGAACGGCGTGCGCGGCGGCTATGAACGCCGGGCGTAATTTTATCGGCATAGAAAAAGAAGAAAAGTATTTTAAAATCGCCGAATCCCGCGCGGTATAGCGGTTAAAGAAGCGACAACTCCCAAGCCTCTCGACAACGCTCAAAAACAAGGGCGTTTTTTTTGTCCGCTTTAAATTCCGTAAGTTTTCCGGTTTGTTAAATTCCGCAGTTTTCGTTATCTTTATCGATGGGGGAGTACACCTTATCGCTACGGAGAGATACGATATGAAACTCGCGCTAAATCCCTTAGCCGTGGTAACGCTGTCCGTTTTTCAAGTTTTCGCCCAAGATGTTCCGCCTAAAGTGCCCGACGCCGCTCGCGGCGCGTTCGATATGATCGCCCGAACGCCGTGGACGCCGCTGAGCATTGTGGCGTTGGTCGTCCTCGTCATAGGTTTTCTGATTTACGTGAGAATGACCAAACTTCACGAAAAAAGCAGGGAGTTGATCGCGAAACAGGCCGAAATCGAGAAGAAAGATACGGAACTGCGTAAAAAAGACAGAGACGCGCAACTGGCTGACATGCGGACGGAGTACCGAAAAATCGCGGACAAGCAGGACGTCCACATCGAAGACATGAAAAAGACCACCGACACCCTGTTCAAGGCGCACGAAAACCACCTCACCGAGCATAAGGATTACACGAGGGCGCTGGAAAAGACGCTGTCGGAGTTGAACGTGCGCGTGGGCAACATCGAAAAAGACACTATAGGGAAGCAAAAATTTGAAAATTTACAGGAGAAGGTGAATACAATCGACAAAAACATAGCTACGATGCTGACCATTCTGCGGTTTACGAACCCGTCCGTTTACGGCAACACGCACGACGGTCTGAATGCGGACGGCTGACGGGCGCCGTCCGAGGCTCGCGCGGTTTCGCGCGAAAACCTCCGCATACGCGGCGTTTGTTAATTTCCGCGGTTTTCGCTATCTTTAGTTTATCGAAATTACGCGAAGCGTTTAAATAACATAAGAAGGAGCGTCAGCCATGCCTCAAAAAATACAAGTCAACGACAACGCGGGAGTGTTTGTAAGATTTATAGACAAATCCCAGCGTCCGTCAGAACCCTCGCCTATCGTGATGTCCGCCGCGTTCGCTGTCGAGTCCGAGCGCGGATTTATGCACCAAATCTATTACGTGCGGTCGCAGGGCGACGTGGCGCGGTACTTCGGCAAGAAGAATTGGCGCACTTTCAGCAAGTCCATGTACGACCTCGACAAGTACCTTGAGGGGGGACGGCCGGCGTATGTCGTCAGGGTCGGATCAGGGACGGGCGAAGGCAAAGAGTGGAGGCTGAACAGCGAGAATAAGTGCGCGTATGTTTCCTTGGCGTTGGATAAAGGAAAAATCGGAGACGCCTCTGAAGTATGTTGCGTAGTCAACAATCCTTACGTCGCCGAAAAAGGCGTCGGGATTGAGTTTAGCGCGGTTGACGTCTGGGAACCGAATAAGGACGTCGTGTACGTATCCGATGTTGATCCTGAGTCGCAGGATATAACCGAGTTTTGCCGTATTTACGCCAAAGGCGAAGGCCCGTGGGGAGGAAACGTGTGGGTCGTATTCAACCAGCGCGATTGGGCGTACGAGTTAAATCCCCCGAAACCAGGTTACAAGAGTATTACCGCTTTGCCTAGAGATCGTTTTCAACAGGGCGACGGAGGGCGTATTTTTTCAATCGACGTTAGAATCGGCAAAGACCTCAAAACATCCACGATCGTCGAGCAGTACGACGCCGTGTCGTTCAACCCGAGAGACCGCAATAAATCCGGGACGCCGATCTACATAAAGAGCGTATTGGCGACTTCTAACTATGTCGAGGTGACGGTTAATCCTAACCCCAAAATCGATCCGGAGCTGTTGCAGCTCTATGTCCTGCCGGACAAGTTTTCCGAAGAGATCGACGGGAAAGAGCGCTACGCGTTCCCGATGCAGTTGCGCGGGGGAACGTCAGGGTCGATTGCCGCGGATACGTTTAAAATGACAATTCAGGTGCCCGACGAAAACGATTCGACCAAAACGAAGGATCAACAGGTCGTCAATCCCGACGGCAGAAGCAACCTCTTCATGGAAGGGCTGAATCTCATATTCCGTAATTGGGATCAGGGCAGCGACCCTTGGTTCGCCGTCAACGCAGGTTCGGAGATTCGGAACAGCGTTTTCGCCAAACGTTTCGGGCACGCGCGCGACGGCAAGTACGACAGAGCGCAAGGCCTTACGTCGGTTGTCGAGGACAGCCGTAAAGTCCCGTGGCCTGTAACCGCCGACGCGTTCAGCGGCGTCCCGGCGTCTTTCTGGGATGACCTCGATACCGACGATATGAACACCCCGTACGTCTGCAAGTGGCCTCAGTGGATCGAGGGATGGGACAGCGACACCTCGATGAACGTCTTTACGTCCCCTGTCGGGTGGGTCGCGAAGATTCTGGCGCAGAACGACGTCAACGGCAACGCCGCAAAAGCGCCTTCAGGATATAAGCGCGGCGTATTACGCGGCGTAAAGCGGCTGTCGCGGATTTTCGACAACGAAGACCGCTTGAAACTTGTCGAGTATAAGTGGAATCCTATTAAACAGGACGATTCCGGGTACACGCTGTGGGACGAATTAACCGCGCAGGCTATCGACAGTTCCTTGTCGAATCTGCACGTCATGTGGGCGTGGCAGCGCATCAGACGCGGAATCGAATCGCGGTTGCGCGATTTCATTTTCGAGGACAACGACGAGAACACCGTGAGCGCGATGCTCGGGCTTCTGCGGAATCAAGCCGACGGCTGGCGTTCGCAGGGGTTCATCAACGAGTACAATATCAACGCCGACAACAATCGGTACGGGACGGATCAGATTTACATAAATTGGGATTGCACGTTTAAAGAATCCGCAAGGACGATCGTTGTCGACGTTACGGCGTACAGAAGCGACCAGCCGTTGTCGGTGTCTTTGGCCGAGAATCCGTTCTAAGGAGACGACTATGCCCGTTACAGCTAATTACGGCAATTTACGGACGACGAGCGCTTATCATTACGCGCTGTCTCATAACTGGGATCTGCGGATAACCCAATTTCCCGAGCAGCTGATGGGGCTGGTTCCCGCCTTCGGAAACGAAGCGGGCATCATCAACACGTCATGCACGCAAGTGTCCAACCTGCCGAGCTCTAACTTGAACGAGGGCATTATAAGCGGGAATGTAAGGGGGATTCCGTTTCATCAGCCCGGCGGCCGCGAATCCTCGGTGCGGGAAATAAATCTGTCGCTGAACGAATGGTATGACTACCGCGTGTTCCGGTTTTTCGAGAGCTGGAAGAGCATGGCCGTAAACAGATTCGATTTTTCTCAAAATCTTAACGCTATGATTCCTGGCGGAGTCCATATCATACTGACGGATTCCGACAGGCAAAACGTTGTGATGACTTATAACTTGTACGACGTTTGCTGCACCAAATGCAATCTCGGCGGCGAGCTGTCGTCCGAACCCGACATTATGAAGGTTCAGATCTCTTTAAAGTGCGGATTTTTCGACATTTTTGCAGGCGCCGGCGGTATGGATAAGGCAAGAACCAGCGGCGCGTATACATGGACAGACCTATAACCGCTTGCGGAGTTTATTATGAGCTCTCCCATAAATTTTTCCGAAGGTCAGATTCAAGGGCGTCACTATGCGATGACCCACAACTGGGCGGTGTCCCTCACCGCGGACAGCGACTGGCCGTCCGAGTTGAGCGACGCTCTCGACTCGCTTAACGACTCCGCGTACAATAACGGCGTGGGGATTATATCAGCCCTTTGCCAGCAGGTGTCGGTGCCTAACACAAACGTCTCCACGGTGGAAGGCAACGTCCGCGGCGTACACTTTCACCAGATTCAAACTAGGGCGTCCGCGCCGATACAAACGTCTATGGTGTTTTACGAACCTCACGACTACAGGCTGTTCCGGTTTTTCGAACTTTGGAAGAGTTTGACGGTAAGCCGTTGGGACGGAAGCCAGAATCCCGAGTGCAGGATCCACAGCGGGGCGGTCATCAGTCTGCTTACGCATGACAGGAATAAGTCCGTCATAGATTATCCGCTGTACGAGACTTTTTGCGCATCCGCGGCTATCTCGGATCCGCAAGGATCGGGGTCGCTTCAGCAAGTCAGCGTAACTCTGCAGAGCGCGAATTACGGCATTATCGTGTATAACGCGGACGGCATTCCCGCGTATCAGCAGATAAAGGATAAGGACGGAAACAGCGACGCCGACTATCTCGGAAACTCCAAAACTTGGATGTCGGGCGACGGCAAAAAGCGTACCGTGTAAGGAGGCGCTATATGTCGTTCGTTTCTCCAGATTACGGCAAATTAAGGACGCAAAGGTTCGCGCTCTCTCACAACTGGGATCTAGTCCTCCCTATCGATCTTCTCAGCGGACTCATCAGCCTCATACCGGGAGACGTGTCTAAAGCTATCGCAGGCGCAATGTCTCCGAACATCAAATGCACGTCCGCGACGATGCTCACCACTACGCTGAAAACGGCGACCGCTAAAGTGTACGGGCTTCGGACTACGCAAATTATAGACGCGGAGCAATCCAATTCCATACAGCTCGTAATCTATGAGGACGACCTGCATATAAATTACAGATTATTCACCGTGTGGCGCGACCTTGGAATGAACTCGGCTAAAACGTTCTCGCATTTGACGCGGAAGTGGGTCAGTTTGCCGCGAGGGGTCTTCCTGTGGCTTTATACGGGGAGCCGCACCGTCCCGACGATGTCGTTTGAGATGTTCGACGTGCAGCCTACGAACGTCGTCTTAAGCAATCCGTCGAACGACGGGCAGTTTATGACCTGCACCGTGGATTTGAAATACAGCAATTACGAGGTTTTGTGATTGACCGCTTCGACGGCCGGATCAGCCGTCCGTCCGGCTGTTTGCAAAATATTTCACGTCCGCTCCGCTCGGACTCCCGCACGGTTTAAAATCCAACAGAGACCCCCGCCGTCCGCGTACGAGAAACGCCGTCGCGGCGTACAGCTCCTGCAATCGCTCTTTGCTTACGCTCCGCGCTTCCCGCAGACAGTCTTCATAGGTTTTAGCTTCCGATGTCACGGCAAGCATCCTTGCGATCCGAAAAGGCTGTCCAACGCCCGTCGTAAACCGACTCTTCGAGCAGACTCAGCAGCCATTCAGGCTTAAACTGCGGCGGATCCGCGCGATACGCTATAACTCCGGTGAGTTTCAAAAGGCGCTCAATCTTTTCGTCGGTCTCGACGAGCCCCTCCTGCGCGTAATATTTCGCGAGCAGCTCAGGCCCTGCGACGTCCTCCAGTCGTATCTTTTTCGGCGGCGTGTTGCCGACCGCGTATTCCGGCAGTTCTGTATCGGTCATTTTGAACGGTTCTCCTCGCTTGATTATATGTTTGACCGCGGCGTCTAGGCCGTCGCCCCCGCCTCCGAACTTCAGCGGGCAGGCGTCCTCGGTTCGATAACCGGTGTTCGGCTTCAAAATTCCGTATTCGAACATTGGAACCTCCCGCGGCGGCGCGGATTTAACGCTTAAAGTTCGCTTACGCCGCCCAAGTCTTCTTGAATTCTTCCGGCGTCCCGTACTTAGCTATGAGCGTTTCCGCGCAATTTCCCGGAAAATACAAAGGACTCTCGCAATGCGGCTTATCTTTCGAAATACGGAAATCGCCGCCCCAAAACAAGCCTATGCGTTTGGCGATCGCCCCGACCCGCGCGAAAAAACCGTCGTCGTCGTCGTATTCTTTCCCGCGCGCATTGCGGCAAAAATCAAAAGCGACTCCCCAATTATGCGCGGAATTCGGATATTGCACCCACGTGACCTGCTTTCCCGGCGTCGTTCGGCCTTGCGCGTACAGCTTGTCCTGCTCCGACCGGCTTCTGAACGTTTCCGTGATCAGCACGGGCAAACCTTCCTTCGCGGCTTCGACGACAAGCTGTTCGGCTTGTTTCCGTACGTCTGGATGCAGCAGTTCGATTCCTCTCATAACGCCCTCCTCATTTCGGCGGCTTGAAAAAGCCGTCGTATTCTTGAATGTCCAACGCGTCTCGGTTTAACAGCAAGGTCTTGGCGAAAGCTCTCGTTTGCGGGTTCGAGACTACTTTGGTAAGAACGCCCGTCACCACGTAATCCCCGGACTGAACTTCGGAATTCATCGACGTGCCGGGAATCAGCGAATGGACTCTGACGAAATCCCCTACCATTATCGGCACTTTCCGCCTGTCTGCGATTTGAAGCATTTTGGACGTCCCGCCGAATTTGCTCAGGCGGTTCATGTTCAATATCGCCGCTTCGTGATAGTGTTTATGAACATTGCCGCTGACGAATCTGTCGGCTCCGGCGTAAGCCCGAACCGAACTTTTGCCGTAAAACCCGTCGTTGTCTTTCGCCTGCGGGGCGGCGTTAAAAACGCCTTTGAAAATCGGTTCCGAGTCCACGGGTTTGCACACGCCGTCCGCGGTGTCGACGTCGAATTGGTTAAGCTTTCTGCTGCCCACGCGGTAGTTGAACAGCGCGGAGCTGCTGGCGTACGCGTCGTCCGACATCAAGGTCGTGTCTTTCATCGGAGTTCCGTCGTCGACGGAGACTTCGGCGTCTTTGGAGTCGCGCCTGAGTTCTATAATTTTGTTGCGTTGGTATAGATCAATCAATCTGAACGTGCCGAACTTGTCTTCGCCTTTGCCTAGAATGTTGCCGGTGATCCCCGGAACCATGAGGCTCCCCGCCTTGTACGAATGCAGCCACACGGAGTCCACGAACTCCCGCGCGGTCTGCTCCCTTCGCAGCCATGTCATCTTATCGTTGTAGTTGGACGCTTCCAGCGTGGATTTGCCGTCCGCGTCTTCTATGCAGAAATACTCCTTTACGGCGTCTTTTATCGCTCCGACGGAATCTTTGTTCTTGTACGCTTTATACCCGCTGACGTTCACGTAGTCGCGGTTCGACGTAAGAGCCATCACAAATCCGCCGGCGGATTTTCTATGCCCCGCCACTTGCCAGCGGCTGTGCGCCGCGACATCCTCCGAAAACCCTATGACCATGTTTACGGAAGTCAGTTCGTGCAGCATATAGTCTTGAATTTCCGAAGCGAAATCTAAGGTCACGGCGGCGCACGGGATGTCGTTGCCGAGCCGTTCGGCGATAGACACGTCGACGGCCGTTTCCGGCCCTACCACGTCTTCGATATTGCCGAAATCCATTCGGAAGTAGACTTGATTGTTCAGCTGTATCATTTTACGCTCTTCCAGTGCATGTAGGCGGATTCCAAATCGGGCATGTCGATATAGTCGATCACCGCTCCCGCCGAAAGCTCGGTAATGCACAGAATCGCGTTTAACCGTCTCAATATCCAGTATAGATTCTTATTGCCCCATATATTGTCGGCTATCAAGTCCATGCGGTACTCTTCCCGCTGGTTGACGCGGTATTTTCTGATTGTCGCGTGGTTGCACAGATAATCGAAAAATCTGTCGCCGATAATGTCGCTGTCTCCGTCGACGAACTCAGCGAAATTCTTTTCCGCGAATTTCGACGCCGCCATAAGCTCCCCCTCAGTCCGTTTTGCGGGTGCTGAAACGGGTGTTGTAGCCGCGCTGCGACATGTCTTTTATAAACGAGTCGAGGTTTTTATGGCCGCGCTCTTTGACGTGGCTGTCGATATTGTCTTTGCCCGAAACCGTATGCCTCGCCGTGCTGTCGGGATGGCTGTGCTGCCACGAGAGCGTCTGTTCCCCGCCAGACGGGAACCTGCCCCAGTCGGAGGCGTGGTCTTGGGCTCTGGCTTTGCCCGCCCCCAAAGCGGACAGCCCCATCATGCCGATCATGGCGGCGGTGCGGAGACGTTTGCCCTCGTCGATCTCGCCGTACCCGTCTTCGGGCACGTTCTCGTACAGCTTCAAAATCCTTTGAACCGCGGCGTCCAATTCATCCATAACATCCTCCTGAAACGTAGAGTTTGCGGGTTTGGAAAATTTGCTTAAACTGTCTTTTTGGGCTTTGGCGATGTCTTCGCCGCCTCCGTCGTGTTCGCGCTCTTTTTCCGCAGGTTCGCGCGGGGCGTTCGACGGATTCGGCGGATTCGCCGGATCGCCCGAATTTTCGGCCATGCCGCCTATAATCGGAGGCGGCGGCGAAGAATCGGCGGTCGTCGTTTTCAGCGGGCGTTCGCGGTCAAAGTATCGGGCTCCGTCCGACTTACACCGTTTAAGATTGTCCGTCAAATAACGGCTTTGACGGTCGGCGACGGGGTTTCCGGTCTGCGGACGATCGGGCGCGAAACACGCGCCGTAGAAGCGCGAAGCGTCCGCGCGGCCTATTTTGGCCGAATCGAAGCCGTTCGGCCGCGTCTGGGCGTAAAGTTCGATGATTTTTCGCGCGGTAGCCATGTTATAAATATAGCGAAAATTTGCAAAAAATACAACGGTTGTAAATTTTCAGGTATTTCGCTATCTTTAGGAAATGGCTACCGAAACTTCCGAGACCTATTTCCAGCTTGACGCGCCTCCCGCGCCCGGACGGTTAAAAGGGCGGTGGCGTCCCGACGTAAGGTACTCCGAAGGCGATCTTGCGGACGCCGAGGGCGAGGTCAGGATTCTGGGAGCGGACGGGAAGACGGACGGTCTTCCGCCGGGAGCGGAAATCGCGGGCTACGCGGACGAAACAGGCAAGCTGCGCAAACCTCCGCGGTGGTGGGTCGCGGCTCCCGACGAAATCGAGGCCGCCCGCGCCGAATCTCCGGACAAATTCAGGCAGTCCATGAACCTGAACCGCCGTCCGGCCTTGCGGGTGACGTACAGGGAGGCCGGCGGCGCGGAACCCGTCCCGTCGGAAATCCGCGAAATCGGCGGGGCTTATTATTTAGCGCCGTCGAATTCCGGCGGCGGAGTAAAAGCGGAACTGACGCATCGGGATTCCGACGGCCGTTGTTTTTGGAAGCCGTCCGTCTGGGAGAACGTGACGGAAGAGGTTACGCAATATCCTAACAAATACGTGAGGCTGCAGTCCGTGCAGCCGCAGCTGCTGGACGCGTTCGTTTTGTCGAAGGGCGTGCCGGCTTGGTACTATTACGATTTGCTCGGACATCCCGATTCGAGGCGGCAGCTTAAAGGCGTCGTCGACCTGCTCCGTTCGGTAAGAGGGACGGTTTACGGGCTGAAAGCGTACCTGAACCTGATAAACTTGGAGGCCGACGTCGAAAGGCTGAAGCCTGAAGAGGCGTACGAATTCAACGCCGCGATAAAACTTAAACTCGAAGAGGCGTTAAAGGACTTCGACAGCCGCCTGAAACGGAATTATCAGGAGTTCGAACGCTTAAGAGACAGCTTCGCGGAACCTGAATTCGGTTTAGGAGTCAAAAACGCGGCCGGCGGATTTACGCACATACGCGGAAAAGCGTGGTCTGACGAAGACCGCGAAGCGAACAAGGATTTTAAAGCCGGCGACTACTGTTTCTTAAACTGGACAGGGAACGGCGGCGGGAAAGATTATCGCGGATGTCTGCTTTTCAGGAAGAAACGCGATTGGGAAAACCGTGAAAATCCGATCAGGCCTCCCGAACCCGATTCGGACGGAAAGGCGCGGGATTCCGACGATTGGGAATGGATATACACTTATAAAGTAATTACGCGCGAGGCGGGGTACTATAAAGAGCTGTCGAAAGAGTTGCGTCTGTGGACGGCGAATTACAATCCCGACAATAGTATGTACCGTCTGCATTTGGCGAATTTTTTAGGGCCGGACGCGAACGCCGACGGGTCGGTTACGAATCCCGAAGCGCAGCAGCGCATAACCTGCCATCTGCGCGGACTGATCGAGTTCCTGATCCCCGCGTGGATCAGGATGGAGAGCGAAGTCTATTTACTGGATCGGGCGGACGGCGGCGTTTTAAACCACGCGTCGAGTTTCGGGGTTTTTCCGCCGCAGGATTCCGTCGGGGCAGAGCCGCACACTTTGACCGTGCTTCCCTGCATAGGGCCTATGGGGGCATGGATTTCCCGTACGGACGCCGTAGGCGTAAGGGAGGACGGTTCCGAGTTCGGGCTGACGGAGCGGGACGCATTGGTTTCCGACGCGGAAATGGACGGGCGGGTTTTGAGCGGGGAGATAAAAGGTTATTATTGGCGGGAAAACTATATGGACGGAAAGTACCCTGACGCGACGCTGAAGGTCAGGGTTCCGGCGTTCCAAAAAGTGAAACTGACGGCAAGGCTTACGGGCGGCGGCAAACGCTGGCGGGATTTGGAGCCTCATGCGTGGCGGGAGTATGAGATACGGACGTGGGGGTCGTTGGAAAGCGGAGTCGCGGCCGCGGACGGTTTTCAGCGGTGGTCGCTGCTGAACTCGTACCACTACCTGCCGCATTTCAGGGTTGCGGACTGCGGAAGCGACGGGCGGTGGATGGATATGGAACCTACGGCGTGGGGGAGATGGGCGAATACGCGGTGGGCGGATATTAGCGGCAATAACGGAACTTCGCGATATGCCTGCTGTAACACGAGAGGAGACTAAAAAAATGAGCAATTTCGAGAAACCTGAGTTGAATCCCGACGGGAAGTGGACGCCGAAAGCGGACTTAGCCTTGCCTGACAGAACCGACAATGTCCGGGTGGCTGATTTAAACTATAATTTTCAAAAGATAGACGCCGATTTTATCTGGAACGGCGGAGGACTGATAGGCGACCGAGGGGACAAAAAGAGTATTAACTGTCTAAGTTTCGTTCCCTCGAAAGAGGTGTTAAACCGCGATCATGTAGTTGCGAGCACAGACACAGTCTACTCCAGGGGTGGCATTTCGTTCAGTAAGGACGTCCATACCCGTATAGATCAAAATTCTCATATCAGTGTCAACGGCGATGAAGATACGACACTGAAGTTCGGAGCCGGAAGATACTCTTTCTGCACCAGATACACCTCCGCCTACTGGAAGCATGAGTCGGGTTCGACCTTGTACGACATTGTATCCTCAGAAAATTGGAGCGGCATTCAGCTTCCATACGGTTCTTTTGACAGATACACTGGCACGTATTTGTCTTCGCACGAGCTATATCTCGGAATCGGCGATAGCAGACCGGCTGTGTCCGCTGTTTTTGGCGACGAACACAACGACTCGTATGTGTATATCGGCACTGGTCTGCAGAGTAAACGCGAGTTGCACATGATGGGGAATTCTAACGAGTTTAGTATGCACGGTCGTAGCGACGTAAACATCGGTTTGGGGGCTAGCGGCAATACGCTTCAAGTTCACGGCGACGGATCCCGTATTATTTGCGGAACGGAAGACTCGGCCGGCGCGACAGTCAAGATACAAGGTAACTCGCCTATGCTTATTTGCGGAACGGCGAACAGTCGATCCGCGTTTGTCAATTTACAAGGCACGACAGCCAGCTTAAAAATAGGCGAGTTTACATTCACGGCAAACGGAAACGCCTTGTCTTTAACTAAAGACGACGACAGTACCGGAATAACAGATATTTACGCTTTACTTAAAACCTTACAGAATCAACCGTAGTTAGGAGGTTAGCTGTGAAATACTACTTGGAATTTCCGATTCCAATCGAATGCGGGCTGCAATGCCCGTACTGTTTCCACTCCGAGGCTTGGAAACTGCAAGCGGAAAGCCGCGAAAAATTCCTTGAAAAGTACGAGGACGTCTGCGTCTTCACGCTCGACCGGTTCAAAGCGTGGCGCGACAAGCACCTCGCGGACGCGAGCGAGTTCCTCGTCGAGCTCTCGGGCGGCGAGATGTCCCACCCTAAGTGTCAAGAGTACGTGCTGAACGTTCTCGACAACTTAGGCAAGAGTTCTTTTCAGCTTCAGACGAACGGCCTCGGAGACGAGGACTTCTACAACGAAGTCGTCAAGCGGAAAGACGTCATCGACAGGATAGGTTTCACTTATCATAGAAAGTCTATCGATAAGACGCCCGATCCGCAAGCCGCGATAGACAAGTTCTACAAAACCGTCTATCTGTTCAAGAACGCGGGTTTTACCGTCTACATAAAAGAGATACTGTTTCCGTATCTGAAGCAGAGTATCCTGGAACACAAAGCGAGCGCGGAGGCGCAAGGCATTGAGTTCCGGATTCAGGACTTCAAACCGATCGCGGGGCGCAGCCGCACGCCGTACTACACGCCCGAAGAGATGGCTTTGGTGCATCCCGAATACTGTCACGGAGGGCCGCACTGCGCCTGCAGACCCGGTTACAAAAACATCATCGTGCGCGGTTTCGATTACTTCGCGGGAGACGTGATCGGGTGCTGGCAGGATCCGAAACCGATAGGCAACGTTTTAGACGACTGGTACGACCCTAACTATTCCATAAACAAACTAACCACAGGAGAGTTGAAAGTGGAAGCTCCGAATTTAGACGTAAACCATGTTCAGGCGGTAACGGCAAAGCCCTTGCGCGAAGCGGGGGAGACTGCGCTTACCGGCGATCCGACGCCCTTCAGGCAGAAACTTATCACGAAGCTGGATAAGTACCGACTGGAGTTCAGCCAAATCGACGCCAGGATCACCGAGTACAAACAGCAGATCGCTATTTTGACGGATCGCGGCAGGGAGCTTATCGGGGCTATCAACAGCGCCGAAGAGCTCATCAACGAGTTAGGCGGGGACTGACGCGGATGCCGGACGCGGAACTTATTCTCGCGCGCGTCAGGAACGGGCGTCCCGGTTTCATAAAGACGGGGATTCCGAACGAGTGGTTCCCCGATATGGAGTATCCTGCCGGATATTACGTATACGACCCGGACGCCCCTAGGGACGAAACCCTGTCTATGGGCATGGGAATTACGATAAAAGACGGTTTTAAGCGTTACGGACTGTTTTACAGAAACCTGAGCGGACGGAACCCCGCGGTTCCTCCGCACCGGAATCCCGCCGACTGGGAACCCGTCGATGAAACCGACCCGAAAGACGGGGCGGGCCGCGAAGGGGGCGGGTTTACGCTGTACTTGACGCGCGGGGACGTGGAACTGCGTCCTAGATTTTCAACGGAGGCTGTAGTATGGACAAACCAGGATTCATAACCGTCAAGGGTTCGCGCGAGTTCAACCGCGCATATCTGCGCCCGACCGTAAGGTTCATGCTTTGCGGGGCCAAACTGTCGAACGTAGACGGATACCCGGACGCATCCGACGCTCCCGACAGCCTCAGAAATTTAGAGAGGCTGCAAGGGCGCGAAGAGCCGTCGGACGGTTCAATGATCCCCATAAACAACGTATCGGGGACTTCCTACGGCGACGGAAATTTCGCCGCGCGGGTTTCGATCCTGATCGACAGAAATTCCGTCAAGGACGACAGCTTCGAGCGGTTTCACGAAATCGGGATATACGCGCAGATCTGTCAGAACAACCCGCCAGAGTACGATTCGGGGCGTCAGTACCGATTCGGGGACGTCGTCGTAAATCCTGCGGACGGCGGCCTGTTCCGAAGCCTGAAACCCGCCAACGGAGCCGCGTTGGCCGCCGGAGAGGCGTGGTTGCGGCTGCCGAGGCCGGCGGCCGAACAGACGCTTACGCATCAGCGATGGTATCCGATACCGGGCGAAGAGGGCGACCCTTTCCTTTTTTACGTCGTCTCGAAGCGCGCGCACCCGATTTGCCTGGACAATCAGACGGCGATCAAGTACACGCTCGACATAGAGCTGCGCGAAGAGCAGGCTGACGCGATATACCTGCCGCCCGAAGACGCGCACGGCTTCCCCGAAGTTCAGCTGGCGTATTTGGAAAACATAAGCCAAGCCATGAGAGCGGCCAGAAACGAACAGCGGATAGCGGAGGTGGCGGTTAAAAGTCTGCAGGGGGAGTTCGTTGCGGACAAAGCGTACTCCCGCGGCGACGTCGTAAAGAAGGACGGGCGCCTATGGATTATGGTGAACAGTACGAATTGGAGCGGCAATCAGCTTTTAAAAAGCCTAAAAAGGTTTCCCGATCCGAACAACGCTCAAGTCGAGTGGGTCGGGACGTCCAATCCGACGGCCGTAATTTCTTGGGTGCATTTAAGCCGCGAAATAATCAACCTGATCGACACGTGGGACGGAACCCTTGACGGCAAGCTTTATCCGGGAGGCCGGATAGTCGTGTGGCGCGGAAGACTGTTTTACAGGTGCAAGACTTCGACCGCTTCCAACCCGGAACCCGGCACAAATTCCGCAATTTGGAAAGAATTCAAAATAGGCAGGGGGACATAATGAACCATCCGTTTCAGCAGTGGGAAAACGCTCTTAAATTCATGTCCGAGGCTCAAGAGGACGTGAAAGAACTCGTGTCGAAGTGGAAAGAGATGCTCAATACCGAGCCCGGTTGCGTCGAGTTTCATTTCTTCGACGGATCCATGTATACTATTCCGAATTTCGCCAAAATGCTGGGACAGATGACCGTGTGGAGCGCCGCGAGCGATCCGGGCACGCTGGTGCTGAGAGACGAGCGCGGCGGCATAACCGCTAAGAACGTCGGATTGGAGGACGGGCGCTGCAAAACCGAAATAAACCCTTGCTGGACGGATATAAAACACGCCCCGGACGGGGAGTTCAGTAAGGCTCAAGCATACAGCGCAAGACATAATTGGGACGGGCTTACCGTTTACGGGGACGGGTTAGGCGGCAGAGAAGGAGCCCCGGAGGTTATCAAACTCACTAGAGGCGGCGCGGACAGCGATCCGCGACTCACGATGAAACCGAAGTCGGGAGGCGCTTTGACCGTGAGCAAGAACGGCATCAACTATCGCTCGGACAGAGTTATAGATTCCGAGTACGATACCGTGTGGAGCATTGACGACGGGACTGGCACGGACAAATCAGGCCCGTACTTATATCTCAATACTCACGCGTCTAGAAGCGCGGCCGGGCATACGAGATCGGCGGCGCTCCGTGCGGACGCGCTGTGGGGAAATTCCGAAAACGGGATCTTTTCCATGTCGGCCAATCACATCAAATTCAATCAGTCGGTAGAGTCTACTAGGTTGGTTGTAGGACGCTTGACGGAAAAGGAAGAAAAGCCTCTAGCGGCGTATGCCAACTCAGCGCTAGGTTTTAAATGGGAAAATCTGACAGCCCTGGATGTAAATGTCTTCAACACCGTATACCCTAATAAGCTGTGGCTAAACGGCATATACGATTTTGTTATCCCCTTCCCTAAAGACTTATTAGATGCTTTAGAGACTACCGCCGACTCTGAAACTATCGATGGTAAAACAACCAACCCGCGACATAAATTGGCGCAGACATATTTCAATGCGATAAATTGGGGATATTTAAGTTTTAAATTACCGAATGGGCTGGTAGCAAATTTTAATATTACGGAGAGTCAGTTATACGCCGTAGCTTCTAAGCGACTTCGTAATGTTCCGCTGTGGAGCGAGAAAGCCGAGATTGATACCGGAGACGTTGTAAAAGGCACTGACAATAAACTCTATCGAGCGGAAGATTTATCGCTTTTATACAGACCTACCGCGCCTGGCGAAACAGACGGCGGTAAATATAGCAAGGGCCGTAGGTTTTGGGTGTGGGACAACGACCATGAAACGCGTTCGCAAGGTCGTAGTTTCGCGAAACTGGTGCGCAACGCATCAGAACGCGATGCTGCATCTCATCAGATTAGGCAACTGTATCCGCCGTCCGCGAATATCTTAGCTGATACCGGTCGCGCCGAAGTGTGTCGAGTGTGGCAGCCGCTATGGGAAGTTATCTACGGAGTCCACCTAACCGGAAGCGGTTTGCCTTCTGCTCTAGAACCCCCTATGGTATATAACGGGATGTTTCATTTTATCACCGATAATCTCGATTCCGAGCTAATTAACGACGACTGACGAGGAACCTATATGAAATCATTCGACGATGTTTTAAACATTCTCGCGAACTCCCACTACGACATGCGGGAGCTTGTGGCGAAGTGGCAGGAGATGCTGTCCCCCGATCCCGCCGAAGTCGTTTTCCGCTTCTTCGACGGCGCGGAATTCAAGGTCGAGAATTTCGCCTCTATTCGAAAACACGTTGAAAACGCCATAAGCAATTACGGCAACGTGGCGCTTATGACCGACGGCGATAAATTAAACTATAATAACGGTTCCCTTTTGATAGGGACGGAAAACGGCCCTCATATCGCGCACCGCGTCAATCAGGTTATAGGGTATCGTCAGAAGAACCTCCTTGACGGCGGAACCGAGACGAACGGAAATTTCGGCATAAACGTGGCGCAGGTGTGGGGAACCAGCCTCCCCGACGCCGCCGACAGAACCGTCGGCGCGGTCGCGAACACGGACATGTGGGGTTTGGACGCCGACCGCGTGCAGGGCCGGAAGTTCGAGATTACGGGCGGCAAAGGATTGAACCGCGACAGCGGCTCCAGCGGCGTGTGGATAAGCTCGGACGGGTTGCAGTTGCGCGGAGGGAATCCGGATCACCGCGCGACGGTGGATCATAACGGCGTCAGGGGCGTGACCTCCGAAAACAAAGAATGGGAATACGGCGTAAGGGAAAGCCAAATGGTGAAGTCCTTGCTCTCCATAGCCGACGCTATAGCAGGAGAACCCGGCAGCGCGCCAGAAAACGACGACCCTTGCAAACTGTCCGGCAATAACATAAACTTGCTGCAAAACGTGCAATACCACTCGATAACTTTGAGACTGGAGAAGGGCGGGACAATTTCCGGTAGTTTCGAGCGCGGAGACAATGGGGTAACGGGCGGTAAAGAAACATTTGCAATAAACAATAACGGGCCGTTAGTTGTTCAAGTCCCGCCGATATTCGACAGCAAAAACACGGCTATTGTAAGCGTGGCTATGGGCTGCCCTCGCCATTCTAACCCCCGCTGGGGTATTGCAAAATGGATATATAAAGCCAAACTGCAAGAAGGGTCACCGGACGGGTTGCGTTTATTTATTTACGACCCGCATATCGTTCCGTCTGCCGGGCAAAAACCCGACGGCAGCGAAATTACAGTGGGAGTAACCGACGTCTACTTATTCATTCAATACGCTTCTTTTACGTAACAGGCGCGGTCTCGGTTTCCGCGCCCGCCGCCTTCAGCCGCCCTTCGGCGGTTTTGAAGTAGCCTTCGTCGATCTCGAAGCCGATGAAACTTCTGCCCAGATTCAAGGCGGCGACGCCTATGCTTCCGCTGCCCATACAGCAGTCTAACACCGTATCGCCTACGTTCGTGTACGTCCTGATGAAGTATTCGCACAATTCCACGGGTTTCTGCGTCGGGTGAACGGGCGAATTGTTTCGCGCGGATATTCGTACGATTCCTCGCGGAAACCGCTCGCCCTTGTTGTCTTGCGCGACGTACTTCGCCCGGCTGCATAGAGCTTCCGTGGAAGTCCTGTGCGAAGTCGATCTGCCGTCTTTGTACGGCTCGCCCGGTTCCATCTGCGGGTTGTAGGTCGGCGGCTCCTTGTAGAAGACGGCGACGTCCTCGAATCCCTGCGTGTGCATTTTACGGGCGTTCATAAAATTCGTAGCAATGACCTTGTCCCAGACCCAAGTCTGACGGAACATCTTCAGATTGCTCATAATTAACGCGGATGTGAACGGCTGGCGGCAGGTTATCGCGATTGCGCCGTTGTCCTTGATTATGCGGTTGAATTGCGGCCACAAACGGTCGAACGGAATTACATTGTCCCATTTCAGGGCGGTTTTGCCGTAGGGAGGATCGACGAAAATCATGTCGACGCTTTTGCCGGCGAGTTCCGACATGCCTTCGACAGCGTCGATATTTTTGATTCGGCAGGTCATGTTTTACTAGCCTTCGCGAAGAGGGCGCTGATTTCGTCCTGGTTGAGATTGGCGTCGCCGCGTTTCGCGATCATGTCTTCGGGACGCTCGGGTTCGGCGAACGGCGCCGCCGCTTCGGGCGACGCTCCCGTGTTTCCGTTGCATTGCGTCTTATCGTTGCCGGCGTTGCAGAGATAGAACGCGTCGAACGGGCGGTTGCGCGCGTTGCGGAAGACTTTGACGGAGACCCTGCAATGTTTGCAAGGGGCGATAATCGGCAAGCCCCATAGATAACGGAACGCGTATACGACAGTCATAGAAAACACCCCGTAATGGAGTTGAACCATTCTCATGTAGCTTAGAAGGCTACCGCCTGATCCGCTAGGCTAACGAGGCGTTGCAGTCGGCGTAAAAAAAAAGACGGAGCTTACTCGGCTGAAAAGGCGCATGTCAGGCCCTCGCGAATCCCCCGCCGCTGTCGAAACGGGTTATTTAACCGCGACCTTTGACTCCGTCTATAATGAGGCAGGGGAGCGGCCGTCTTCAGACGGCTTGTTACGGCCGGCCTTAAACGATCGGCCCTGCGATTCTTCACATGCGAGAAATTGCAACCACTAAGACCATCATCAGTAAAAAACATATCAGCCACACCATAAGTACCTTCTTTCGAATAATTTTGGATAGCCGCAGAGTCTTACTCGGTCGTGTTAAAAATTACGCCGCTTCCGCTTCCTCGCGCCCGGCCCGGTCGATTTTGAAATCGCGCACGGTCTTTACGAGCGTCGTGACTCCGGCTTCCGCGTATTGTATAAACTGCAACAGTTTCTCCGACCAACCGGCAATATAGTTCACGCGATTGTCGTGCGGATTGAACTGCACGGTTCCGTACCCCTGCAAATCGACGGCGTGCACCCAAACGTCGGGGTTCACATTCTTGCGGTACGAGTTCACGACCGCTTGCGCGGCAGCGCCTTTCGGCGCTCTGTCACAGAACGTCTCGAACGGCAACTTGTTGTAATAGTATTCGGCGCTGAACACGTTCGCCTCATTGTCTGACAGCAAAATAATTCTGTCAACCTTTATCTTTTTAGTTAAAAGGTATTCCATAGGTTTGTAGACAGCCGTGCCGCCGCCGAACAGTCCCTGAATACTCTTGACCTGGCTCAGAATCCTGCCCTTGGCGGACACCGATTGCGGGTAAACTTCAGAATCGAAAGTCAAGAATACGGTGTCGGGCGATAACTTGGCGGCTATGCTTCCTAACAGCAAACCGATTTCCGAGCAAGTCATTTTGCTTTTTTTGCTGACGGGCGCGTCCATCGAACCTGACACATCCGCGATCACGGCCGTCCGCCCGTCGAACTTAGGCAGATTATCGACGCTGTGCTCCAGCGCGGTTTCAAGTGCGTCGAAAACCTTGGAGCCGGCTTCCGGGACGTCCTGCAGTTCCTTGTATGCCGACAAGTAGCGGAACGGAAGCTGACGGCTCTTCAAGACATCCGCTTTATTCGATATTTTGTATATAACTTCGTTAAGGTGAGCTTCGGAAACCCCGGCCTGTAGAATATTGCGCAGATTCCTCAGACAGGCCATCCCGCCAAGGTGCTTACCCTCGATTAGGTTTTCCCAAACTTCCTTCTTGTTCCCCTTCGCCGAAAGCTCGGTCTCCCAAGTCACGGGGGTCTCCAGCTTGTCCTCAAGGCAACGCTTGAACAAGGCTTCCTGCTCCCTGTCTTTAGGTTTGGGGTGGCAGAGGTTGATTAGGTCTTTCATCTTGACCTCGTGACCGTTCCCCTTATATTTGGCCATACCGTAGGAATCGGTTCGATTTAAACAGTCGGCTACGCCGCGCTTCAAGCTCTGAGGCAACGGTTTCCCGAACATCCCGATATAACACGCTATAATTTCGGTCATGTCGTCGGGCCGGATTACGACATTATTCACGAGGCGGCGGACAAGTCCCCGCTGATTGCCGTAATCTCTGTCGAGAGCCTTAAGTCGATATAGTTTCGCGAGAATCGCGGTAAGGGCATGCGAAACCGAACGCATATTGAAGACGGTTCGCGCATATACCGCGAGATTCGCGACATATTCAGGATCCTTTTGCGCGACGGCCGCGGCGAGCTTGACGAGGCCGTCCGCATCGCCGCCTGATTTGTAGAACTTAGGCTCGCCGAAGAAAGTGGTAAACGCCTGGGACGTCAGGGTCGCTTCGTCGTTCAGCTTGTAGGCCGGGAATCCCTGCAGGTTGGCGGTTTTAACCGGCGGCTCCGTCAATTTGTTGAACTTAGCCATTTTGAGGCTCCTTGTTACGCTACGACAGCATTTCAGTATAGGCGCACAAATCCGGCAATTTTTCAGGCTCTTTGCGCGTTTAGGTTCAGGCGCACCGTCAATATCGCTAGAGAGGCATTCCGCGCCTAATAATAATAATAGGCTCAAGGCACTGCTGACCGTGCTTACTATGCTTAAGCCGACGCAAACGGCGTTAGCCGCATGGTATTTAATGGCGAACATAAAACAAACGCAAGTTGTAACCGAAAGCACGGAAAATATTTTAGACCACATCGCCGCGCCTCCCTAAGAGAGATAAGGCTGCGTGAAAAGCGTTATAGGCTATAGGGATTTGAACCCTCATCTCCCGACTATAAATCGGGCGCTTTACCGTTAAGCTATATCCGCAATCGAATAGAAGTAACCAATAACTCACATCGCAGCCTTAATGTCTCAAAAATAAAGTAGCCCTGAGAAATGCGTCAAAGAGTATCGCGCTCTGCCGTTGAGCTACTAACCGCAGGCTTTCGCCGTTGGACGGCGGGAGTCGAACCCGCTGCCTCGCTCTTATCAGGAGGAACTCCTCGACTGCGCATCAGGGCATATTTCAACGCATTAAACATCTGCAAAAAAAAACCTGCGGGGGTAGGGTAGCTGGCCCCGAACAGCATGGATCCGCCGCGCGCTGCTGAACCCCCGCATTGTCAAAGACCGCTCCGTTCCTGACTTCGCCCGTCCTGCACGGCTCCCCCTACTACAGTACGCCTTTCGCCGTCAAAATTTATTTATAGTTTTCGAAGACGCGATCCGACGCTCCATCCTTATTCGGCGGATATTGCTTGAAAAGACGTTCAAGATAGTCCTTCGCCGAATCTATCAGCGGCGCGTACCGGTCGCACGTCCAATAGACGCCGTTGTTGCGACGGTGTGCGCACCTGCGTTTGCCTCCGTCGCTTCGGCCTTCGCGGAAACCGTCGCATGACCCGACCTCGTCGGACGTCGCGGCTTTGCATGTCCCGTTAATTCGGACGTCCAATTTTATGTAATCGCTCATTCAACCGTCTCTTTCGCGACGAAACACCGCTGTCCGTAAGGCGTATTCAGCGGAATGCCGTAATCCTGAATATAGTCTATACCGCTTTTTATAGCGTTTTCAATGCTCTTAGACGCCGAATGCGTCAGAATGTTGTGCTCGTACAATTCCTTGGTCTGCCGCCAAACTGTGGTCAGCACGCCGAGCCCTGTTTTTTGGTTTTCAGGGTTCGAGCAGTAGTCGTTCGACTCCAACCCGCCGCCGTCAACGGCGACACGGAATTTGCACTTGGCGCAACGGCAGCCGAGAGCGTCGTTCGGGCCGGATTTTACCTCGTTAATTTCGTCCATAACGCCTCCTATTTTAATAGAAAATATTCGTTTGAGGCAGCACTGTTGCAGACTGCATCTCAAATATCGCCGTGTTCTGCGGCGTGTCGCAAATCGTCTCGTACAGCTTCGGCGGCACGGACGGCGGCGCAGAGTATGACGGCGCATTCCGCGCGGATGCCGCGTCAATCATCGCGCCGACATTCGTCAGAATGCTTGTAATCCAAGACTCGAACGTAGCGTACGGCACGTTCGGATGGACGCGGTTTTGCGCGACGCTCGCCGTAATATGCGCACGGTACGCCTCGAAATTTTGTTTTAACTGTACCATGCTACGCCTTTCTTTAACAGGGCGGGCAGGAGTCGAACCCGCGAAAAGTGGTTTTGGAGACCGACGCCACAGCCGTTAGGCGGCCGCCCTAAATCAATTAGACTGACGAGGCGCTGTATCAATCCGCTTCAAGCGCATCCTTCTTCTCAGCCGGAACCTCGTGAATCGTATGCAACGTCACAACCGGTTTGGATTCGACAATCTCTAAGGTTTCTTTTCCGAGTTTAATCAGCTTGCCGTATTCTTTCGACAGCCAAATCACGTGCGCTAAAGCCGACCTCGACTTTTTATCGGCATAAATCGCGAGAACGAGACTGATTATCGCCACAACAATGGCAAGCACCGCTACATAATCCGACATGTTACGCCTCCTTTAAGTTTAAGTTTAAACACTTCATAAAGGACTCGAACCCTTAATCACCACGTCCGTAGTCCGGCGCCTACTCGTCAGGCGAACAGAGTTGCACCGCTATTACGCTTAAACCGCCTTTATCAGAGATTATAAAATACAGCGAGTCCTCGCTGAATTCGGGACAGCCCGACGGAAGCCGCGTTTTGTCTACGGCTTTGAATTCGACAGACTTCTGAACGATGCCGTAAGAAAACGACCAGTTCAGAGCTATTGTTCTATTTGACGGATTAAAATAAAAATTTACCAGCGAATTTACCGGCGGAGAGTACAAATATCCCGGAAAACTGCTTTCGACGTAATATTCTTTTCCGTTAAGACCGACGGTTTTAGGCCCTACCGGCTCCCAGTTATAAATCTCGGCTGTGGTCGGTATATCTCCGTGAGCATAACATTCTGTCCACACGGGATTGTCATGCCGCCAAAAATATGTTTTTTGATAAGCCGTCATAAGATATATCTCTTTCCGTTTTTTTTTTCATTTCGCAGTCTGAAAAATCAAGTCGATTTGCTTAACAGGGCTATGACTCGTAGTAATATTCCTTCTCTATCTTTCTTAAATCCTCGAAGTTATTTCTCAGATAATCCTGCAACAGTTTACAGCACATGCAGTTTTTGTTGAAATTGTCCCTAACGCAGTCCGACGTCTTTTTAAGATTCTGCGTCAGCAGTAAAAAATTCACATACGATTGTGGAAACGCGAGCGACACCAATCCGCTTCCGTAAGACATTCTCGCCTCTATGCAGACTAATAACACGTTAGGCGTCACTGACTCGGCGTCAATCCGTAGCGGCGATGTGACGGTGTATTTGTCGGCATACTCGAACTTTATTCTCGACACGGTATTAAACGCCTCGGCAATTCTCGTAAAAAGACATTTGCCGAAATATTCGCCGATTCGTTTTTCCTCTACGGTCGGAGGCTGCGGCTTCCAGTCGATGTCTTTCGCGTCGTCAGGAGCGCCGAACATCTTTAAATAATGCGGCGACATTTCAAAGATCCCGCGATCCGCGGCTTTCGGCAATTTGAACAGTTTCACGTAGCACGGATTCGACATTGAACAGATATACTCGCTTGTCGTAAGCTCGTCTACAGATACAAGTTCCAGCTCGCATTTCTTTTTCAGGTGCTCCGAACAGTCGCCTGAAACCTTCTCGACAACGTCTTCAAACAACTCTGTAAACAATCTTATCTGCTTTTTAGAATAGCGCTCGGAACGCCTATCGTCAGCGATTCCTTCCGCATACAGCTTATCGATATGCCCGCAAGTCATATAGCTCGCGATCGGGCTGTCGTTGCTGTCGTACTTCGGCTTGTCCGCAGAATCGGCGAGTTTGCCGTCGGCTTTAGCGTTCAGCAGCGCGGTTACTTCCTCTTGTGACAGTACATTGCTCAAATTAACCTCCTAAACCAGTTAAGCATTCGGGGCAAGATTCGTCTCCTTAATCACCGTCGTCCCCGAATAGGGCGGTCAACATATCTCCGGGGCCGTCTTCGCAATCCGTCTCCGATTTGCGCCCCTCCCCGCAGGCATCCGGTTTTGCCGTAAAGCACGAATTGTTGAAAGTGCACTTCGGCAACGGAACGCCGTTCTTAGCGACGGAATCCATCACTTCCAAAAAGTAATGGATCATTTTTTCGTACTTCGTGGTCTTCAAATTTTCAGGAATGTGCTCGTCCAGCTGTTTCCATCCGCGCTTAATCTCGTCGATGACGGTTTTGCGGGTATAACCGCTGTGACACATCCCGTTGATATTTACGGCGCACTCCGAACAGTTGGTTGTATCGCGTCCGTACCCCATACAGTCCCTCCAATCGTTAGGTTTGGAAAAAATAACGTCCTGACAGCCCAACCCGTTAAGCAACGCGTCGATTTCGTCTTGCGACAATATGTCGCGCATTTTCAACCCTCCTCAGTTCTTCCGTCCGTACAGCGAGAACCACAGAAGACGCTGAACGGCATATAGTTTTCGGATAACCGCGTTGACCGCCCATAGCATCGCCTTACGCATATAGCCTCCTTTGATTACCGAATCCTTCGCGGCCTCTAACCGGCTCGGCCTGCGCCGTCCGCCGAAGGCTTCGCCGTATTTTCGCCGCAAATTTCGGCGTCTTCCGTTGCCGCGCCGGAGACGCGCGGCGGCGTTTCGGCGGAGCCGTCGGCGAATCCCATCAGTTTCACCTCTATGTCCGCTCTTAGCTCTAGGGCTCTTTTCCACGCTCCGGTGGCGGCTGACAGGTATTCCCGCGCGTCATGCAGGAAGTCGCGCATTCCGCTGCACACGTAGAGGTCGAGAACCGTCACCGCCGAAAGCATCGCGAGCGCGGCTATCATCAAAACGGCGGCTATCGCCGACTGAACCGAAAGAGTTCCTGCAACATCCATGACAGCCTCCCAGATGGTTAGACGCGCTCCGAAAGGGCGGAAGTCTCCCGACTGAGTTACGGGCGCGTGTCCTACTACAGTACGCCTTTCGACACCGAAAAATATTTATGCCTGATAACGGAGGAGAGATTTGAACTCCCGACGCCTATTTCAAGGCATCGCCTACTTTCAAAGCAGGTTGCTTACAGTCAACGCGCTCCTCCTAAACTCGGCGGGACTAGGATTTGAACCCAGAAGGCCGTGAGGCCGGCGGCATTCGAGGCCGCTGACTTGCCGTTAGTCTACCCCGCCAAAAATCATTTCTTTAAAAGAACGAAATGCCTGATAACCATAGTGTCGGGGCTGTTCTCTCTGTCCCACGCTATTAGCGATTGGTACGCCGCGACACGTATTCGCCGCCGGTCAGGGTACACCTCCGCCACTTTCGACTGCAACATTAGGGTTTTGCCGTGGTACCACTTTGATTTCCTTAGCCGCCACTGATGTATGACGTAGTCGCCGACCCTCACATGGTTTCCGAGAGCGTCCAAGGCGAATTCGTCGGATGCCGCGGCCTCCTGCGATCTGCATTGCGTTTCGCACTTCTCGCATTTATCCATAGCGGCGTTCACGTCCTGCTCAAAAACTATGCAAAAGTTTCCTCCGTCTAAACATGTTTCAAGCCAGTCGCAATGTTCGCTCGGTCTTTCCGGGTGGTCGTCGTTATTATAACACTTGCCCTTGATTTTATCGGGAACGTTTATCTCGGCTTTAATTATCATCTTGAATCGCCTCTTCCATTCGCTTGTTTAGATACTGCCGCGTATGCTTGTTCGCAGACGACTTATATCGTCTGCGGGCTTCGGACGAACTATGCTGACGCCTATCCTGCGCCCACTTGGAACTGCTCGTATGGCTTCTGTCGAGCATAGAGTACGGGACGTGGCCTTTCGTCCTGAATTCTTCCCGATGGTCGTAGTCCCAATTTCCTTTGTCTTTCATAGCGTCCTCCTTTATCGCGGAACCGATAGCGGGTCTCGAACCCGCAACATCTACCTCGGCAAGGTAGCGCTCTAAACCTATTGAGCCGCGCCGATATGTAATTAGCGGGGGCAGGATTTGCACCTGCGTGTCCGAGGTTATGGGCCTCGTCAGTAACTCCTACTGTACCCCGCGGTATGTCTTTTTAGCTACGGTTTCCAGATTCTGTACCCGAATAGCGGAAAGTCCCGCGACAAAAGCCGCTTATATGCGAGTCTTAAAGTCTGCCGCAACCGCGACAATATGCAAGGCCTTTTAAAGACGGGCTTATAGTACGCCTCGACTACTTTTTCATCCCACATACAGCACTCCATCAGTCGTACGGTTCGTGACGCGGTCTTGCTAACCTGCTTACTAAAGATAACCGTTTCGCGCCGATTTTTCAAAATTAATAGCGTAAGTTTAACGGACGGGCGTATGGGAGCTCGCGGACGTCAGCTTCTACAGGTGTCTCTGTGAGAGTCATGTCTATCTTAGGTATTTCAGTCATTTCTGATTGCCTCGGCAAGTTTAATGTAACCGTCCGTTATCCCTCGCTCCGCCGCCGTCATTGGCCGTTCCTGACAATGCTTCTTAACCGCATTTTGTTCGGCTTCCGTCAGGGTCGCCTTGATTTTCGCGATAAGCGTATCTAGTGTCTTCCCGCCCTTCTCGTCATCTCCGCGAAAATATATTTGACCGACCGCTTCGCCGCTTTGCAAATCCCGCAGCATTTTTTCTGCGGCTTCAATATCGTCGGATTCGGTCAATTTACGCTCGCGAACCGCTATTTCAAAGAGCGGGAGCAAATCTAACGCCTCGCCCTCTTCAAGGTTGCTCCAGTATCTGAACGGATCAGGTATCCCGCCGAAAGGCCTGTCGAATTTAACTGTCTTAAGTTCGGTGATCTGTTGTTTAACCGCTATTACCTCTTCGCTCATATTCCGCGCTCCTGCTTAATCCGCTCCCATGTTTCGCGGAGCAGGCTGTATGCCGCCATGATGTTCGCTTCAAGTTTATTGCGGTCTTCCCACGGTTTATCACCGCATAAGTAGTCTGTCAGGTAGTCCGTAGTGCTGTTAGTTATATCAACCGCCAGCTTGAATAGCTCTAACTCATGGTTAATGTTATAAGAGCGGAGAATTTTATATATCGGTTCTTCACTCCGCGTACTGCCGTCGGATGCCGTGTTTGCGGCGGACGCCCCGCCGCACGGCGTTTCGGAAGCCGCCGATTCCCCGTCAATTTCGGCGGAGTTCCGCGCGGAATCCTCGCGAATCCGGCGGATTTCGTTCAATACGCTGACATAATCGACTCCCATTCTGATAAGCAACTGAGCCGCAGGGGACTCAGAATCTTTCAGCAGCGCGAGAAGCAGATATTGCGTGCTTATGTGCCTGTCGGATACCTCTCTCGCCTGCCTTGCGGCGTTTTCCAAAACCCTTTTCAATCTCGGCGTAAACGGCAACCTCTGCTCCGTCCCTGACTGGCCGACACTGAGTATGTCGCGCACGACGAGATCGATCAAGGCGCTAAGTTCTATGTCTAGATTCTGCAAAATCTCCGCGGCGGAGTTGCCGCCGTGCTTGAGTATACTGAACAGCAAGTGTTCCGTGCCGACATAATCGTTGCCGAGCCTCACCGCCGCGTCCCTAGCGCCTTGCAGAATTATTTTCACCGTGTCGGTGAAAATGCCGTTCCGCGCGGTTTCGCCGCCGTCGGCACGGTCTTCGGCGGACGCCCCGCCGCACGGCGTTTCGGAAGCCGCCGATTCCCCGTCAATTTCGGCGGAGTTCCGCGCGGAATCCTCGCGAATCCGGTAGATATTGTTAGGAATTTTGTACAGTCTGCACACGTCATGTTCAATTAAGCACCCGTCAAATTCGCTCCAGCCGTCTGCGAAAAACGCATAGTCGGCGTCGGCCAGCATCTGAATGCTTTTGCCGAGGAAGAAGACGCGCTTGTCGGAGCCCGCTTTGAGTTCTTCGGCCCACTCAGGATGGTATGAGTCTATGACGGTAAAACCCTGCGTCCCGAACTTCTTGCCGAGAAATTTGACGATTTCCTCGCGAACAGCCTTGATCTCGGCTTCGGACTTGCGTCTCATCGGCTGGCTGATAAACACTTTTTTGACTTCAATTCGATCTAACCCTAACATATCATTACTCCTTTCGGGATCATATCCGCCGTGATTTTTGGCAACGTGCCAAGGGCTTCGTTTTCGGTACTGTCCGAAAATGCTTCATATTCGTCGTAAAGGTTCCGCTCGCTCACGTTATTCCTCGCAATTCATTTAGTTCTTTTTCGCAACGTTCAAGTTCACGTTGCGCGAGGTCGCGCGCCACTTCAGCCTTGATAACGCAATGATTACGCCATCGCTCCTCCGGCGTGTCGTCCAATTCTCTATAAGCGGTCATGCGCTCGCGAAAATTTACGCGAAAATCTACGACTTCTGCCTTACCATTGCTAATTATAACGGTCTCATTCGGACTGCAAGCAATCATCTTCGCCTCCCGTGTCTAATATTAATAATTGCGACAGAATCTCCAGCAACGTGTCCTTTTTCGCGGTTTCAGAGTCCCGTGAGGAAGTCTCCGCGCGCGGAGGATCACGGCGAGTCTTCGCCACGTTCGCCCAGAATTCGCCGAAGACGGCTTCGGCGCGACCTTCATCATACGCGACCGGCATGCGACGTCCTGAGAAACGGTCGTTTGCTATGGCAATAGGTTCCAATATATAGCATAAACTTCAGCAAACGCAGTACGGCCGATCGCGACCTGCCTGTACCTATGTTTAACGGATTGGCGCAATCGTCTTCATACTCGCGTTTGGCGCGGTTATACCTCTTTCGCGCAATCCTCTTAGTTACCCGCTTCCTCTTTGTCTTAGAAATCCGCGCGATTTTTTCTAGCAAAACATCGCACGCAGTATCTATGTCTCTACGCGCACTGAAAACGGCGCCGTTACAGTTTTTCGGCATAAGAATATTACTATTCAAGATTCGCTCTCCTTTTGCATTGCAAGATAAGGCTCTATCAAAAATGCGATGTGATAAGCCTCTATTCCGAAATCAGCCGCGCTTATGCACTCCTCGGTGAGAATATGCCCATATCTCTTAGCTATATAATTCTGCATCTGACGAAATTTCCTTACCGCTTCTTTCTTCCTGATCTTCTTCACGCGTCTCTTCGCCATAACGACCGCCCATCGACCTTGCTAAGGTTTGTACCCTATTTCTGACGTCCCGTCCCAGCTGACTGTCTCGAACGTTACGGGGAACTCGCGTTGCAAGCACCCAGGCAACGGCACCCCGCCTTTAACCTCGCCGATCTCCTTGCACCCGTATCCGGCAATAGAGTTTATCAACGCCGCCTTAATCGTCGTCGGATTCGTTTTGTGGTCAAATAAATCGGTCGGAATCAGCAAATGTAACCCGCCCTTAGAACGGACTATGATATACCGCCCCTTCGACATCACGTCTTTCAGCGCAGATTTGATCTTTTCTTTGGCGACGCAGGGCGCGTTGTCGGCGTCCTCGAAGTCGATGTCGTAGTCGATCCAATCTCGCCGAGCCAGACACTCCATAGCCACCGCGTTCGGTAACTTAAGACACTTCCGCATCAGATTCGTACATTGGTCTTTGCTGCCGACCGCGACCGCGTTTTGATTATTAATGACAAACTCAAATACCTCGCTCATCTGCTTATGCTTGTACAAAAACGACTTCCTAATCGAAATAGGATTTAGGTTCATATATAACGTCAGCGACTTCTGAGGCAGGGGCACCTGCTTCAGCTTCGTCATAAACCCGTTGACGTTGCACTCGAATTTGCAAATCGCGCTATGGAACGACGTCCAGTCGCCCTGATAAATCGGCTCCGTCTTGTACATCTCTTTGTCGCTGATTCCGTAGCGTTCCCGCTCTTCCTTGGTCAGCTCCTTGTTTCTGGACGACGCCGCTACGAGACGGTACTCGTCCTCTGACCGCAACGGATGCGTCCCGAAGACCTCGTCATAGAAGGCTTCCAGGATGTCTTTGCCGTAGATGAATTTATAGTATTCAGGCATTACGCGCTTCCATTGCTCTGCTGAATTTGAAATAGTCAGACACTTTACTTACCCTCCTCAATTATGTATGTGATTTCAGCCTCAGTAAGCCCGTCTTTACGTAATTCTGCCGCTCTGCCGCAATTATGCGGAAATGGTATGATGTGCTCGACGACTTCAATCGATGTGGTTTTCAAGCGCTCAAGCGCATTTTGGTGCTCTTCTTCAGACGTCCCGACACAAGCGTTGGAGACGACTTTTACCGTTACCTTTTTATCTAAGGACGCCTTCGGATCTCCGAAACAGCCGCGCTCCATACAGACTTTGGGTTCGTGCTGCTCTTTTACGCTGCTGATGAGTTGAACCAACCTGTCGGCAGTGTACGCCACGCAACCGTCGGTGGCGATTCCAACGATGTAGAACGCCAAATCGTTGTCCATATTTCGTATCATGGACTCGAATAAAAAGTGTAACGCACTGGGACGTCCTATTTCGTCCCACAGAACGTCATAAGCGTCCAACTCGGAATCCGTCCCTTTACGGTAAATCAGGTCGATATTTTTATAGTCAAGCCATAAGTCGCCGCTCTGCTGATAGTAAAACCCTGACCCGATGCTTCCGGCTACGCAGTGGTCGGGCCACAGCATTTTATCGACTTTGCCCGTCCCAGGCGCGTAACTCACAGTATTCGGGCTTCTCACCAGCGCCCTCTTGAACGGCGCGATCTCGCCCTGTAAGGGTTCAGTCCCTACGCGTTCGCCGTCCATGTGGCTGCTCGCGAACGATATGTGATTCTTCGGATGCCAGTCCTGCGTCGCGACAACCAAATGGATCCGATCCTGCTTCATCAGGTCGTTTATTATAGGCACTATCTTCCGTCCGCCTTTGCGGGCGATGCTTCCGCCTTCGCAAAAATCGTTTTGAACGTCAATTATCAGCAAGATTCCGTACTCGGGCACTGCTTCCCTATGAAACACCTAATCCTCCTCATTGAGCGTTCTAATTGCTTCCTCTTCGCTTAATCCCTGCGCGCGCAAGCGTTCATACTCTGCATCCGTTTGCGCCATTCGAGCTTCCAAATCCGCCACCACTTCCGGCATATAGTCCGCCAAGTCGAGGCCGCCCATTTTAACCGTTATCGCCATTTAAACCTCCGTCGTTCATATAACAGCCTCCTACTACAGTACGTTAAATTGACCTTGAAATTATGCGCTCAGCCTTACGTCTCCCTATCACTGTGTGATTATCTTGTTCAAACAATTCAAATTTTTATACGTTTTATAAGTTATCCAATATGCTAACGGATATAGAATATTAGCGAATATATCAAACCAAGCCGTAAACATTAATAAATTTAAGGGTGTTTTTATCGAGTTCATAATTGACAAAGCAACGATTCCTCCGAGTATTCCTAAAACAGTTCCACCTAATACATTATCAATTTGATTAAAAGCAGTCATTGTCTCACCTTTAACTATCTTATTTATCAAATGCGTATTTTTAAAATATTCTAAAACAGGATAAGCGAAAATCATTCCCATTATATCTGATATTGTTTGCAGCAAATATAGATGCCATGTCATATATCCGCATAATATAATAACGTCGGCAACAATTCCTATAGATCCTATTGATATTAATGCTATGCCGAATAAATATTCTTTCTGTACAAATTTTTCCTTAAATGAATTAGACAATAAAAATATGGTGCATAATAGCATTATTGACGGCACGAAAATTTTATCTAATGCTACAGATTCATTTGGAAATTGTCCTATCAATGTACGAAAAAATATACTAGCTGTAAAATAATTAAAAACATATAATAGGTGTATTAAAATAAGTTTTCTACACCACGATATTTGCCAAATCATTTTTAGATCGTTCATATAGAAAGCCCTTCATGTAACACCAAACCGCAAGTGGCAATAGTACGCTAAATTGACCCCGAAATTAGACGCTCAGTTAAGATTAATTTCTTGCATCAGAACGCAAGGTACTCTCGGTTCCAGCACCCCCGCTTTTTGCGCCATAACGTTCAGCATTTTAAAGTGGTCGGCGTAAAATTGCGTCGGATTTTGACGTACCCATTCCAGCGGAACCCACTTCGCTTGTATTGCGTCATCTGAGGCGATTGGATCCGCTAACCAACGACCGTTGAAAACCCACGCGTAGTTGTAGGTTATAATACGTCCGCGCAAGTCCCTGTCAGGATCGTCGAAAACGCTACACACGTTGGCGTTTTTTGCGTCAAGATCGATTCTAGTCTCTTCGAATAACTCTCTGCACACAGCTTTATTAAGCGGCTCGTCAGGGTTAAGGAAGCCGCCGGGGACAGCCCATAAGCCGTTGTCCCGTCGCCTAATCAGCAAGACTCGAGTCTCCGTTTGGCATCCGTCGTGATCGCCGAGTGTCTTGCACCAGAACACTGTAGCGTCCACTGTTACGAAGGTTGGAGGGTACGGCGCGGATTTCCATTTTTCCTTGTATTCCTGAATCCGCGTATATTGCGCAGTCAAATGAGTGTACTCTCGCGATTCCACGAATTCGCGCAAAAACGAGGATACGCAAGAAGGCGTATAAATTTTCACAGTTCCGTCATCGCATTCAAATAACGCTTTGCGTACTTTCGTCGCGCTGATGTTCTTCGCGAGGGCTTCAATCTCTTTATACTCAGCGATTCCTACGAGCGCATCGCCCATGTAATATGAGGAAGCGTCCCGCTTGTGCCCGTAGTGGGTAACGCGGCGTCCGTCTGCGACTTTCGACACGCATTCCCTTACGGCAATCTCCCACCATTCGGAGTCGTAATCTGAGTCGTCGACACAGGCTATAGTAACCATAATCGGATTAGCATATTTCCGCTCGGACAGATAGCCGCCTTGAAAGTAGTTGCGGAGCATATCGACTCGCTCGGACGCCGTAAACGGATTCTTGATGCTTCGGCTGACATTCGCCCCGCCGACTATCACGAGCAGGTCGGAGTGGCTGTCAAGGGCTTCGTTGATAAGCGCAGTGTGTCCAGACGTCAACGGCTGAAACCGTCCTATGACAACTGAAAGGTCTCTATTCAGCATCTATATCCTCCTCGTCGCATAAAGCTTCGTTTATAAACAGTATCAACGTAGCGTATAGCTCATTTAGCTTCCAACGGACATTTGAATTTTTTATCCACGGCGACTTCGTCTTTGCAGACGTAACAGGCGTATCTGCAATAGATGTCGTTTTTAGCCATGCCGAGGGTAGGGCATTGGTTCTGACCCGCCGTTTCGTGCAGACAGCGATAGACGGTGCGCTCTTCCGACATTATGCCGTCCTTTCTTTAGGCAACGCTCCCTGTAATGCGTCATAGACTTCAAGCGCGATGCCTGTCGGGTAGACGCTCGCTAAAGACGGTTTTTCCGCTTGTTTCATGTACTCCGCTACAAGATCGTGCAGGAAATTCAACTGACCGCCGTCGAGCGTAAGGTTCCATTCCATTCTACACCTCCGGTATTACCACTTGATTATGATAGCGTTATCGTACCCCTTAACTACGCAAGAGCACGGTAATTCCTCGCCGTCGACTTTTCCGGCTTAATCCTGCTCGCCGCCTGCTCCGCCAGCTTATTGCAATAGTATTCAGGCATATCAAGGCATACTCTTTATGAGTCTTACTTCGCCTCTTGGTTGATTGCGCTCATAATCCACATCTTCTATCCTGTCATAAAGGTCGGGGTCGAAAGACGGTAGATTTATCAGAGATAGTTTGAACCTTCCGCGGCTCATCCACATATCCCAGACTTTGATGCCGATAGTACTCTCGCGCTTACTTTCGCGGAGCCACTCATCGAGTTCGGCGTACTTCATGCCCAAAGATTCCTCATCCGACTTCCCGCACAGGCCGTCGCTCGGAGTCTTACGAGTAATCTCTTGTGGCAAACCCAAGTATTCGCCGATTGCGATGACTTCCGTCACAGTTAGCTTGGACAGCGGACTGAAGTCGCCAGCCGAATCGCCGTAGAGGGTCGCGTACCCGCACACATCCTCGCTGCGGTTGCAGGTGTTCGCCACCCGACCGCCGTATTGAGCCGCCATCGCGTACAGCGTAGCCATCCGAATCCGCGCAGGTGCGTTTACCGCGGCTTGATTGTTCCAAGCAATGCTTGCTGTTTCTGGATACCAAAACCGTTGGTTTAGGTTGTACTTAACACAATCTTCAACAACACCGCAATTAGCGAATAGCCCATTGACAGTGTCGCTGATGTTAGAGAGGATAATTCTCTTCAAACCTATGTGATATATAATTTTCCAGGAATCCGCAATGTCCTTTTGCTCGCCGTTCGGCATCAGCACCGCTATAACGTTGTCCTTGCCGAGAGCTTCGGCGCACAATGCCGCGACGACCGCGCTGTCCTTGCCTCCACTGACGCCGACAATCGCGGCAGGTCTCTCGCCGCCATTCTCGGCAAACCATCTTTTTATCCACGCGACGCAATCTTTCGTCACTTTCTCTACATCAAACTTGTAAGTATACATTTTTTCCCTCCGTTGCGCTGATAAAACCCGCCTCGGCTTCAGTAAGAACCTCGCCAGGCTTCTTATGTTCACTCATAACGCCCTCCTTAGAAGGTTAAAAGTTTATTCCCAGCCATCCTCTTCGGACAGTTCGTAGCTGTCATTGAACTTAACCACCTGTTTCAAATAACGCACATAATCGGCATTCTCGCACATTTGTTTGCCTGGGTTGTTTGATAACTTAGCCACAGGCCGCCCGTTGCAACTGACCATCTTCATCACGATATTGGTCGCCTTATCCTTGATCGGATTCGTCAACGCCGTCCCGATTCCAGCTACAACTTTGACTCTATCCTTAAATTTGCGGTAGATAGCGTTGGCCTTTTCCAGAGATAGACTGTCGCTGAATACCAATTTTTTGGATTTCGGGTCGATCCCGTAACCCTCGTACATTTTAATCATCTGCTCGCCCCATACGAACGGGTCACCTGAGTCATGTCTGACACCGTCGAACAGTTTGGCATAGTAGCAAGTGAAGTCTTCCAAAAACTTGTCCGTGCCTAGATTATCCGACAAGGCTATGCCCAAGTCCCCGTTGAAGTGTCGCGCCCAGAAATCGAACATATACCGCTGACTGTCGGCTACGGGCACATGAGGAAGTCCTTGCCCGGTACACAAATACTCGTGAGCTTGCGTCCCGCTTGGGGTTACGCCGTGCTTCATCGCAAGATAAACATTGCTTGTCCCCAGAAATTTAGAATTCTTTTTTAACTCGCCAATTAGTTTATCTTGAAAACTTCCCGATATTCGCCTTCGCGTACCCATTTCGATGAAAGGGCATTCGAGCGCATCAAACCGCTTCGCAGTGTCCTCCGCAAGTTGGCGCTCATACCGAGGAGGGTACACGTTGTTATCCTGGCAATACAACTCGTTCACGATTGCAAGGATATAAATTTCAAACATACTGACGGCTATCAGCGGGGCTTCTGCTGTATGAATCTCTACCGCCGCAAGTTTGCCGCCGTCATTTACTCCGTAAATATGAATCCAATCGGGATTGAGTCGGAAGTTCCGCAAATATTCCCTATACCCGACCTTATCTTTCATAAATCTAAGTCCGAAAAGATAATCTAACTCTTCGGTACTGAATTTCAACTTGCATAACGAATCGACCTCGCGCCCGAGCCTTTCGATAAATAACTCGGTAACTGGGATTTTATTAGTACGGTCTTTGAACACAAACCGCGCAGTAGTATTGGCAAACCCGTCAAAATACGCGGCTCCCATGCTAAATTTGTACAGATCGCAGTCTAACAGCGATGTGATAATCATAGCCGTCCTTCGCCTTTAGGTTGTTTGACTCTGCCTGCCGCTTGTTTCGCCAGCTTGTTGCAGTTATCCGTAAAGTCAGGATTCACTACGTTCTTGGCAAACGTCGCGTTAATTTCGTTCTTCACGTGATTCGGACAACTTTTGCTCAGCTCTTCAATCACAGCGTCCCCCTTACTTCGACGGCAGCGTAACAACGCCGCCTGCAGGGTTGAGCGGAAGATAAGTCGGAATTTGCCGCCCGTCCCAGCGTTCGGCGCGGAGTTTCTCAATATCGAGTTCCCTGATCTTGATCTCGACCGCCAGATTCTGTTGCAACATACGGTTGGCCTCGCTCTTGCCCCTCGCCCTCTCGATCTCCGCTTTGGCATCCAGTTCCGCCGCTTTATAACGCCCCTCAGCTTCCGCGATAGCCGCTTGCGCCGTGGCTTCCGCGACTATCTTTTTCTTTTTATTTTCTTGTTCCGCGATGTTGGCTTCTTGTTCCGCCCGTTTCACTTTCTGAGCCGCCGCCATAGTTTCTTGGATTTGTTTGTCGAAATTGTCGCTCCAATCGAAATTTTCGAGCGTGATCTGGCTGATGATGATAGGGTATTGCCCTATATTGTCTTTTATCCGCGACCCGACCTGACGGACTATCGTATCTTGGTTCACTGCTACGTCGAATATCGTGTAATTGCCGATGACGGCTTTCAAGGAGGCTACCGAGAGCGCCTCGATGCCGCGCTCGATAGTCGAACGGTCGAATTTCGTGGCCGCTTCGTACAAGCGGGCTTCGTCGTAGGCGTACTGCAACCGTATCGTCGCGCCGATCACCTGGTTGTCTTTCGTGATCGCTCCGTCGTCCCCGATGCCGACATTGACTCTGTAGAGCTTCGGCACCACCGTCCATTTCTTAATTCTTTGCACGAGAGGCAGTTTGAACTGAAGACCCGGCGTCAGCACCTCTTGGGACGGCTTTCCGAGCGTATGCAGAATGCCCCTGTCCGTAGGGCCTATGATAGTGAACGCCCCGATCGCGACGATTAACAGCGTAACCCCTATCACGGCAGCGGCTACAGACTTCCCGTTAAAATCAACCTGCTTCATAAAACCTGCTCCTTATTGTTGAATGTTTAGTTATAGCCTCGCGCGGCATTGTTTATTCCGCGCCTATTGTTTTTAAGCCGTTATATTTCTTCAAATATGCGAACCCTTGCGGCGGCTTTTTCAATCCGAAATCCGCGAGCCTCCGAGGGACGTCGTATCTTACGGCGGAACTTCCGCCCGAATACAGCAAGACCGGGATCGCGTACCCGTAGTCGTGCCCCTCGAAATATTTGTCGAAGGCTTCTTTGGTGATGCCTCCGTCTCGTTCGCCGTCCGTTTCATGCCACAGCTTGCACGGGGACGCCGTACGCGTCTTCGTCAAATCCGTTTCGAACTCGCCGACAATTCTCGACACGGGCGCTGTGGCGTACACCACAACTCCCGTTACGTCGAGGAGATGCGTTGTCGGCAAGGTTTTGCGGTATTCCCACAGCTTCGTCCCGTCGAGAATTTTTTCGGCGTACTGCGGATGAATCGACAGCATTATGTACATAGTTACCTCTTTTATTATCAAATCTTGCAGGCGTAATAACCTGCATGTTTTTTAACAAACTCGGTTTTGAACCCGGAACCATATTTTCCGAGGGAGAAGCGGCCAAGGACGTTTAAAGCGCCGACCATATCGGCTTTGTCTGCATAGCCACAAGACAGACACCTGAACGCCTCTTGACTTAACCGGTTCCCCTTCTCGACGTGACCGCAGACCGGACAAGTAGTGGAGTTGTGGAAAGCAGGCACTCGTCTGAGGGAAACACCGTTTTCCTCTGAGAGCATTTCTACCCTGCTGTCCAGCAACCCGCTTGTCCAGCCGTCGAGAACTGAACGCATATTTTTAGTTAAGCGTCCTTTAACTTTGCTGTTTCTTTTAATATCCTTGTTATTTTCAATACAGATTAATTTAGTTTCTTTAAAAGGCAACTCTTTACATGTTTTAGAAATGTAATATTTAATCTCTTTTTTACATTTTTTCCACGACCTTGAGTTGCGTTTTTTACGTTTAAGTTTCTGTAAAAGCGGCTTTATACGGTCGCCGTAAACAACGCCCTCGTCTGATGTTAAAAGATTCGTGGCTCCGGGGTCTAAGCCTAGAATGCCACCTTCCGTTTTCTTAGGGACATCAGCCTCAAACGAAAACTGGATATATTTATCCGTTAAAATAACGGAACTTGAAAGTTTGCCTTTAGTGTTCCATTTTTCAAAACAACGGTTCTTTTTCAAGGGTATCGCTATTTTAACCGCTTTCCTTCTGCTGTCGAAACATTTTAACTCTACTAGAAGATCAAAGTCTTCTAAATCAGGGTTAAGGTTTACAGATACCAGCTGACTCGACAAAACGGCTTTTGTTTTGCAGTGTTTAGGTTTCGTATACGGCTGTTTTAACTCTTTGCAACTTTTAATCTGGCCGTCTACCACGCCGTAGGTTTCGGCTAAAACGACTTGTTTCGCTCTGGCCGTCAGCCACGTTTCCGGTACTTTGTAATTTTTAAAGACGTCGAACTTAGAGTCGCCGTCTTCTATGCGGTTTTTTATACCGTCTATAGCCGAAGTCGCTACGGCGTCATACTCAGAAAGCAAGTCTTTTATACGGCCGGACTTGCTTCCGGTTATCCACTTCGAGAAGTGGCATTTGACGCTTCTGTTGAACTTCATTTTTCAAGTTCCTTGATTAACTTTTCTGTCTGTCGTTTTGTCCTTCGTTGTCCATATAACATAGCGCAAAAAGAGGTTACTAACGAAACAAAGTCTTGCATTAAATCATTTCGATTTTCAGCTTCATTTAAAATTACAATTTCACACTCGTTATAAAGTTCTTTTATGTAATTAAATCCAAACCTGGTTAGGCGGTCTTTATGCTCCACCACGAGTCTAGTTGCCCGCCTCTCCTTAAATAACTTCAATAATTTAGGGCGGTTATCGTTTAACCTTGATGCGCATTCTTTTATAACTTCTTTAACAACCCACCCTTTTGCATTACAGAATTGCATAAGCCTCTCTGCCTGGCTCTCCAGGTTGCTTTTATTTTCAGACGAACTGACTCTGCTGTAAATAACAGTATAGTCAGGTTTACTTACGGAATTTAAGTCTGGAACAATTACTGTCCCAGACTCTAGCTGATAAGCGCCTTTAATCTTATTTGCTTTGTAGTGCCTGTACGCGGTCAAATAAGAGATTCCGAGATTTTTAGCATAATTAGATAGTTTCATAACTCAAAGATAACACATTTGATAACAAAAAACAATATTTGATAATAAAACCTATAAAGTATTAAATACCGGCCTCGGCAACTCGTAATCGTCTACGATTTCGCCTTCATTCGCAGACACCTTGCCGTAGTTGGCGTCTTTGAAGAAAGAATAGAGGGCGTCTATAAGCAGCTGCGACTGGTAATCCGTGCGCCCAGTTTTCCCCATTAAGCAACCCTTAATCAACACCCAAGGTATGACAAGAATGTCGGAAGCGTCGTTCTTGTTCGCCTGTTTTATTATCTTGCTGATCGCCGTCACCGTCGCAGAGATTTCGTCGTCAGGAAACTTCAGCATTTTTTTCAGGTATTGGTTTATCTTAGCTGTCGGTATGACGAACTCGCGCTCTTCGGTCACAGTCACATTAACGAATTTAATCGCGCGGGAAGGGTCGGCTGCCGCCTCCGCCAACCGTGCGCTCTTGATCTCGGCTTCGTCGATATACTCCTCAACTTGCAAAGTATGACCTACGTTGGCTTCGCGTATGAGACCGCAGATATAATCCGCCGCTTCGAGATTCGCAAACGGGGCTCTCCACAGAAATCCGTGCGTTATGCAGAATTTGATGTGGTCTTCTGGAATTGCAAAGACCGCCGTATAATTACAATCTAAAAAATTGCGTTCTATGGCGGCCTCTATAGACAGCACCGTCTGCGCGATGGCGATTTCAGGTAAATCTGCTCCGCTTTTTGGGTATTCGTAGGCTTTACTCGACGCGCTGGCGGTTTCGGGTAAATTTGCTTTGCTTTTTAAGTATTCGTAGATTTTAACCGACGGCACGACAATTTCGCAACTGACTCGCGCCTTCTTTCCTACCTCCCCCAAAGAAACGTTGCGGGTCACCTGACGGCGATAGTCCGCCGGAGCCTCCAGCCACCTTTCGGCGCGGCTTTTCCAGCGCTCTTTAGCCGTTACCGTCCATCGCTTGGGGTCGTGCGACCGCCGCCAAAACTCAGGGTCGGCGTACTTCAACTCGATCAACTCCTTATGCTCCGCTTCTATCTGCGCCTCTTTTTTCAGAAGTTTTTTTAAGCGTTTTTGCTGGGCTTCGGTCAGCGGCGTCGTATCTACTTGTACTTGTGACATAACGGTTGCCTCATAGGGATAGATTGTGGTTCGTTATTGCGTTAGATCAGGAGACTCCGTATCTGCACGGAGTCTCGCGAAACGCTTCTACTACAGTACGCTATTCGGTGCCGAAATTTTTCTTTCGGTTACGGTTGAAACACTTTGTCTATCGCCTTCGCATACGCAATCTGCGCTTTTTCCAAATCCCTCAGATCCTTGCGGATCGCTATGTATGGTTTCGGCGGCAGCGTTTCAAGATTCCTCATGTCATAGTCGAACACACTGCCCATAGGCTGATCCATATAGTAGTTCCCGTATACGCTTCCATTACTTTCGATTATCAGGTTCTTTCTTGGCATGAACAGGTGCCGTATGTAGCTGTCCCGTCCGTCTTCTGTCAAAAATCTGTATCGCGGATGGTCAGCGCAAAGGAACTCTCCCTGAATTTCCCCTTCAAACACTCCGATGTTAAGCACGTTTTTTTTTGCGGCGGACTTCCATTGCTCCATATCCCGCCAAAACCGCCCGCATTGCTCCAAGTACTGTGGATGCAGCATGTACTTGTATTTCGTGTTCTTACGCTCGCTCACGCAATAAAACTCCCTCAGCGGTATTTGTGACGGGTGCCAACAGGCAAGGACTCCGACGCCGTCCGACAGCAGACGCTCGTACTCCTGCAAATTCGTGCCATTCGTCAGAATCAGGACTCTGCCGCCCATTGCGACCAATTTGTTGGCGAACATGATAGTTTGCGGCGATAATAGAGGCTCGCCGCCTGAAATTTCGATCATCCAGTTATTTTGGACTAAATCGATCCATATAGAGCTATCGTATACCCGCGAGTCGGGCTTCGCCTCGGTCTGCGTCGCGGATATACAGTATGGGCACTTGAAATTGCAAGTGTGATGCGGCGAGAAGACCGCGACTTTGTCAGCTTCCCATATAGGTTGTTCATTCGGCATATCTGCATTTCCTTTTTCAAGTAATATTCAGATTTAGTTTACGGCCTGTTTACTATGTCACACAGCAAATACTGTTTTAAGTCTGCATCGATTTTAATGACTAAGAGATTTTTTTTGTCGGTTAAGGCTATCGCCACAGAGTCGGCATCAAACTCGCAGTTAAGACTAGCATCGTCAGCTCTGCGTAGTTGGCTAATATTCAGGATACTGGATAAAACGCCTAATTCCCGCATAATTTCACTCTTTTCTGTTTCGGCGATAAAACAGTCCCAAAAAAACGACACATTCGGCTCGGTAAACCAAACCGGGTCTTTTTGATATTCGGTTTTCAGAATAACCGAGGAGCCGCAGCTGATTAAAATATTTGCTGATATTTGTAATTTTTTATCGAGATGCAAAAAATTCTCCGAGTTGACCGTCTTTTTACGGATGGTCGCATAATCGTGCATTAACGCTTTGACGGCGCCTATGTTGCCCTGGTCTAAATGCACCGACCCTATTATTCCGACATCTATTGCAGGATTGCGTGATAAAATACACGCATCCCACCACTGCTTTGGACGGGCTATAATATTGCTGATCAGCCGTATGTTTGTGACCGATTCGACGCTATTTACCGCTTTCCAGAGGTCTAAAAAATTAGGACATAAGACAGTCTCACCAGTTCCGCACAGGATTATCTCAGTCGGGCGGTATATTTTGCAAAATTCAATAATATTTACTGGCCAAATCGGGACGTTGCATCCCTTATTGATCCACGGCGCGGTGTTGCAATACGGGCACTTCAAATTGCAAATTACGGACGGACTTATCCTTAACCGCCGCTTTTCTTTTCGCGGGTCGTATAAATTTTCCAGAGTGCTCATCTCGTTGAAAGCCATTTAGTTTTTGCTCCTTTCCGTAGACCTGTGGTGAGTTCTATATTTATCCGAACCGTTTTCGATCTCCTTTAGAATTGCAGGAGTCGTCTTGACAAAAGTATAGCGGACGTATCCTGTCTTACCGTTTTTAAATGTCACAAGCTCCAATTCATTGTCGGGAATCTTAGCCAAGATATAATGCTTTTCAACTTCAAGCAACTTTACCACTTTTTCCGTCCTTTCTCAGTTTGAAAGATTTCAGTATTTCTTTAACCATGTAATGCCGCCGGGCCCAATTCTCCGACGCCCTCGGCTTGATCCCCCAGTCTCTCGGAAGCGCGGAAGTTTCCTTAGCCCACTCGGTAAGCTCTTTGTCGGATGACGCCCTGCGGCTTATCAAATCCGCCTGAGTCCCGCCCATAGATTCAATGCCGGCAAGGTAGCAAAGCTGCGGGAGCGTCAGTTCCCACTTCAATACCCGCTCCAGCATGCGTCCGTACTTTATCCAACTGTAGTGGTCTAACCCTTTCACGCCGTCGATTTTGGCTGAGAAACCGCTTAAATCTTCCATGTTTTTGTAAAAGTCAATAAACTCGAAAATGTTGTTATGAAAATAATCCAATATCTTCCGCCGCGTTTCTTTATTGAAAAATTGCGGCGCGAAGATGTAGCACAGTTTGTCGAGCATGTTTAACGTTGTACCCGGACATCTCGGATTGCGGCAGTATGCGTGAACCGTATCAATCTCGATAAATTCAGGGTCGCACCCGAACTGGCAACGCACGTTAGGATTGAACGGGTTCGCGCCGCGCGCGACGTTTTGAACAACCACCTGTCCTCCCGGTTTTCGAACTATTTCTAGTTTCGCTCCAGCGCTTATTTTGTTTGCGGCAATGAATTGATGCGACTGCCCCCAGACTGATTCTACAAACCGACCGTCAACGTCAACAGGCGTACAGAAGATCATAGGATCCAGTCTGCCGCTGTCGGAGGTAAACCATTTAGTTTCTACGACCGTAGTCTGATGAGACATAACATCCCCTTTCAGTTTATATACAAATATCTTTTTAAACACAAGGTCTTCATTATACATCCGCGCCACAAGCCCGTTGTGCGGGTGCGGCCCTGCCAGCTCCGACGCAGTGCGTTCCGTCAGCCCGAGGTCGCACCTGGAACTGAACTCAACCTTTCGGTATTGCAACTGATCCTTAAAATCTTGCGTATAGCCGCGCCATCCCATGCTTCCGACGCGCACGAATTGCCCCTCGCCGCTGTGATAGATATTCACAGGGATAATCTTTATATAGCACGAGCTTCGCGGAACATCCGTTTTAGCCCACAGTAGGTTGCTGATAGTTTCTTTGAGCGGGTTGTCGGTGACATAAGCGGTTACTTTCGGAAATTTCCTGAAAAACTCTTTCGCGTTGACGGTGGCGACGCACTGAATATATCCAGTAAACCGCTCTCTGCGCTGCGAATACGGGCGAATTACAAGCGGTATGCGTGAAATCACGTTATTCGTGACGTCCCACCCGCACCGCCCGTCCATTTGCGCGGAACATTGCAACAATATACCTTTACGGTAGTGGCAGACGACAGAGACTCCCTCGAATTTCGGCGTTATAATCAGCGAATCTCCTTCCACGGGTTTTGGAAGTTCGGAAGCGCTGCGGTAAACCGCCGGAATGCGAGGAATGACCTGTCCGCATAATTCAGGGTGTTCATAGGTCGGGCCGACGCGCCAACCCCACGGACAGATTTCAAGCGACGGGTGCCCTGGCGAAATTTTACGAATTTTGCCGACGAGGCGGTCAACCTCGGCGACCGATAAGACGGGTTCGCCCGTTTCGCGCATACCGCGGACGTGCCGCATAAGCCGGCGGAAAACCGTCTCGATTCGGGATATAGGGTATTTGACGGCCATCGTCAGACCTTGCCTTTCGACGCATTGCACGATCTGTCGCGCGAACCCGCTTTAGGCCTCCGCTTGCGCACCGGCTGATCCACGCCCTGAGAGCTCCTTAACTGACGCATCGCCTTGTCTTTTATCTGCCGCACCCGCTCCCGCGTAAGTTTCAATTTACGCCCTATCTCTTCCAAAGTGTAACCCGCGTCGCAGTCTACGCCGTACGACATTTTGACGACTTCCCGCTCGCGGTCGGACAGGCACTCAAGTATCCGTTCGAGTTCTTCGTGCGTGGATTTCGCCTGTATCTCGTCCGGCCCGTTGACGGCCGATATGTCCGCCAGTCCGCTTATATGCGGGGAGCCGCCGTCGGCCATAGGCGCGTCGAGCGAACTGCAGCTGTCCGCCATCGCCAACGCGTCCGCGACGCCGGTCTCCGTCATCGACAGTTCGCGGGCGAGTTCGGCGGTGTCGGGCATACGGTTGAGACGTTGTTCAAGGTCGATTTGCGCCTTATTTATCTTATGTATCGCCCCGACGCGGTTAAGCGGCAGACGCATACCCCGCGAATGATCCGCCAGCGCCTGCAGAATGGTCTGCCTGATCCACCATACGGCGTAGGAAATGAAGCGGAAGTTCTTCGTTCCGTCGAACCGTTCGGCCGCCTTGACGAGCCCTATATTCCCTTCGTTTATCAGATCGCTAAGGGAAAGCCCCTGATTCTGATAGTTGCGGGCCACGCTGACCGCGAAGCGCAAGTTGGCCTTTACAAGCGCGTGCACGGCTTTACGGTCGCCGCGCTTGATTTTGGCGGCCAGTTCCGCCTCGCGCTCGGAGGTGAGCGGCTGAATGCCCCCTATCTCCTTGAAATAGAGCGCCAGACTCTTGTCTTCGCTAACGGACATATTCGATTTTTTCAACGCCGCCGCCCCTCTCAGGCATACCGCCGCACCTGGATTAAATTAAAACTTGTTCAAAACCGCGAGCCTTCCGTAATACTTTCGAGCCGCCCGGTTGTAGGCCTGCGCGGCCAGTATCTTGGTCGGAAAAGTCCCCAAATAAACGTTCTTGCGGTTGTACTTTATCTCCGCTCTGAACTTGCAACCGGATTCATAAACTCCGCGATACCCGGTAACGTTAGGTTTCCGCTTCCATAAGTGCATAAGCTCGCCGTGGTCGACCAACGCCAAGTTCCGTTTGCACAGATTCTTAGGGTTGCCGTCGATATAATGCACGCGCTTGCCTTTAGGCGTTTCCATAATCAAGTCGGCGAGCCTGACCTTGTTGCCGTTCACGATGTAATCCCACCGCTTGGACATAGGCCGCCAATGCGTACGTCCGAGCAAACCCGTAAGACGGCGATCCATCACGAAAGAGTCTTTCTCGTAATTCTTAGACTCAGGACGGGTCACTGTCGCTTCTTTCTCCCGCTTATAGCACCCTATGCGCATTACAACGCCTTTTTCAGGGCGGCCGCGTTTGTTCTTGGCCGGCATGTTTCAGTCTCCTTGTATTTGAAGTACGACGCGTCGCGGACGAGGTATTCCGCACCCTCTTCAGTATCTTCTCCATGATAAAAACATGCCGTCTTTGTCTTGACGCAAGGTATATCCTAACACCAGGAGTCCGTCATATCCGATAAGCCGCTTTATGCATTGAACTTGAAATTCAGTCGAAGCCGCTCGATACCGGGCTAAACTTTCCTTTCCGGCGTATTTTCCGAAACGTTTGATAAACGCGGTGCAGAGCTTTGTCAAGCATATCTCACGGTTGCCGCGTTCTGCGGCTCTCTTGACAAGACGCTCCAGCACATCGTCGAACTCGGTTCTTATTGACGCGCAAAAAGCCGCCCACTTCAAGCACACTGACGACGCTTGCTCTAAATCTCTCGCGTCTTGTGCAGCTAGCATAGTTGCCTCCCAAGGTTTAAGATGAATCGTTCTTGTTGCAAAGACAGTTCTTGTCTCCGTTCCGACTATACGGCCTCTACACGTTCGAATAGGATTTAAGACGCTGAATCGAACCCTGCGGAAGAAGACCGTGATCGAGACGGTTTTGATCCAGACCTGAAATCTCCTCTTTGTCGTCGAATTCCGAGTGTATGGGTTTTCCGCAGACTTTGCAAGTTATGCTTCCGTCTTTGCACTCGTATCCGCCTCCGCACGGGCATGCCGGCGATGTTATCCGCATATCCCGCCCTCCTTATCGATGTCAAAAAGATTAAATTTGATTACGTATGAATAGCGTTTAAGACACTAAATCGAACCCCGTGTGCGCGAAAGGCTATAGTATCTTTCGGTTGAAGTCGAAACCGCTGTCGAGCAATTTCTTTACAGTTTCAGGGCGGAGTCCGTCGTTAATGTAGAGGATTCCGCGTTTAACCAGTCCGACGTAAGCCGCCTCCACCCAATTATCCGTAAGAAGCGACACGTCGTCAAACCACCCTTCGATCAGTTCGTTGTCCGTACCGTCGACGACTAACTCTAAACCGTCGTATAGGAGCCTGCAGTCCTTTTCGATTTCTGGAAATCGAGCGTCCGCCAGCCCGCGCAAACTCAGCGGCCCCTCTTCCCTGCAATGCTTGGTGAACTCGACGATATATCGCTTGGTCGTCTCGAACTTCTCACGGACTTTTTCCATAAACTCATTAACGAAAAGCTCGTCTTCCGCAGTCATGCCCGTCTCCTTGCTGAGGTTAATTATTAGGACGGCGCCGCCGTCAGACGGTTTTAATTTTCCGCCCGTCTTCGTCCTTGTACAACAAGTTAAGTTTGTCCGCCGACTCCGTCTCTTTAGGCGCGGCGTCGCGCCGCTTAAGTTCCGCAAGCTCTTTGCGGAGAAAGTCTTTCAGCTCAAACTGCAAACTGTAACTGTCAGGGTCGTTAGCGTGCTTCGTCAGTTTATATAGCCCGCGTTCGATCGCCGACAGTTGCTTGATCGAGAGCGTCAGGCGGTACTCCGCGCCCGGCGTTAGTTTTTCGATGAGCATAATTGTTTTCCTTTCTTAAGCCGCGTCCGAAAAACAGCCCCGCGTTATACGCGGGGCTGTCGAAAACTATGCGATGATTGCCGCTTCTTTCAGCGAGTTAATGTACAGGCTCCTGAAAATGCAGTTGAAAAGCCGGGTCTGAAGCTTTTGCTTCGCCCCGAGATCTTTTATTCTGCGCATGGCGTAAGTCCAGAGGTTGACGTAGTCCCACGGCGTGGCGATCCCGTAAGGGCACGCTTCCTCGCGCACGTTTTCCGCCATATCTCCCGACTTGGCTGTTTTCAGCAGAATTTCGGCGTCGTCGCCGACCCATGCCGGAAGCCCGCTCACGCGCAAAGACTCCACGAACTTCTCTTCGTCTTTAACCTTCGACGATGCCAAAGCGTCTACCGAATTTTTAATCTCAACCGCGTTCCGCTTTGTAATTTCCACGGCTTGCGGTATCCAATCCGCGCTATATCGGTTTTTACAGGACGACTTGCTAATCGTCCGCGTCAGGCCGTTCGAGCAGATCTGTCTCAGAATCTCCGTGTATGTCGAAAAATTCACCGCCCCGAACGAGACGTTCGCCGTCACTATGCCGTCGATGTAATGATCGTCGCCGTCGTATCCCGTCGGCGCGAACGGTTCGCGGCTCAACGTCAGCGACACGGATTTCGTATTCGAGTATTTGCGCGAATCATACTTATCCATAAGATTCGCCGCCGTGACGATGCCCGCTTCGTCGCGGGTGAACACGTGGTTCGACTCGCCGACCGCCAAAGCCGTCACGACGTCCCGCCTCATGGCGATGCTCTTGATCGTGTCGTTCAGATGCGCGGGCGTCGCTCTCATAGCCTGAGTACCGGTGATCCCGAAAGCCCCCGTCAGATTCGAGAATCCGAACAGGTTCAGCGTGAACCATCCGCAGTCGGGCGAGTAGGCTTCCGCAGTCCAGTCGAGTTTGGATTTGCGGTCGTTGGCCGCCAACGGGTCGTATCTCACGATCCTGTCCGCGGTGAAGTCGATAGTGCGGCGGACGGTGTAAAAGTTTTTTGCCGCCGTTTCGGCGGCGTTTGCTTGCGTTGACATGTTTTTCTCCAGCGTTAAGGTTAAAACGGCGTCGGTTTATGCGCGGCAGACCGTTTCAAGGCCCGCCGCAAACCGCTATAACGCAGACGCCTGTTAAGCGTCCTTCTTGTCATCCGCGAGCTTCGGCGCGGAATAAGGTTTTTTAGCCGCTTCCGCAATCAGATCCGCTCCGCACTGCGTCAGCTTATCGATTACGGCTTTGCCGAACTCGCCGCCGGATCCGCCGATCTCGGCCATAAGGTTGGCGAGATGTTTGCGCATAATCTTCGCGACGTCGGCCTGCCGCTCCCACTGCGACACCGTCCGCTCGAACACGGCGTCGTGCGCCCCGAAGACGGCGGTTGCCGCGGACGGTTTTTTAGCCCGTCTCGTTTTCTTCGGCGGAACGTCTCCGTCGGCGGTTTCGCCGGCGGCCTTCGGTTTGCGCGAATACGTCCTCCTTTTTACCGGCGCGCCGTCCTCGTTTACAGCATTCTTGCCTCTCGCCATTTACAGCCTCCTGTTTTTAAGGGTTTACATTACTTTCATGTAGTTGACGACGAACTCTTTTAAATCAAACTTTCTAATGTCGAAAAAAGCCTTTTCGATGTAGCCTTCGCTGTACTTGGCGAACCTGTCCGCATCCGACGGAACGGCGCGGCATCGCGACAGGTAGCGGGTTTCGTCCGCGAAAGCGTAGGTTTTATGCTCGGCTTTGCAATACCTTATAAACTTATTTACGGCTTCGTCCTCGCAGTCGGCGGCCGCCGCGTAATAATACGCCGACTCCTCGGGCGTTATCGACCCCCACGACTTTATGACGTATACCGGACGATCCGGCGTCAAATCGCCGATAATGTCGATTTTGACGATCCTGTCCCTGACCGGCTTCGTCTTCCATACGGCGGGAAGAAGCTCCTTCGCGACGACCGCGTTGTTAATCTTATCTACGACCATAAAACCTCCCCGTCAAAGTCAACCGTTCCGTTTACGGAAACAATATAACGGAGTCACCCCGGATGCGGAACCGTCACACCAGGCCGTCTTTCAGCAGCATGAACGTGATCGAAATCTGCATGTAGTGCAGAAGCTGATCCGTGACAAGGGTTATAAGCCGCAGATTGGCCTTTAAATGGTCGATTACGCCGTGAACGGCCGCGTTCAGAAGAAATATGAGCACGAACTTCCCGTCGACTTCGAAACCGAGTTTCCATGCGATCGGCAGCATTACGGCGAACGCCCACGACAGCGAATGCGCGAGCAGACACGGAAACCAGTCGAAACAGTACTTCCTGTCGGGCGTGTTCTCGGCCCACCACGACCGCTGTTTGCCCTTCGCCAAAAACGGTTGCTGCAAACAGAAATCGTCGACGACATGGCAAAAAAGCATCGCTAAGTATGTGAATATCATGCTTCGACCTCCACGGTTTTACGGACGAACGCGATGTCGCCTTTGACGACCTCGCCGAATTCCGTCCTTAACGCGTCAAGCAGCGCCCCCGGCCTGAATCCTGGGTCGGCGAAGCCGTCGACCGGCACGGTCAGCTCCGCGACGCGTTTCTTCGGATACGACGCGCCGATTCCGTTCAAGCCGTCCGGCTTCTTGCCCGCGGCCGGACGCGGATCTTTGTATCCGCAGACGCGCAACGCCTGATCGAGGCGGTGTCTGACGTCGACGTCCAAATCGCGTTTAAGGTATTTCAGCTTGTGAACGTGCGTGCGCGTCAATTCGAGTTCTATGACATAATACGACTGACATTTTTTCGGCTGTTCCATAAGACCGTCCTTTTTTAGGTTAAAATAGAGAGGCGGTTTCGCCGCCCCTCAAGTCAAAGCCCCGCCGCCGCTGTTTCAGGCTTTTTACGTTCCGGCATAATCTCCGCACCGAACGGCGCGATCTTCCGCCGGCCGCGTAAAAGACGGCGTCCCCGCTTCGCGCCTCATATCTCCGAGCTGAGGCACGGGGTTTTACGACACGTCAGGTAACGCCTGCGGAACTTCGACAAAATCCGCTTGAGGTAGTCGAGGCGATCGTAGTACGCCACACTGCTGACGTGAGCGTACTCAAGCACCCAAACTCCGGTTTGATCTCTGCCCTCGCCCGCGAGTATGTCGAAAAGCTGAAAATCCTTCTCCCAGCACGCGGCCTGTTCGTCGGTCAGGCGGTTGATGCAGCAGCTCTTCCACAAGAACCACGCGACAGTCATGCGCAGTATCTGGGACTCTTCCGAAATCCTTCTCAGCTCGGCGAGAAGTTCCGCGTCGAAAGAATCTTCGAAAGACGGAAAAGACGCTTCCCTGTCCGCGTCCGAAATGTACCCGTACCAAGGCAGGTCGTCCGCGGTTACGATTTTCGACTCGATGCACCAGGAGGTTTCGAGATCGCCGTCTTCCGCGGAGCTGTACTGTCCCGAGTGCTCCATGATCGCGCTGAACGCGTCCTCGGGACGCGCCTTCTGCCGCCTACGCTTGTCGGCCTCCACAAAACCTACGTGCTTGGCCCCGAAAACCGCCATATTGGCGCAATACTCTTTTTTGTCCCAGTCCTGCTCTCGGACTGTTTTAGCGCAGAATATACGCTGAAACTGCCCCCCGTCCTGCGTAGCCTTCTTCCAATCGATTTTGTTCATACGCAGTATCTCGCCGGTCTCCTGCGTCTCCGATGCTCTTGACCGTTTCGCGCCGCGCCTTTTATCGCGGCCGCGTACATGACTGTTTTCATCCGACATTTCAACTGCCTCCTCTTTCAGGCTAAAGGTGGTTATGGCTGTCAAACAACGTATTGTTTTCAATATAACGGCGTCACCCCGGATACGGATTAACCGTCTTTCGGGGTCGAAAGGAAACCTCGCGAGTTTAAAAAGGCGTAAATTTTAGGATGCCGCAACTCAATCCGAACGACCGCCGACTCGTAATCCATGCCGTTGAGCTCGGAGGTTTCGACGCGGTTTCGGACGCTGTCGAGAAACTCGTAATACTTCTCCGCGCTCTTGAGCGTATCGCCGGCGAGTTTCCGCAACCATACCGCAGCTTCGTAATCCGCAACGTCTTCGCTCAAACCGTCGGCGGTCAGCCCCATCGCGGAGAGTTCCTCCAGGGTGTGCACGACGTCGATCAAAAGCGGCGGGAAAGCTCCGTTCAAAGATTTCAGCTTGCGTTTGCGCTTGGGCCGCTCATACCCGTCCGTCCAATGCTTTTCGATAAATTCGACGAGGACGTCTTCGCCCGTGCCGTCGTCCTCCGCCGTCCAAAGGTCTTTCGGAACGGCGATTTTCTTGTCGCGGACTATTATATATGGAATAGATATTCGGACGGTGTCGCCCGGTTTCCACCTGTCGGCGGAAAAACAGAGAACGAGGCCGCCGTCGTGCATCTCGTACAAACGCGCGCCGGTTCCGAAGGCCATGTCTTTGGCTGGAGCCTGTTTGACGGAAGTCTGACGGCTTGCGGCGATAGACTTCAGCGACTCCATCATAGCGGACGGCGTCTCATACGCGATCTGAATGCCCTCTGCATATTGTGCGGCGCGCATCGAAAACCCCTATATACTGTTTGTTAAGATTGACTTCGGCCGCCTTTTCGGCCGCCGTCGCTTACAATAAACCCGAGTCACCCCGGAAATCGCCGTATTCCGATCCTGCCGCGGGATTGCTTTTGTCCGACGGCGGACGCTTCTGCATAGCGGCCGTCGACGCTCCTCCCGCAACGTCGGCCATGTCGAATCTCAGGATCTTGCTGTGGAGACTCGTCAGTTCGAGCAGTTCCTCGATCCTCGCTTTATGATCCTTGTTTACGGAGCTTTGCCCGGCAATGACCGCCGCTATCGCCTTGGACTGCTGTTGCGCGCTCTCTTCGAGCAAACCCTCCGTATCTTTGGCCGCGGCATCCAGAATGCCCTGCACTTCCGCGACCAGCGTCTCGGCGGAGGCTTTTCCGCGCTTCAGCGCTTCGTCTAAAATCTCGGCTTTCGCGGCGTCAAGCCGGGCGGTTATCGTCCGCCGCATATACCGCCACAGTATGTAATCTCCGGCGGCGACGGCCGCCAAGACAACGGCCGACGCTATGATTGTCAGCATGTCCAACCCTCCTAATTTAGTGGATTAAAAGACGCGCGGCGAAAGACGGCAGGCGAGAGGCCGTCCGCCGCGCGCTGGATGAAAACAAGTTAGAGGGCAGTCACCCCCTCTACTACAGTACGCCTCCCGCAATCAAAATTTATCGGCGGTTTGCTATAAATTGTTCGGCTCGCGCGTCCGCGAAGGGCGCGGCCATTCCGATCGGCGTTAAAGCGCAATATCGACGGAGTTCGCTATGCGAATTCCGTACTGCGCCTTGAGCTTGTTCAAACCGTCATCCGCTTGCTGCTCGAACCCTGTTACTGGCGAAGTGCAATCGCTCAAAATCGTGATCCGGCTGAGAACTTCCTGCTGTCCAGCGAACCGCTTCAGAATTTGGGCGGCGGATTCGAGCACGCAATGGCTGCTCGCCTCGCCAGCGATGAAGATCTGGTCGTAATTGATCTTCCCGGTGCCGCCTCCGACGTCGGCGATCGCGTTCAGGACGCTCCATTCGACCGTGTTCTGCGGATTGTAGCACGGCTCGATCACGCCGTACCGCTCGCTGTAGGTGTCCGTACCCTTGAAAATGAAGTTGGCTTTGCTGACTTTGGCGATACCGTGGAAAGCCACCATCTTCGACAGCTCGTGTTCGAGCGTGTGGCCCGGCGTCCCGATGAGGCAGTGGTACGGCCAAACGCAGACGCCGCCCTTGCCCTCCGTTTCCAGCGTCTTCAGGCAGTCAAGGACGTTTTTCGGGTTCCCGTGCACCGACTTGAACTTGCCCTCTTGCACGCTCTTGTAGTCGATCAACGTAAACGGGGCGACCTCCTGATTGGTAGCCGTCTTCCAGAAGCTCGGAAAGAATATCTGCAACGGGAAGTGGCTGTCGAGGGTCAGGTAGATGTCCGTGATCCCTTCCATATTGTTGTATATCCACTTCGTGATATTCGAGATGTCGCGCTTCGCTCCCGGATATACCGTCAGCGAGCCTTTTTCGTCGCAGAAATCCCGCTGATAGTCGATCAGCAACAGCAAGTTGCGCTTGCCGTCTTCTACGGCAGGTCTCAGGCTTTCTTTCGACGCTTTAGCCAGTACGTCGCCAATGTTTACAGGCGCGCCCTGACCGATGTTTGCTTCGGTTACGATTTCTTCGTACTTTGTAATCAGGCCCATATACTCCTCCTCTTTAGTGTTAAACAACTTCCATCTTGTATATTTTGTTCCCGCTAATAAACTCGAAATGTCCGTCCACAAACCTAAGTCTGCTGCTTTCTGTTATCTCCGCGCACGGAAATTCTTTTACTGCGTTCTTGATTAGGTTCGTGGCGGTAATCTTCCCGTCGCCGGCGTCGTAAACCGTGTTGTTCACGTAGAACATGTTATTCAAGGAATCCGCAGTATACCGTATATCTGTACGGTCAACCTTTACGCCGGGAGCGTCAAACAGCAGGGTTCTGAACAAGCCGTTCGGCATTTTATAGATAAAGACCCATGTACGCCCGATAGCGTCCATTTGAATGAAATACTCGTCAATTCTGCCGATAGGCGGCAACTCATTAGTCAGGCTTGTTTGATGTCCGTTAGACGTATTATAGACCCGCGTTATCATTGACATGTGATGGTAGCGTTGCAACACAAACACTTCTCCTGTAGAGTCGTTTGCGCAAAACAGCGAGTTGTGAGTCGGCACAATAACGGTCTGCACATTGCCAGCTTTGGTCAACTTTAACGACGTCAACTGACCGTCAGGGCTAATGTACCATATTGTGTTTTTGCCGACTTGATAGGGCGATCTATGCTGCCGAGGTATTTCTGCAAGATTATCGCCGGATATGATTATCTTATCTGCGTAAAAGAAGCAGTCGTTACGGACATTACCGTCGTCAATGATTTCGACTTGCGTGTAATCGCCCCTAGGAATCGTCCTGCCGCTCGGAACGTGCCTTATAAACGCGGACGGATCCACACCCTTGATAACGTACTTATCGAAGTCGAGAAAGAAATCGATATTAGGCGCGGAGAAGATTTCCGTGACAACGAATTGTCCTGTAGATATTTTCTTGACCGCGACGGCTATCTTAGCTTTGCCGCTGCAAAGAGGGCAAGTTCCGTACTTGTCGTAGAAGTAGGTGTTGTGAGCGTTGCAATAGCGGTAGTTCTGCAACTGATCGCGAATTATTTCATAAACCGTGTCCCGCTGACCGTCCTCAAAAGACTTTTTGAACGAATCTTGAAGTTCAGGAGACATCCACGTCCATGACTGTATTATCTTAGGTATCGTGATTTCTTTCTTATGTTTGCCCAAAACGGACGCGCCTTTGTGGATTCTGTCTACAACAGACATATTGTCATGCCCGTTGTAAACCCCGCCGAAGGGATGAATCTTCGTAAGCAGGTTCCAAGCTATAACGTTGTAGCTGAAGTTGTCTGTTAGCGGAGTCAGGGACATCTTTTTGCCGTAGGCTTCGGACGGCACGAAACCGTCCGTGTAGGCGTCAGGCGGAAGATTGCCGATACCCCACGAGTCGGTGTCGATGAAGAACGCCGCTTTGCCGAAGTCTTTTTCGCTGGTTTTAACGACTACGTTGTGATCGTTTAAATCGCCGATAACGGCCGCGGCTCCGTTATGGATAATCGTTTGCAGTGCTTCGCCGACAGCGCACAATATCTTAAAGATGTCGAGATTGGTAATCTTCCGCAGATTGCAGAACTTAGTCTTCGTAAACTGGTGCAAGGCTTCAGCGTCCGTTATTTTGGTCATTTTGTAGCCGACGAACGCGCCTTTTTTGTCGGTCAGAATATCGAGCGGCGCGACAACGCGGGACGCGGGAGACGCAAAACGACCGCTCTGAAGCAGAGCTTTCACTTTCTGTTCTTTTACGGCGAAATTTATGTGTTTTTGAAAGATCTTAAACACGGTATCAGAGGTATCGCCTTCATAAATTTCAGCTTCGCCGCCGCAAGCTATGAGCGTCTTGAGTTGTCTTTTTTCGATAATCATTTTCTTAGTATCCTTAAAAAACGATGCTCACGTCATCGGTAAGTAAAGACTGGTTTCGGTTGATCAGCATTTTAATTTTGCCGCATTTGTCTTCTTTTAAGAATTCTACGAACCGCTGTCTTTCAATGTTATGCTCAGGCAAGTTTACCAAAAAACGGATGCCGTCCGAAGCTACGCCGACATTTTTGAATATGGTTTTAGGATAATAGTCTAAATGCCACCCGACCCCGTCCTTATAACTTAGCAGTTTGTTTTTGTCGATAATATAATTGTACCCCTGATATGCAGGGAATTCGCCGCAGTCAAGAGGCTCAAAAGCAATACGGTCTTCACAATGCGCATGACTTATGATGTAACCGTCGCCTGAAGCCAGCACCATCCACGAATCTTGCAACTCTACGACGATAAGTATTGTGAACAACATAAAATCGAATATGAATTGGTCAGCGTTTTTTGTTGATTGCAGTTGCAATATTTTCTCAAATACCGTAGCAATAACCGCTTTCAGGTTGGCGTGAGGCTCACCTTTTGTTAAAACCCAATCGCTACGGGCGATTAACTTCTGCGACAGCATATACGCAAAGAGTCTGACGCCTGAGTCTGGGTACGGCGTACTGCCGCACCCATCCATCACCAATTTCATTTCTCGGCCTCCGACAGGGATCGTAACCGCCATATCGTGACAGTTGATGTCCCGTAAAATGTGATCCGACCCCGGTTTCCGTATGAGTATCATAGCGCACCTGTTAGATGAAGAACGAGCCGCTGGATACCGTGCTTGACGCGCTCTGCGAGCTGCTTATGGCGCTTTTTGAGAGGATCTCGAATACCTTCCTAAGCTCACTCTCCGTCGCAGATGTTTCTAGCACGTCGGCGTCAGCAATGCCCAACTGCGACGCGATACCCCTCGAATTCGACCCGAACGCTACAAAAGCCGTCAGAATTTCCTGGGATTTCAGGATGTTGACGGCGTCCACAGCCGCCCGGATGTTGTTGGTGCTTGCCGTATCCTCGCCGTCTGAGAAGACTACGAGAACCGCTTTAGTGCGGATGCCGTTCGCTTTTAATTGCTCTAGATAACCGCTTTTATCGCCTACGTGGAGATTCCGCTGGCCTAAAACTATGGCGTCGTACAAGGCCGTACAGCCTGCGGGCGCGTAGTCTGTGCTTATATCATTGATAAGCTGAAATCCTCCGCTATGGATATTTCCATTAAACCGAGTGATGCTGACAAGGATTTCATCAGCGCTTTTAGAGTTTTTTATGCTCTGCTTAAAGGTGTCGATGCTTTGCTTCATCACCTGCTCATAGGGACTCATAGACCCTGACTCATCCAGTAAAACAGATATTAGACAGACGTTCTCGTTTTCCAGCTTGTCTACGGCAAGATTCGGCGCTACGTTCGCGTTGCTGATGTCAGCCATGATACTGCTCCTTTGATTGAAGGTTAAAGTTATATATCAACATTTTATTAATTTTTACCGCACGCCGCAAGTCTAACTTCGCCCGTTTCGGCATAGACCTTTCTTAAACGTCTGTACTCTTCCACAGAGGCTGGATCACAGCTATCCATCCCAAGAGCCTCCATTAGACTTTTTAGCGGTTTAGGAATGTCGGTTTCAGCCGCCAAATAGCGCTCCCCTTGCATCAGCTCGTACCCAGACAGCAGACCGTGGACAAAATCTGACGGTCTTCCCACAATCTTGTCGTGCAGCGCTCCTTCGCAGAACTTATATTTACCGCCGTCCGTTTTATACCACCATCCACAGCGTTTGGAAACGCCGTTGATAGCGGCATCGATCTTACGGGCTTGTTTTTCTTCCGGCGGGATGTCTTCGCCGTTTTCGTTTAAGCGCTGCCCGCTTACAACTGTAGCGAAGTTCTTTGCCGCCACGGCGCTCGCAAGAGCCGCCGCTGCGCCTGCACATGCAATAGCTGTGATCATCATTTTTTAACCTCCTGACAAAATTAGTTGTAAAAAAAAGCATACTGCCCTCTACTACAGTACGCTTCTCGTTTTGACTTTTTTTTTATAAAATTTATTATTCTTAGTCAAAACACTATTTCGGCTCGAACCGGGAATCGACACCGTCCTGTTCCTTTCGGCTCTGCTCTAAGAATTCCGCGCACTGTTCTAGGGTGATTTCTTGTTCGCCGACGTCGCTGAATATTTCTGGAAGTTCTTTCTTGAACTCTTGCAGAAGCGGGCGCATTAGCAAGCGCATATCGGGGTGCGCGGCAGGAGCGCATCTGAGCCGCAGCACGTGCCGCCACTCGCGCAGGTTGGCGGTCATCACAATCGTGGTAGCGGTGCATAAAGGCAGGACACTCCGCGCAATTTCAGGTTTGCACCCATTTTCGAGCAACTTGAAGTAATGTTTTTCGGCCAACCCGCAGGCATCGTACCAAAACAGACTCGCGGGATCAGGCGGTGTCAGACTGCTCGGTCGGACGACTGAAATCTCGTTGCTGAACTTGTCGCCGCTATAATTACAATAGCGGGTGCTCTCTACGCTGAAAGATGCAATCCTATGACGGGTCAACTCGCGCAAAATGCCGTTATCGGTCACGAACCGTACTGACAGCGAGATGTGCTCCAACACGCTTTCGTGATGGCGGTTCACGATCATTGCCGCGAACTTCTCGGCGGTGCCTTCCCCGATCTTGCCTTCCGAACGGTAACAGGTTCTGCCGCACTCCTCTATCCGTTTCAAGATAGCGTCGCGGTTCAGGGGCGTAATGAATTCATAAGACGGTTCGACGATCTTCATTCTTCCTCCTCTGCGTGTCCGCGCTTAATAATTGTGTAACTGAAATCTATACTGTTAAATTTAATGTCCAAGGTACGTGCGTACTCCCACATAGGCGATTCGCAAATTGCTAGTATGAAATGGTTCTGCGTATAATGGACTATGCCGCAACTGTACTTCTCAGGCAGTTTGACTCCGTCTTGTTTCAGACGGCGGATGCAGAAGTCTTTCAGCAGGGACTCCTGTATCGTCTGGATTTCGAGCATTTTGCGGAGTCCGTGAACAACACTCCGCGCGAATTCCAGCTCTAAACTTGCGTCTTCAGCGGTTTTCATATAAACTCCCCCTTTACTTAGGATTCAACATAAACAGTTTTTCGACGCTTCTGGATTTGTCCGATGCTTTTATGCTTCGTGAGACCTCTTGCCCCCAAATGCATGTCCAATTTCCAGGGGCGTTTTCTTCGCTTACTATTACAATGGCTTCGGACGATAACTTTTCTATCGTCTGCCAAAATTCGTCATACCACTCTTTAGGTTTAATTTCGCCATATTGCTTTTTATTCTGGTACGGCGGATCGCAATAGAATAGCGTCGGATGCTCGCGAAGACCTCCGCTGAATGTTTTAATCGCGTCCTTATAATCTCGGCATTCAAAACGGACGCCCTTCAGCAGCGGAATCTGCGCGAGAAGGTTGTCTTTGGCTTCGCGATAGTAGTCACGGTAGCGCTTTTTGCCGTCTTTCAAGGTCTCGTATCCGGGCTGTGCGTAGCCGCCGTCGAAAAAGCGTCCGTTGTAGGAGGCGAGGAAGCCGACGCATCCTACGACCCAATCTTGATAAAGCCCTGTTTTATAATTGCTGCGGATTTCGTTGTACATCGGACGGCTGACTTCGTCCGGCAGACCTGGATCAGACTCCGTAACCTGCTTGAGGAGCGCGATGAGATAGTTGTTGCTGTCGGTGCCGATACGTCGCTCGCACTTGATCTTGTCTATAACATTCGCGCCGCCGACAAACGGTTCGACGTAGCAGGTTACGTTATGACGATCAAGGATGCCTTGAATTATTGGGACGATATGTTTGGCAATGCGCGACTTACTGCCCATATATTTCATCTTCAGGCTCCTCCCAGTAATCATCAGTGTTCCACGGACGGCATATTGTATCTACGTCGAGGTTATTTTCCTTGCAAAACTTATTTATTTCTGCTTGCATAGTTTGATCAACGCCACTGCCGTCTGCAGTTGCGTAGTAGTCGCCAGGATCCGTGCAATTTTGATACCGCCACACAAGGTGCGCGAACTCAAGGTCGCTGAGTTCGATTTTGAAATACGGTTCGCGGGTTATGCACCCGATGTCATGCGACTGGTATATGCGCATTTGCGGTATCCTATGTTAAGAGAAACGGTTGCCGAACTTACCCTGCGAATTCTAGCTCTAAACTTGCGTCTTCAGTGGTTTTCATATAAACTCCTCGCCATAGTTACCTCTTTTATTATCAAATCTTGCAGGCATAGTAGCCTCCATGTTTTTTAACAAAATCGGTTTTGAACCCGGAACCATATTTTCCGAGGGAGAAGCGGCCAAGGGTGTTCAAGGCGCCGACCATATCGGCTTTGTCTGCATAGCCACAAGACAGACACCTGAACGCCTCTTGACTTAACCGGTTCCCCTTCTCAACGTGACCGCAGACCGGACAAGTAGTAGAGTTGTGGAAAGCAGGTACCCGCCGTAAGGAAACACCGTTTTCTTCAGCAAGCATTTCTACCCTGCTGTCCAGCAACCCGCTTGTCCAGCCGTCGAGAACTGAACGCATATTTTTAGTTAAGCGCCCTTTAACTTTGCTGTTCCGTTTAATACCCTTGTTATTTTCAATACAGATTAATTTAGTCTCCTTAAAAGGCAATTCTTTACATGTTTTAGAGACGTAATATTTAATTTCTTTTTTACACTTTTTCCACGACCTTGAGTTGCGTTTTTTCCGTTTCAGTTTCTGTAAAAGCGGCTTTATCAGGTCGCCGTAAACAACGCCCTCGTCAGAGGTTAAAAGGTTCGTGGCTCCGGGGTCTAAACCTATAATATCACCTTCCGTTTTCTTAGGGACGTCAGCCTCAAAAGAAAACTGGATGTATTTGTCTGTTAAAATAACGGAACTTGAGAGTTTGCCTTTAGTGTTCCATTTTTCAAAACAGCGGTTCTTTTTCAAAGGTACCGCTATTTTAACCGCCCGCTGTCTGCTATCGAAACATTTTAACTCCACTAGAAGATCGAACGCTTCTAATTGAGGGTTAAGATTTACAGACAACAGCTGACTCGACAAAACGGCTTTTGTTTTGCAGTGTTTAGGTTTCGTATACGGCTGTTTTAACTCTTTGCAACTTTTAATCTGGCCGTCTACCATACCGTAGGTTTCAGCTAAAACGACTTGTTTCGCTCTAGCTGTCAGCCACGTTTCCGGTACTTTGTAATTTTTAAAGACGTCGAACTTCGTGTCGCCGTCTTCTATACGGTTTTTTACAGCGTCGATAGCCGAAGTCGCTACGGCGTCATACTCAGAAAGCAAGTCTTTTATACGGTCAGACTTGCTTCCGGTTATCCACTTCGAGAAATGACATTTGACGCTTCTGTTGAACTTCATTTTTCAAGTTCCTTTAAGAGAGTCTAAAAATTTTAGCCCGACTGTATAGTTTCATAACTCAAAGCTAACACATTCGATAACAAAAAACAATATTTGATAATAAAACCTATAAATGCATTAAATACTTGCACAGAATCCTAGCCTCCGCAGTCTTGCCCTCGCAGAATGCGTAGTCCTTGAACGTGACGCCGTCATAATCGACTGCGGTGTAATTGCATAAGTTCTTCCGCATATCGCCTCCTATTCTATGAATCTCACGACTGTGTCCCCGGTGTATCCCTTTTCATAAATAAACCAAGCAAAGCAGATCGCCCCACCGTCGTCTTTAGTTTGCGCATTCCTATAACAATTTGCCCTACTAACGTATACATATACATACTTATAATTATGCTTCTTAAAGAGCGCGTACCGCTTCTTACTCTCAAGCCATTGAATCCTAAGCAAAAGCATTAAATATTGCTTATCCTGCAACATCGGCATAATGTGAGATACGAATTGGTCGGCGATGCTGTAGGGCGGATTCGTGATAACGCTTCGCACATCCCACTTAATCAAATCAACGCCTGTAGTCTCCAGCACATCGATCTTCTGCAACTTCGCTTTAGTTTTTCTAAACTCAGGCCATTCTGAACGATCTTCTATATCCGTGGACACCACCTCATAGCCGAGCCGTTCTAAGACCTCTACAAGATGGTGGCACCCAGAAGCGCACTCCCACACAGGCCCTTGAATTTGGATGCCGTCCCTCCGTAACGCTTTGATAAATCTGACGAAATCTACCTGATTTGTCGTATATAGGTCGCGCTCAGCCCTCTCCCGATCCGAATGGCTACTAGACCCTATTGTCGAAAATACAGTCGTCTTGTTGCCTGACCAATCCTTAGAAAGTGTCATATTGTCGCCCATTCAGGTTTTTTAATTTGTAATGCTTCAGCCCATAAACAATTAATTTCAAACAGACTCCTGCTGCGCCCGTCTTCTTCAACCGCTTCCCAAAAATCTTTAAAGGCCTTTGGATCAGCTTGGAGTAGCGCCTGAAACGCGAAATAGTCAAAGTTTTCTTTTGTGACGCCTTCAGTAGTCTTGCACAGTGCGTCGAACTTTTCTTGAATCTGCGACCTTGCAATCTCAGCGATTTTAGTTGCTTTTTCGTGAGACATATAACCTCCTTTTGGTTCACGGTATTTCATTTTTGATCCTCTGTCTTCTCGGTAAAGTGTTCGCATTCGGTCAGCCAGGACGGCGGCCATCCGCCGCGGTGTTCCGAATCGCCGTTGCAGCACACGCCCTCAAACCACGCAAGCCACATGCAGGTCTGGCAGACGCAATCTTTCTCCTCGCCGCTCATTTCAGCACGACTTTCTGAATGAGTTCCGGTAACGCTACTTTTACACCGCAAGCTATCGCGGTATGTCCGCAGTCCGTCGCTGTCAAAGGACACTCGTAGGATACGATAATCGGGTATCCGAACGGGCTTGCCGTATCTGCGCAGGTGCAGATGATTTCGTCTTCAGGAACGTGCTCGGAAACGAGCACCGGGCGTTTTAAAAACTCTCCGCATTTAACATAACCGAACCTCACGGTATTTAAAACAAATCCCGGTAAAGATAGGAAGTGTTGCAAGGAACCGGGGTTTATAACGTAACGGTTCGCAGTAACCCTGCCTGCGCGCAAAAATTCGGCGTCTACGCTGCCTAACGCATAGGCGAGATGATTAGATTTGGGTTCTTTACGCGCATGACTTGTCTTTACCATCTCGTCTACAACAACTTTATATTCAAGACCGGCGCAAGCGTAGACAAGTTCCATTGCGGAGTCGTCTGCGAGTTGCCGCTGAAAACCTGAATGCCCGTACTGCCGCGCCAAACAATCGGTTACATCTTTAGCGTGTTTGAGACTGACCCCATACGTAGTTATAGGAGCGGACTCGTAACTTGCAAGCTTGCCGCCTTTGCGGGCATAGACGGGGCTAGGGCTTTTTTGAACGTATTGATGCGACACCAGATAACGGTTCGGATTTACGTCAAAAAAGGCCGCCATTAAATCAATGCAATCCGGGCGTAGATGCACGTTCTTCGGGTCGGCGTCCGCGGATCTCTTAACCCTATCCATACACATTGCGAGCGTATAGGCGTTAGCTTGCGTGAACGGTACATCCGCGGATACCTCTGAAATGCCCATTTCACGTAAAATTTGAGCATAGTTACCTCTTTTATTATCAAATCTTGCAGGCATAGTAGCCTCCATGTTTTTTAACAAAATCGGTTTTGAACCCGGAACCATATTTTCCGAGGGAGAAGCGGCCAAGGGTGTTCAAGGCGCCGACCGTATCGGCTTTGTCTGCATAGTCACAAGACAGACACCTGAACGCCTCTTGACTTAACCGGTTCCCCTTCTCGACGTGACCACAGACCGGACAAGTAGTGGAGTTGTGGAAAGCAGGCACCCGTCTGAGGGAAACACCGTTTTCCTCCGAGAGCATTTCTACCCTGCTGTCCAGCAACCCGCTTGTCCAGCCGTCGAGAACTGAACGCATACTTTTAGTTAAGCGTCCTTTAACTTTGCTGTTCCTTTTAATACCCCTGTTATTTTCAATACAAATTAATTTAGTCTCCTTAAAAGGCAACTCTTTACATGTTTTAGAGATATAGTATTTAATTTCTTTTTTGCATTTCTTCCAAGATCTGGAATTGCGTTTTTTACGTCTCAGTTTCTGTAAAAGCGGCTTTATCCGGTCGCCGTAAACAACGCCCTCGTCAGAGGTTAAAAGATTCGTGGCTCCGGGGTCTAAGCCTATAATGCCGCCTTCCGTTTTCTTAGGGACGTCAGCCTCAAAAGAAAACTGGATATATTTATCCGTTAAAATAACGGAACTTGAAAGTTTGCCTTTAGAGTTCCATTTTTCAAAACAACGGTTCTTTTTCAAGGGTATCGCTATTTTAACCGCTTTCCTTCTGCTATCGAAACATTTTAACTCTACTAGAAGATCAAAGTCTTCTAAATCAGGGTTAAGGTTTACAGATACCAGCTGACTCGACAAAACGGCTTTTGTTTTGCAGTGTTTAGGTTTCGTATACGGCTGTTTTAACTCTTTGCAACTTTTAATCTGGCCGTCTACCATACCGTAGGTTTCAGCTAAAACGACTTGTTTCGCTCTAGCTGTCAGCCACGTTTCAGATACTTTATAATTTTTAAAGACGTCGAACTTAGAGTCGCCGTCTTCTATACGGCTTTTTACAGCGTCGATAGCCGAAGTCGCTACGGCGTCATATTCAGAAAGCAAGTCTTTTATACGGTCAGACTTGCTTCCGGTTATCCACTTCGAGAAATGGCATTTGACGCTTCTGTTGAACTTCATTTTTCAAGTTCCTTTAAGAGATTCCGAGATTTTTAGCATAATTAGATAGTTTCATAACTCAAAGATAACACATTTGATAACAAAAAACAATATTTGATAATAAAACCTATAAATGTATTAAATACTTCGCCATAATGCTTGCAGAAGTATCAGGCAATTCAACTCCGTCATTCGGTATAGCTTCGGACGGGTTAATCACAACAGCCTCCGCTTGTGAGATTGTTTATAAGCTTTCGCGAAAAAACCGCCGCCCTTTAGGGTAGCTGGCGGGTTCATAGCGAAACAGTACGGCAATGTCGATTTTCTTCTTCGACCTGCCGCAAACTTCGCACATATACGACATTATGCGTCGCCTTTCTGCCGATCCGCCTTCTCTTTGGCGTTTTTCGCAATCTCCGTCACTTTCAGCGCCCACTGGAACAGGGCGTTTCCGCTCCAGCACAGCCCGTCGCGCTCGCCCGTCTGCGGATTCAGCAGCCCCGCGCAATCGCCGAAGTCCGCGTCAGTCTCGTCCGCGACGAAGCACGTGCATTTCTTTCTTCCCGCGAGAGTGCGGCAGCCGCAAGCCATCTGAATCATCAGCATCGGCTCCTTGATCTCGCCCTCGTCTTCGAGGGTCTTCGCCGCGGAAAGCGCGGGACGAAACGGAATTATGTCGCCCGGCTGAGGGACGCGGATCTTCGGCGCGGAATGCTTCTGACCTGGGACGAATATTTTGTTCTTCATTCGGTATCTCCGTAAATTATGCGTTTTTCCTGCCCTATCTACTACAGTACGCATTTTGCAACGAAAAAATATTAGGTATGGTCAGTCATCAATCTCCAGAACAACTCTAAGGCTTTCGGAACCTGCCCGTTGCCTAGAAGCCTGATCCTGTTGCAACGGTTCGTGGAATCGTTCGTAACGCGCGGGATTATGCTTCCGCATAAAGCGGACTCGGACGGGTCTGCGTCCCACCATTCGCCGCGTTTCATCTGCTGTTCCCAGCACTCGAAGTATCGCGGCGCGTCTGCGGACGATAAATGCGTCCAATGCAACGGCCATCCCATCAGCCACTCTGTCCAATCAGGATTCAGCGCGTCGCCGCGTTTTTCAGCAACTACGCAATTCAGCGGCACCGTTACGCGGTTAAACTGCCCTTCGTTAGCGCGGTTCTTCGCGTCGTTGGCCATCGGTGTCGGCCAGAGGCGGTCTTTCATGTTCGCACCAGCGCGGTACGCCATCGCGGAGTATTCCGCTTTGTCAGCAACCGCATTTGCTAGCTTTTTCAAGGAGCCTTCGTTCGTAAACCCGTGCACGTTAGGCGTCGGCCACAGCGTATTTTGCGATTCGGCGATTCTTACCGTGTCGGCAAGGTTAAGACTGTGGCCGCTCTTACCGTCTTTCGATATGCGCCGACCGTTCGGCGTCAGTTTAGCGTCATGGGGTTCCGACTCTCTGACCGTAGGCGTCGGCCACACGGCTTCCCTCCGCGACACCGCCGACCGCGTCGCCATCCCCAGCCACTCCTCGCGGTCGCAGGCTTTCTCCGCAAGCATTTTCAGCGCCCCCGTCCCGACAAACCCCTTCGCGTCGGGGGTAGGCCAAGCACCACCACCGCTTCCTGATGTGAGGCGCTCCGGCGTCGGCAGCCGAAACAATTCCCCATTGCGCGTCATACCCCATTTCGGCAAGGTCTGCAATAACCCGGACGCCGCCTTTATTAACGATGTTGGGGCTGTTTTCAATGACGACGAATCGCGGTCGTACTTCGCCGATAACTCTCCGAGCCTCGAACCATAATCCGCTCTTCTCTCCAGCGAGTCCGCGGCCTTTCGGATTCGCTGTACTGATGTCAACGCACGGGAATCCTGCAGAAACCACGTCAACACCGTCTCGCCACGGGCGTCCGTCAAAGGTGCGGATGTCGTCCCATAGCGGGAAAGGCGGGAGTATTCCTTGATTTTGTCGGGCGCACAGTACAGCGCGGCAGTAAGCATCGACCTCAACCGCGCATACTGTGCGGAAACCGCAGAGGATTCCTCCGAGGATGCCGCCGCCTCCGCCCGCGAACAGCGCGAGTTCACGTAGCTCTCCATCAGCGCTTTTGAAAACGTCCATGACATTCAAGCCTCCCCGAAACCGTTACATTGATCTGCAAATTGAAATTCATACTGAGCACCGTACACGTTGCAACCGATCAGTAATTCGCCGCGCTCATTAAAATCCGGGCGATATTCGCGGTTTAAATAAAAACAATCAATACAAGTTTTTACTTCAACACGAGTTTCGACCTTGTGCATAATTCCTCCTATATTGCAATTTTTTTAGGTTCGACGTTATAATTCAGACGGATCCAAGTGTTCCGCTGTTTAGCCTGATTCAAAAGAATCGGTGATTCCTCATTATACATGTTTATGACGGTCGGAATGCCGCGGCGACCCGCGCGTCCGGCGCTCTGCACGATATTCTTGTGGTCGCGTCCGCAAACAAGAAGCGCGGCGGTAAGCCCTGAAATATCGACGCCTTCGTTGCTTGTAGACGTCGATATTAAGACACGGTACTCACCGCTGTCGATTGCGGATTTTATTTTGTCTAAAGTGTCAAGTTCTTTCGGCTGGCATAAGTATCCGCCAGTCCAATGGATCGCCGCGATATTATGCGCGGATAGATAGTTATAAATGCTCTCGCCTGCTTGAATAAACGGGATCGGGATGTATATGACTTTGTTGCCCCACATATTGACGATCGTCTTCACAGCGTTCAAAAATGCCGGGCGGTGGCAGAGCGTATGCACTATTTTGGCGTAATCTTTGCCGTCGCGTTTTTCAGGCTTGCCGAAATTGCCGTGTACGGCGACGTAGTCTAACTCTTTGCCCATATCTTTAGCGAATTTGAACACCGCCGCCGGCCCGGTCAACCCGATACGGACTTGGGCTTCGTACGGAAACCCGCGAAACCGCGAGGTGTCGTCCAAACGTTTCGTGGACGCTGTTGCGGAGAATCCGTAGGAGTATTCCGCATTGACGCATTTGTTATATAACTTATTGTAGGAGTTCGCCACAATGTGGTGGCATTCGTCACTAATTACTATCCCGACTCTCGCTAACCACTTATCCATAGCTTTATCGTGATACATACCGCTGCGCCCGTAACCCATCGGGTTAAGCACACGCGCTTTCGGAGAATCTCCCTCAAAATATCCGCTCAAATTATACCGTTCAAATCTCGCGAGGACTTCATCCATAATCGCGTTCTTCGGAACGGTGATTAGAGCGCATTGTTGAGGATAACTCTCCAAATACGAGTCTATAATCGCCGTGAAAATTTCGGTCTTCCCTGAGCCGGTCTGAAGTTGCACAATCCCGCCCTTCAGCTTCGTAATCTTCTCGAACGCCTCGACTTGATAATCCCGCAGAATCCCCGCCCACTTCGGGCTGAGTTTGATCTCGCCTTTGTAGACGATGTCTGTGTTATACTTAATTCCGTGCTTCCGCTTCAAATCGTACAAAAACAAGATTAGGTATGCGAAGTACCCACGATGACAGATCAATTCGGTGCGGCGTCTGAACCGGTCGTACTTCGCGCCCTCGACAAGGTTCACGTCTTCGCGGACGGTATGCCATTGTACACGACCCCACATGCGGCGGCACTGCTTGACGAATTTCACGCTTTGAAAAAAATCGTGAATCGAGTCCAGCAGTTCGGCGTCGCCCGTAATCTTCATACGGTACGCGGGATGCTTGGCTATGTGACAGGAATAGGCTGACATTGGTTTTTACTCTCCTCAAGGACGGCGTGACATGCCGCGCCAAGGTTGTTTGTAGCCTCTCGACAACCGTGTTCTAAGACTACCTTTTTCCACGCGGCTTCTTGCTTCGCGCGTCTTTCCGCCTCTTCCTGCAAAAACTTGAGCCGGCGCTCTTCGCGCTCCAACTTGCGATCAAGAACATGTTGGTATTTATTAGGTTCTCCGTTTTGAGCGGCTTTATAGCCTTTAAGATAGCCGCTAACAAAGCCTTCGTCACAAGCACTAGAATATTCGCTGTAAGAACCGCCGTCATCTAACCAACCAGGATGATAAAGACCCATAAATTGCCCTCAACTTTTCGTCTTAGACCTCAGATATAGCGATAAATTTGATTATAGATATGCCTGTATGAAATTGTGAATCTCTGCAGGGACTTCGAGTTCCTCCCACGTGAGACCTGCGTCATTCAGCGACTTCAGAAACGCCAGCGACTCTTTCGCTTTGACAGCGTCGGCGAGCGTCTCGCACTTGTTCTTCGAGATGCTCTTGCCGAGTTTGCGGGCGTAATTCTTGTGCACGGTTACGGAGATCGTCTCGAAATCCGTGTGCGCGACGGGCGGCAGCTCCCTGATGACGTCGCCGGCGATTTCGATTTTCTTGCCTTCGTTCATTTTACAGCCTCCTTATTATATTTGTTGATTAGTTTAATTGCAATGCCGCTCAAAAAGGGCGCGACTTCTTCCATGCCTATCGACGATACAGAATCTTCTTCGGAATCAACCGCGCTATCGGTACGGCCATCTACTACAGTACGCCATTCGCAACCGAAATTTATCGAGGCGCTATTTAATCCTTGCGAAACCGCGCGGATCTTCAGTATCTTTAGATACTGTGAGACAAAACCCCGACTTCAGGCGCGTACCGCAGTAGAGGAGGCTATATGCGCACTTTCAAGGAATTGGCGGCTAATCCGCTCTCGCCGCTTACCGCTGAGGAGAACGAAAACTTTGACCGGATAATGGCGACGGCTATGGGCGACCGTACTGACGGTCTTCCCCATGAAATGTTTGAATATGACCCGGATGACGGCGCGGAGCTTCCGGGATCCCGATGGCTGTGCGTCGTGGAGGCATCCAAAGCGGACAAGCCTTACGAAATGCGCCGCAGAGCCGCCGACATCCGATGGCGGGAGTTTCATATACGCTTTAACAAAATATGGCGCAAACCCGGTTGGATAGACAGGATGCTCGGAATCACCCCTGAAAGCCGTAAAGCGAAAGATGCCGCGCTTGAGAAAGAAGAAGTTCGCGGCGGCGCGGAGTTTAGCATTACCGAAGCAGTAGATGATATAATAAAGAATAACAAGTGGGACGAATATCTTGGAATACCGCCTGACGCAAAACCGCGAAGTTATTATGACGGTTTGCTTGCCAAAGGAATGACGCCTGAAGAGATCAAGGCGCTGGACGAAGCGCAGGGGGACTCGAAATGAAACTGTCGCACGCCGTCATAGTCGCGCTCGCTGCCGCCCTGATTGCCGTGTCAGCGTTGTTTTGGGCGTCAAACCGCCAGCATAAGGCCGAACTCGCCGAATTCGTGGCGGCAACGGCTAAACTCGACTCCGAACTGAACCTGTCCCGCTCGAACGAAACGGCCTGCTCGACCGCCGTCGCGCGCCAGAACGCGGCGTTGGCGCGGAGGGCGGTCGATACCGTTCTGATCGAGAAACAGGTGAGTCAGACCGTCACGAAATACGCCTATATACGCGACACCGTAAAAATAATGATTGAGAAGGAGGCTTCCTGTGAGGATCAGATGCGGTATCTTGACGGCGTCACTCGCCGTTTTATGTCTCGCTAGCTGTACGAAAGTCGTTACTAAAGAAACCGTCCGCGTGGAATACCGCGACGTCTTCATCGCCGTCCCGTGCCGCGCCAAAAAGCCTGAGAAACGCCCAATCGAGGACAATCCCATGCTCAATCACGTCAACGCGCTGGAATACTGCGAAGAACTTGAAATCGTCGCCGACGGATGCATCGAGTGGGCAGGGGAGTGATTCGCGCGAAGGCGCGGGATTTACCTATATACGAACGGAGCCTTTTTAAGCAGGTTGCACAAGCTGTCGACGCGGCCTAAAAACGGGTTGCTTGAAGACGGCGGGACGGCGTCGGAAACGGGAGCGATAAGCGGAATCCTATATGCGCCGGGCGGGAGGAAGAGGCGGTCGATTTCGTCGCAATCCATGTCCATGAAGTCGAGATCGTCCATAAATCAAGTCCATAGCAGGTCTAAGTTGCAGACTCGGAGGATTCCTCCCGCGCTTAAAACCGCCCTATCGAGAGCGCGGTCAAACCTATTCCGCGCCTTAACCGCAGGTTTCATAGAGGTGTTTTTATCCGCTATCGCGGCTTTTCCGCGCTCCTGAAGCATCAGTACCCGATTAGCCGCCGCCTTTGAATTAAGCTGCGCCGCGAAATCGTCGGGTTTAACCGCCGACATCGCGTCCGCCTCTTTTTTGTTCTTGCGCGCGACAGCGATTCGGCGGTTCCAGCTGCGTGCCGAGAGTCCCGCAGTCATTTCAGCCTCCTAAGAAAATTGACCGCGTCGTCATTAAGAAACGCCCCATATTCCGCAACACGCATAGCCGCATAATCTCGCCAATATCTCTTTTCTCGGCGATCTTGGCGACGCGCCGCTAAAAACAAGCCTATCGGCAAGAGCGTAACGAGCGCGATGTTCAGCGCGCCTAAAATCTCGCAAGCGACAGTCATGCCGTTAAATCCTTCGCCACAAGTTTAACGTTATCCAAATTATACCTATAATCGGGATTGGCTTTCAAAAAATCTTCCGGATCCTTCGCATTTTTGAATCTCCACGATTTGTAGGATTCCATAGTTTTCAGTCTGCGCCGCAATCCGCGCAGAAGCCCGTAATTCAGCGCAGGCTCGTCAAGACATAGGTTTACGTGATACGGCGTAATCTCCTGCAGTTGGGCGATTTGGAGCGCGGACGGCGACTTGCCGAGCATCGCCACAGGGTTCGGGAAGCCCATGCAGTTGAGCGCGACGGCGTCGTAAAATCCTTCGCACAGGGTTATCGGCGAGTACGGGGGAATGTCGGAAATGCCCGTCAGCAGCCTCTTACCCTCCATCGTGTGAAACCTGAACTTCTTGGAATCCGTGATATAGCGGATTTGGTAGGAACGGATCCGGCCCCTGTACTTCAGAGGCACCATAATGCCTTTACGGCGCAGTTTTACGACGCCGTCTATGCAGTGATTCACCGTCCTGTATGAATCGACCCAGCGCAAATCTAAGCGGTCGGCGTTTTGTTCGTCGAAAAAAGCGTTTCGGGACTTTAAGTAGTCTATCGCTTCCTGAAATCTGGACGCCGGCGGGACGCCGCTTAAATCGACTACCGGGAGATTCTGCAAGTCTACCCGCTCCTCGCCGTCGTTCAGAAAGTCGGTTATGTATGACTTCAGATTGTCATAATCGGCGTGACTGACTACGGCTGTGTTGCACCTAAAGCAATACCCCTTGTTTTTAGAGACGTTTATGAAAAGTTTGCCCGTCGTATCCGGCTTCGGCCACGGGACGTTATACTTCTTCTCTTTTTCGTAGCAAAAAGGACAGTAGTAGGCCGCGCCTTCGGCGGTGTCGAAGGCTTTGCGCAGCTCGCCGGCGTCTTCAAGGAAGGCGAGGGTTTTGGGAACACGTGGGGCCATTTTTAATTCACCTTGAATGTCTCGCGTTCTACGAATTCCTGGACTTTTCCCTGATTCCAATTTTTTACCGCTCTATAATAACCTACTATCCTTGCGAAGACGGTAGCGGTCTTTCCGCATTCAGGGCATACCTCAACATGGCCCGACATATACCCGTGATCCTCGCAAATGGAGAAGGTCGGCGATATTGTAAAATAGGGTATTTTGTAGTTTGAGGCTATAGACTTTACTAACTTGCCTAACGCCGTAATCTCGTCGTCGCTTCTCAAAGACTCTCCTAAATGAGCGTGAAATACTGTGCCTCCGGTGTACTTTTTCTGAAACTCTTCCTGATGGTCTAAGGCTTCAAAAATGTCGTCTGTGAAATCTACCGGCAGCTGGGTCGAGTTTGTGTAATAAGGACTGTCGTCCGTACCCGCCGTAAGGATGTCGGGCATGTATTTTTTATCGATTTTTGCTAAACGATACGACGTGCTTTCCGCAGGAGTGGCCTCAAAGTTGTACAAGTTACCGGTCTCCTCCTGATAACCTATAATCGTTTGCCGCATAAAATCCATAATTTTTAACGCAAACTCTCTACCCGACGCTTCGGCGATACTCGCGTCTTTATGCCGGAAAACGTTCCTGACGGCTTCGTTCATGCCGACTATGCCTATAGTGTTAAAGTGATTGTTCCAATGCCTGATGTGGTGCATAATATAAGGGTACATGTTCAGGTCGGACAGATGCTTGATAGTTTTGCGTTTCAGTTCCAAGCTGTCTCTCGCTATGTCCATAACCGCTTTCAGCTTTTCAAAATATGAGTTAATGGCGAGATCCGCGTACTCAGGACTATTAGTCTTGTCCCGCAGTTCCTGATACACCGCGTAACCTATTCTAGGTAAATTTATAGTCACAACGCCTAAAGAACCTGTAAAATCCGACGAACCGAATAAACCGCCGCCGCGCTTATGCAGGTCTTTCAAATTTAACATCAATCTACAGCACATACTCCGCACGTCGTTGGGGTCTAACTCGCTGTTCAAAAAATTTTGAAAATACGGAGTCCCGTATTTGCCCGTCAGTTTAAACAAGGCTTTTGAGATGTCGGAATCCCAGTCAAAATCCTCAGTGATATTATATGTCGGAATCGGGTAGGAGAACGTCCTGCCGTTGTAGTCGCCGTCGGTCATAACTTCGATAAAGACCTTGTTTATCAAGTCCATCTCGGGCTGGAAATCCTTGTAAGTATAACTACCCCATGGTTTGCCGCCGATTATTACAGGATAGTCCCTGAGATCTTTCGGCGGTTTAGTGTCAAACGTAAAATTGCTGAACGGAGACTGAGTGCCCCACCGGCTCGGCGTATTTAATCCAAATACCAAGGATTGTATGCATTGCTTAACTTGGTCGAAATTTAAGTTGTCGTAACGTACGAACGGAGCTAACCAGGTATCTACGCTGCTCAGGGCTTGCGCGCCGGCGGATTCGTTCTGATGGATTCCGATGAAGTTCACAATTTGGTGGCAAATTGTAGACAGATGCCGCGCCGGCGCTGACGCCAGATTGCCGTTGATGCCTGGAATGCCCTCCTCTATCAGCTTACGTAAAGATAACCCCATACAGTAGGGCGCAATCATGCAGAGGTCATGTATGTGGACAGCCCCGCCGATATGCGCATCGCGGATCTCCTTAGTGTATACCTTGCTGAGCCAGAAGTGCGAACTCATCGATCCGCTGTTATGCAAAATTAAACCGCCGATCGAAAACGGAACGGAAGCATTCTCCTTAACGCGCCAGTCGCCTTTACCGATGTATCCGCCGATAATGCTGTTTACGTCGAACGCTTTCTTGTCTTCGCGAGCCTTTGCGCGCTGTTCCCTATAGATGATAAACTTCCTGGCGATCTCAGGATAATTCTTCATCAATACGACTTCAATCTCGTTCTGTATTTCTTCGAGATCGAAAACTTTAGCCGGTGCGTAATCTTTCAAGTGCAAAAGTTCGTGGCAAACAGAGTACGTGGCGTTAGCCGCCGCGTAATCGCACTCTGAGCTTCCGAAGCATTTACTGACGGCGTGGTAAACTTTCGTCAAGTCGAAAGCTTCCGTATGCCCGTTACGTTTCCTCAGCTTGTTTTGCGCAAAGCTCTCGTTCAGCTTCGCGAGGTATCCTGCAATCGGTTCCGGTAAAATTTTTGCGTTCACGATGACATCCCCTCTTTATAGCGTGAGAAGATTAAAATACAGAATTTATTTAAAATTAATTGGAAGCTACGTTTCTTAACGCCGTCCCCGCCGTAAAGGGCGGGGATTCTCAAATTTAGTAATCTCCATAACAAATATCGTCCTGCGAAGACCTTTTTCCGGTCGCCCTTTTAACCGCCATCCCGACGGCCATGATCACCGCCCCGGCCAACAGCAACGCAAACACTCCTATGATTCGCTTCACACGCGCATCCTCTCTTAAAGGTTATTTATCTAAAGTTACTAAAACTTCCGCGTTAATGCAATAGCTCCCGAAAATAATTTTATCGGCCTGTTAATATACATCGAATACGGGCGTTTAGTGACGAAAAGACTCTTCCAGGACTCGATTTCTTCTTCTTCTTTTGCGATTTCGACTTCAACAGCGTAAGCCGAGGACAGCCGCTCCATCAGCGGCCGGTAGAACACTTCGGGACACTTAAACTCGAACCGTACCCCGCCGTCCGCAAATTCCGGGTTTTCGACGTGCATCGTAAAATTCAAATTGACCCCGATTTCAAAGTCGATCTTCATAGGTATGCCGAATTGTTTCGCCAAGTCGTCTACGGCGCACTTGTTGACGGCTTTAATAAATCTTATTAAATGCGAAAGTTTGACGTCCCAATCCGACGAGTCGTGGATGAAGCACTGCGGAATAGCCTCAATCTTTTCATTTCGGCAATGCTCCCAAACGTTCCATATCCCGTAACCCGCGATCGACGAAGACGACGACTGTACGGGATAGTTCTGGCTCCTGCGATGCAGTTCGCCGCGACTCTTGGCTTCGATCCAAATCTTATCGCCGAATATCGTGTTTACGTATTTATACTTCTCGATCTGCTTATGCTGCGCTTCGCACCAAGGCAGGATCTTCGGGTAGGTCGCGAAAAATTTGTCGCGGACGTCCCGCGCGACCGTGATATTGGAGTCAAAGTATCCTGCGGCCGTAGACTCCAGCGACATGCCGTACAAAGTGCCGAACACCATACCCTTAGACGCGCGGCGTTCCTCGCCGCTGACCTCTTCGGGTTTCTTGTTCCACACGCGGGAAGCCATCAGCCTATGAACGTCGGCCTTCGGATTGTCTCTGAACATCTTCAACAGCTCTTGCTCTTGCGCCAACGCGGCTATCACGCGGACTTCAGATTGCGAGTTCGAGGATAGGACTACAGCGGACGTGTCATCAGAAGCCGCCACAAAATAGTTATGGTGCTGTTCTACAATCTCGATTGTATACACCCAGTCATAATAAGGGATTTCGCGTATTGCTGTGATTTTAGCGTCGGACGCAACGTACCCTGAGAACAGACTATCACCGACCTTCAAGTCAGACGCCGGTGTCTTTACGTAACCGCTTTTATACAAATTATGCTCAGGCGTTAAACACAGCGTAAACCCAGTATCGAGCGTTAGTTCTAACAGTTTCGGCTCTATTCTGACTTTCCTTACCTCTTTAATTGTCCCTACACAGAACAACTTACTCCACGGATCATAGGAGTGCGTTGTTGCACTCGGTCTCTGATTATATAACTCTTCAATCGTCCGCGTAACCCCGTTAATGAGCTTTATTCTCGTATCTTTATGCCAGCAGTAGTCGTAATGCACTAAAATCGAGTCCATCAGCCTCGGCACGATCATCTCGCTCAATTCGCACCCGCGAGGGATCGCGTGAATCGGGCTTCGCCAGCGTTTAGTATCCGCCGAACAGTCGTTGAACGAAGTCTGAAATAGATGGTTCTGTCCGCTAAGAGTCCGTATGGGCACTTCCAGCAGATTATTTCCGAAAGAACATCGGCGCACCCTTTCGCGCCCGACTTTACCCTGTATGTACGAATTGAGAGCCTTGTCTAACTTCTTGAGCAGTTTGCAGCAGAACACGAGCTGCATCTCCCACTCCATCTCTTCCCACGGGACGTCCGCCTGCATGCCCGCGCATTCGCTGAGGGCGCTGTACAGTATTTCCAGGTTCTCCTTCCTCAGCGACAGCCTGACGTCTTCGGTCGTGGCGTTTTTGTCCTCTTTCTTAGTAGCTTCGCCCGCAGGGGCCACTTTCATCGCATAAGCGTCTTCCAGGGTTTTCTGCATACTGAACAGCATCTTATCCCACTTTTTATACTCAAGCAGAAGCGGATCGTCTTCCGAAAGGCCGAGCTTGTCTAAATTGGATTTTACATACGAAAGCCGGCTATTGCCGGTTTTCGCGTCTAAGGCGGCCTTAGCCTCTCCCTGTCGGTTCTCTATGTGCGCTATAATTTCGGCTACGAAAGCGCTGTCCGTTTCGTAAGTCATGTTCCTTGCGCGGTGCATCTCCTGCCCGTTGACGGTCTCTGTGAAACCCTCAACTTGGACGGCCGTTTTTTTAATATGGTACGCCATAATCGCGGACTGCGCCTTTTCCGACGAAAACAGAGCGTCGTAAAACAGCCTCACGGTGTCTTCGTGCGTAGCCGCGTAATTATAATAGTTTTCTTTCAGCTCCGTATAATCGACCGCGCTGTCTATTTTAATGTCGTCTTCGATGTCCAGCCCGATCTTGCTATACGGCATCTGCTTCAGACGGCCGGTCGCCGGATTGATCTCTTTAACCGCGTAGTCGATTTTGAGCATGTCCGAAAACTGTTTGATTTTCAGCAGCTTTTTCATGTAACTTAGAATTTGGCTTTTATAGTGCTCTTCCAGCTCGGCCTCGCGTTTCATGTCGCGGGTCATGCCGTAAGCCTCCATCAGCATCGCGAGATGCGACTGCTTGATGTAGTATTCGTACTGCGCCTCGCAATCCCTATGCAGTTTGTCGTAACAGCACGCCGTGGCGTAGGCGTCGTATGCGGCGTAGCGTTCCACGATTTCGGGCGTAACGTTCCGCAAGGTTATTTTTGCGGGGTCGAACCGAGAGCCGACCAGCGCGTCTAAAACCAGTCGCGGCGTCATATACGGTTTGACCCTGACCAGCAAGTCGTAGAATTCGGCGTCTTTCTTCGACATCACGACCTTCGCGTCGAGTCTGCTTTCAATTATTCGGTACGCCCGTCTGACGTCGCCGTCGAGAAACGCGGCCAAGAGATCCGCCGTCTTGCGTTTCTTGGCCCAAGTCCCCTGCAATCGCGCGACGATCTCTTTAAGCGCCTCGTAGGTTTCCCAAGTGGCTTCCGACCACTCCGGCACGTTCATAAGCTGCGACGTTCCCTTTTTCAGCGACAGGCCGTTAATGAACCGCCCGTCGATTTTGTAAAAGCACTGAATGTCGTCGAAAAAAATGAACCTGCCGAGCATTTTGGAGGTGATGCCGCCTTCAAATTTGCAGTTGAACGACCATACGCGGCGGGACGACAAAAACTTGTCCAGCGCCGCTTTCTCGGCGGGGCCTACGCGGTCGGCGAGAAAAACCTTTACGGTGTTCTCAGGGTTGTCGAGAGAGCATACCGAAAACATGAACGGGTGCGTGTCTTCGTCCCAGGGTTCTTTGGCGAGTTCGCCGTCGCGGGAATTCCATGTTTCGTAGTCGAAAGCGCAATCGCCTGCGGGGAACGCCCGCAAAGCCGCCGCCATCCCCGCGCAGGGAACAACTTCGTAAGCAAGTTCGTCAAGCAACAACATAGCGCGTCAGTCTCCTCGTCTCAGACTCGGTCAAACCCCGCCCCACGCGGGTTTGCGTTTACCGCTGTTCTTACCGACTTTGATCGGATTCCGCAACGGCTTTTTGACCCTGCCGGACGGTTCAGGATTGTCGGGCCCGTAAGCGAGCCTGATCATCAAGTCGATTCGTTTTTCGGTGTTTTTATTCAGCATCGCCTACACTCCTAACAGCGCTAGATTATAAACCACATGCGGAAGTTTATCCATTTTATGCAACGCTTCCGCCGCCTCTTCCAGACTGTCATAGTAATCGATATAGCCGCGGCCGACATAAGGCGCGGCCTCGTTATATGGATCGACAGGGGAGAACTCGATCACCCAATATAGGCGGTTCAGCCCGGGACACGGTATCTGTTCCACTGTCCGCCGTCCGCCGTTAAGTTAAATCGGTGAAATCCGTCCAATTCTTGGCGATCAGCAGCAAGATAAGATATCCAGTCAGATCGGTGACGTCGTTCTTCCGCAGCTCTTCCGAATTTTCTATGCGCGATATTTTTTCGTCGATCCGCGACAGAATCGAGCTTTCGCCGCTTGATTTGGAAAAAATGCGTTTAGGAGATAAAGCTGAATCCCCGTAAGCCTTGTTCTTGGCTTTCAGGAGATTGCCGAGGTTCGTGCAAACCGCCTCGATTTTAAGTTCCGTATCTTCGCTTTGCGCCATGTCAAGCCTCCGGTGTTTCGGTGAATTGTATAACTCGCCTTATTCTATTTAACATATCCATGCACATAAAGACTTCGTCGCCGTGCCTAAACACCGTGTCGCTCGGCGGCACGGATCCGCACGCGTCCAAGTAAGCCGACAGCCCTTTCCGAACCACCTTGAGCTCTCCGAGCGTAATATCCCAGCTCATAGGCAAATCGTCGAGATCGTGTCTTTCGCTCACTAAGACGTTTTCCTTCGCTCGGAAAAATATGTATCCGCTAGACCGAAACCGCTGTCTTCTATCCACTGCGTGAAGTCCGCGAAGTACTTGAACGCGAAATCTGCGGTTAATCGCCGGCCGAGATTTTCATCGTCGGCAAACAGCCGCTTCATCCAATCTTTGTAGTCGCTCATAGCTTCGGCCACAAAATTTCGGCAAGCGTCGATGTTGACTTCCTGCCCGTTCACACGCGTCAGCCTGTCCTGCTGCACTTGTTTCATGTCGGGATCTCTTCTTTCATTAGAATGTCGATCTCTCTCAAAAGGCGGTATTCGACTCCGTCCTCTTCGATTACCGTACCGGTGTAATTCAATCCGCCGAAATAAACGATGTCGCCGACTTTGACGTCGGGAGCGATCCACGCGCCCTCAACGCTCCGAAACCCGGAGCCTACCGCAACGACCTTCGCCCGCACCAGCTCAGGGTTGTTGTTCTTCTTGATAGCCTGAAACGGAATCAGAAGCCCTGACGCGGTAGTTGTCTTCGGAGCCTCCGGGCGGACTAAGACGTTATTGCGGATCGGTTTCATTCTTAAAACTCCTTAGCGGTTGTATGTATTTTTTTTTTCGTGAAAAACGGCCAAACGCGTCTCGGCGGTTTCAATCGACACGCCGTTCATTTATAAGTTTTTCCCGACAGAGACGGCGGAATCGGCACGGAATTCTCCGCTGTCGGAATAAACCGTCCCAACGCCTTCAAAACCGCTTTATTCTGCTTTTTAACGGCTTCGGGATCGATCTCAGTCCAAAACTTATCTACGTGGTCTTTCAACGCTCCCGCGTTTATATCGGCGATCATCACCTTTATGCGATTATTGTTGTACTGCGCCCAAAGCATTTCAAGCCCCGTACGGATGCTTTTCAACTCTTTAACGGACAGTCCGCACAGGCTGTAAGTCGGTTCGGCGGCGTTGTCTTTGGACTTGTCCTTAACGACTTTCATGTCAGACTCTGCCTTTCAAACGGTTAAACTCCGCGTCTCCGATATTCACGCGGAACTTCCAGGTCACGTGCCGCAGAATGTAGCACTCTTTGGACGCTTTTACGACCGCCTCGGCGCAACGAACCGGGACAAAAATCTCAAGGATTTCGTTGCCGATGTACATGCCCATCTCCAGCTCCGTGTCAGGGTCTGTATCGCGGGCGTGGCTCTTCAAACAGGCGAAAATCGACCAATACAGCAAGTCGAGCGGAGCCGTAGGCCGGTCTACGGATTCGGGTATCCGAAAATCGCTGTCGCCTCCGAAAAACCGCATACCACCCTCCTCTACTACAGTACGCTTCTAATCGCGGAAATTTATCAGGGGCTTGTCTACAGATCTAGGAGTGTTTTTATTTCCGCGAGATCGCTGTCATCGTCGCCGAACCATGTCGTAAAGCTTACACGATCGTCCGTCAGTTGTCTGCCGAAGTCTTTTTGGAATTCTTTAAAGGCTCCGAAAGTGTCTTTAGGAACGTCGGGTACGGCGACGGCTATGTTCTCCAGATCAGGCGTAATCGCTTTACGCCTTGAAGTAACGTTGTGTTTTTTCAGCATCATGCTGACCGCGCTAACCGTGCAACCGTACCTTTTCGCGATGTCGGTCATGGTCATGCCTTGCATGTGCAAGTCGATAACCGCGGCGGTATCTATCTTTCTGCGCTCGTCGCGGAATTCCGCGACGCCTTCGTCCTTCAACCGCAAGTACATGCCCGATCTGGTTATGCCGTACTCCGCCGCTAAATCCACAAGCCTCTCGCCTTGGCGGTAACGGTCGGCAACGCCGGTGTAGTCCTTTTTGGTTCGTTTAGCTTTAACCGATGCACCCATAACACATTCCTCCGACTTGTTGAAACGGGCGGCCGGCGCGGTTCCGCCGCCCGTCACCTTTGGTTCTTAATCGCGCTTTTTATATAATTCAAGAATTCCTCGTCAAGCCCTTCGGCTTCTTTCAAGACCTTAAAACTTATCGCGAGTTCGCTTTCCGTGACGGATCCGATCTTTCGGTACTTAGCCGTAATTTTGTCCGAGTTCGACAGGCCGAACCCTCTTGTGGCGGCCCATATCTTAACCATGTTGCTCCACCCGTAAGCCTTCGCGATGCACTTCAAAGCCGCTTCCCAGCGGTTGATTTTCGCGGTTATCGACGTTATCGGAGGGGCGGTTCGGAGAGCCCGCGTGACGTGCGCCGTCAATCTCAGCATGAAGTCTTCGTTAAAAGCATCGTAAACAAGTTTTTGCGCGAACTTGGCGAGTTCTTTTCGACCTGCGGGCAGCGTTTCGGCGTTTCTGACGTCTTCCTTGATTTGGTCGAACGCCGCCTTGATATACTTATCCCTGAACGTGTTGAAGAGCAGACGGTTTAAAGCAAGAATGTAGTCCTTGTCCATCGGCATAAAAAGCTCCGGGCAAAACGGTTTCGGGCCGGCGCGAAAAAAAAACCGCGCGATTTAAATACAGGTACGACGGCAAAAAGTTAAATAGTGTAAGTAAATGGAGTTTTTTTTGAGCCGGAACGCTTAATTTAAACGGAAACGCGGTTTTTTATCCCTATAAGCCTGACGGCGGGGGTATCTTAACATCTTAAATTTAGTAAATTACACCACTGAAGTCAATAGCGGGCTGAGAAATTTTTCAGCGCTTAGGTTACGCCCATGTGCCGCACTACCGTATCGGTGTCCGCATATATTTTAAACCCATGTTCTTTGGCTACGCGGCAGAACCGGAAATCGGCTCCTTCGTAATGCAATTTAAGACGGCCGTCTTTAATTACTCGTAAGTAATCCGCGATAAACCACGGAGGCGTTATCGCCGCAAACACGTTTTTTTTTTATCAGCAAAAACCCGCAGCCTACCCTGTCCACTTCAATTAGACCGCAACCGGCATTGCTTTGCGAAATAAAGTCGGATTCCGTAAACGCCCCGAAATCGTCGACCTTAACCGCGCAAAACCGCCCCCGCGCCCATCTGTCGGCATAAGCGCCTCCGACGATGTCCAAATCGCGGGAGATTAACCTGTCCAAATCTTCAGACCGCCATAATATGTCGCTGTCGGCTATTAACAAAAAATCGAAATCCAAACGCACCTCTGCGGCGTGATAAAAATCCCTATAAACGCATTCGTTGTAATTTTTAGCGTAGTCAAAACCTTGAACGACATCGAAGCCCAAACGATATTTAGAGGCCGCTTGCGATAACACGAGGTTGAGATTCTGCTCCACGCTCTCAGGAAACAGCGTGTTGTTGGGCAGAGTCGACGCTATTTTAACGCTGATCATTTAACCTCCGCATCATGCGAGACTGTATACGGAATCGCCGCCGAGTTTGGAAACTTGCATAAAGCTGACGTCCGGAGATTCCAGAACCATGCCCGGAACTACGCCGTGATACGTCAGGAGAACGTTCTTAATATCGGAGTCCAACAGACTTTGAAGCATCTTCTCCGCGTTTATAGGATCCGCGTACTTCAAAGATTCGTCGCAGAGCAGGAAGCCCATCCCCGAAATAAGGCCTACCATCTTATTCAGAAACCACAAGTCGACCCTCAAACGCTCCCCACCCGACATTCGGCTGTACGGCTGGAACACGTTGTTTACTTTCAACTCCAAATCGAGCGTGGGCCGGAGTTTGCCGTTCTTAAGCTTCTTGGCGGTCAGGATTTTAACTTCGGGATCGTTATTTATAGCCGTAGCTATGCGTTCAAGGATAGCCGCCGACATCAGCCCGTCGTCGCCGAATACCGTAGAATTAATCTTTTTAAACGCCGTGAACTTCTCCTTGGCGGCCTCCGCCGATTTCTGCAACAGAGCCGACTTGCCTTCCATCGCGGCAACGGCGTCTTTAATCTCCAGATTCTTCTTGTACCTGCCCAAAAGCTCCATGCGCTCGTTCAAACGGTTTCTGACGGCGTTCCGCTCCGTTGTTTTCTTGCCGATCTGATCGTCGCATTCTTTGGACGCTTCTGCAATCCCGTCCTGCATCTTCGCGCGCGCGTTTTTTAACACAGTATTGGCTTTGGCTATCAACGCGATCTGTTCGTCGCGCTTCTTAAAGATTTCGTCTTTTTTGGCGTTCAGTTCGACCAGCTTCCGCTTGGCGTCTTCTATGGCTTCTTCTGTTATATCCGTAGCTTTTATGACGGTTTTGCAGACGTGGCACACCCACGACGTCTTCCTGCGCGCGATGTTGTCGTATGCGGCGATGTCTTTATCCGTCTCGGTTTGCTCTATAAGCGTCTTGGATTTCTTATCCTCGACTTTTTGAATCTTCTCCCTGAGATCGGCTTCGACAGCCTCGAACGCTTTCCGCTTTTCGTCCGCGATTTCCGTCTTCCGCTTCGTCAATTTCGCGATCTCGGCGTCAAGTCCCGCGATCTCGGCGTTGATGCCGTTAATTTCGTCCGTAGGGTCGGCGATTTTATCGTCGTACTGGTTTTTCAACGCCGACAATCTGTTGCGCGCGTCGCTATACTTGGCGTCCTCCGAATCGGAGTCGTTTTTCAGACCCGCGACGAATCTATCGACTTTGTCGGACATTTCGGCGACGACGGACTGCCCCGACAACTCGGACATTAACGATACTCTGGCCGCGTCGTTCAATTCCGACAAGAAACCGTCGCGAGATTGATTTAAGTACAGCAAATGCAGCTTTTTGATTATCGGCAGGGTTTCTTCGAGACGCTCCTGCAGTTCGGCTTTAGAACTTGCCGTAACGAAATGCTCGCCCGAATCCGTGTTATCGGCTCCAGCTGCGATATTGCAAGACTTGACGACAAACTCGAACTTGGAGCCGCGGCTGCGCTCTATATAATACCGCCGCCCTTGATAATCTATCCTGAGCTTGACTTCGCAATATTGTTTGCCCGACTGTATGACGTCGTCCGCGTCCGCTGGGCTTTTGCCCGTAAGCGCCCATATTATCGACTGAAGCAGAGTCGATTTGCCGACGCCGTTCTGTCCCGTTATGATCGTGAGTTTCTTCAAATCCGTAAAATCCAATTTCAGGCTTTCAATCGACTTGAAGTTCGTAACCTCAATGTCTTTGAGCGCGGCTTTTAGTTCTTGATGAATGAAACTCTCCAGAGCGCGGCCTTCCTGTCCTATACAAGCCATGAGTGCGTCCTTGTACGGGAAGTCTTTCACGAGCTCGTTCAGGATGTCGCCGACGCTTATGGAGCCGACGCTTTTGATGTCGAACGACAAAGCGGGCCTTTCGATTCCGCGTTCGCGGTAAACTATGTTATGCTTTTCTAAGAGCTTGTCTGGATGTACGACAATGTCGTCAGTGCCGTCTCCGCGATAGTCGAGAGCGTCATAACACTCTTTTTCTATATCCTCGGCGTCGTCGCTATATCGGAAGCGCAGGAATCGGCTGTCGCCGGCGGTGCTGACATGTTCCCACTCGAAGGTATCGGTGTCGAAAAGGATGAAGCCCGTGTTCGCCGAGTCCGAGTAGGAGTTCTGCAACGGCGTTCCGGGCACGACCGCTTTTCCGATCACTTGATGCAAGTGAATATCCCCGATAAACGCTATGCCGTACTTTCCGTTAATCTTGTCGCCTTCTTTGATTTTCAATCCGGTCGGAAGGACGCCTCCGCCGATGTATGCATGGGTTATCAGCACGTCGCAGTCTGGAAACGGGCGCAACGACGGTTCCCACCCGCGAAAGTAGAACTGTTTCCCTCCGACGGTTCTGAATTCGTCGTGCAGGTATTCGACGCGGCTTCCGAAATTGCTGTCTTTCAGAACGGGGTAGTAAGCGTTCCGTTTGTCGTATACGTTCTTCGACATGTCGTGATTACCGGACACAATGTACACCGTCGAAACTTCCGCAAGGATGGAAAGAAATCGGTGCAGGTAGTGGTACACAATCGGGGGAGGGGAGAGCTCGTCGAGAAGATCCCCGGCGATCACGACGTGCTTCGCCGAATTTTTGCGGCAAACGTCGCGCATCAGTTCGGCAAGCTTGATGAACTGCTCAAGCCTAAAGTTTTCGGTTTTATTGTACCGCGCCCACTGTTTCATGTGAATATCGGCTGTTATGAGAACTTTAGACATCGTCCGCCTCTTTCTCGGCTATAAACTGTTCTAGCGTTAAAAATTTTGTTTTATTTTGTTTTGTTTTCATGTATTCGAAATATTTCGAGTTTTGTTCGGTCATAAAAAACGAACGCCCTAGCGTTTCGGCGGCTCTTCCGACCGTGCCGCTCCCCGCAAACGGATCGAAAACCAAGTCGCCCGCGTAAGAGTAGTATTGAATCACTTTTTTACCGAGTTCGACCGGAAAAACCGCCGGGTGAACTTTGTCGGAGCACGGAGACAGTTTCCAAACATTGCTCGTTTCATAACCGTCTCCGACCAAACTTTCTTCGACGGTACGGCCGTCGTAACTTCTGATGTTCCAGTCTAACAGCTTTTCCGTCGCCTTTCGATAAACCATTAAGTATTCCGTTACGATGTTCGGCTTATATCCTAACGGTTTGCGGTGCTGCATAAAGCCGCCTATGCGGTTTTTTACGGACGCTTCCGGCTTCACCCACACAATGTCGTCGATAAACAGCCAACCGTTTTTTAACAGGCGCGGATGCAGATCAAAAGGAATGCCGTACCTTTTGCTTTGATGCTGACGGCTCAGTCGCGGAACAAGTATCGGCGACGTATTGACAACCAAGAAACGCCCTTCTTTGGTGATTCTGCGTGTCTCGATAAAAACTTTCTCTAAAAACTCCAAATAAGCCTGATAGCTCGGATATGCGGAATACTCGCGAGCGTTGTAGTACGGCGGCGAAGTAAACGTCAAATGCACGCTTTCGTCCGGGACGTATTTTAACGCCTCTAAAACGTCAGCGTTGACGGCGACGTTTTTAAGGCGGCTGTATGTTTCGGTGCAACGCGCATTCGGCATTACCGTCTGTCCCCGCTCTCCACGAAGGCGTCCAGTTTCGCTAAAGCTTCCCCTAACTCGTCCGACGGCTCCGCGTCCGCCGCCGCGTACGGCGTTTTCATAAACAGCGCCGCCGATTCCTTGACGGGGGCCGGTTTTTGCGGCTCGGCGGCCTCTATTTCAGCGCGGCTTCTACGCTTGCGTTTCGGCTTCGCGGCGGGCTGGTCTACAGAGGCGGCCGCAGGCTCCGAGCCGTACTCCAAGTAATTGCCGCATTTGCTTGTGCCGCAGGTGAAGTTTTTATCCCACGGAGACGCGCCGTCCCACTTGCACAGCGTAAAGTGCCGCTTGTCCGTCCCGCGGGTGTACGCGAGAAAAAACTCGCAGTTCAGGCAGACGTCGGCGCGGATCAGGCGCGGGTGCGTCGCCGCCTTCCGCGCGCGGCGGTTGTAAGAGTCCAGCTCTTCGGGGGACATAGGCTGCGGCGGGAACTGCGGCGGAGCCCCTACCGACGGCCGTTGTCCGTCGGACGGCTGAAACGTCCTCCCCGCGGATTGTATAACTCCCGGCGGAGGCGCGGCTCCGCCCATCTGCTGAAACGCCAGCGTGTCCCCCGACGCCGCCCTTTGATTCGTAGCCTTGGAAAGAGCCGCTTTTTCGCTACTGTTATACAGATCATCCAAACCGTAGTCCATGACGGGGTTTACAAAAGTCCCGTCAATACCTACGACGGGCGCTTCGGCAGGCCGATGCCTGTTCTTTATGTAACCGGGCGCAATCGGCTCGTAGTCGTCGTTATACTCGGCGACCGGTATCGTGCCTATCCGCTCTGACGCGGCCTGACGGCGGTTTACCGCCGCGGCCATGTCGCCGTAAACTTGAATATTCGCCGCGCGTTTAATCTGCGGCTGATGTAGATTCATCGGAAGCCTCCTTAAACTCGTGAGAGAGTTTCAAATAATTGCCTTTCATGTCAAGCATAATGATCTCCATCTTACGGTCGTCGACATTGGCGTTTACTTTAGCGTACCGTAACTCCCGCGTCACCAACCTGCGGCTCATATTGCTTCTAACTTTGTTAGCTTTGTCGATAAACGTGCTTACAGTCATAATCCACCTCCGCGTTAAGTAGCTGATGATATATTGTCTGTTGATTCTTCAAGGCCCCAATCGCAAAACTCAGAGACGCATGGATTAAAACTAGCGTGATCATAGTCATCCTTATGTTCACGTTCTTCGTCCGACAGATTGCAACTATCTACTGCTGGACACTCATGGCAACAACCGTTGCTCAGCGCTCTATGTATATGAGCGGCAGTCTCAAGGGTTAGATTTGCTTTCCATGTTTCAAAATTCGTAGCCATAACATCACGTTACCGTTTCTTTAAAATCTTTAAAAAATCGTTCTACCGCGGACAGATAATCTTCATACCATCCCTTGCCTGCGGATAGCGCGCTTTGTTCAGCCTCCTCGACCGAACTGAAAATCGTATCGCAGAACAAACCTTTGATAATATCCCCTTTGCGCTCAAGAAAAACCGCGTCGGTGTTAAGATCGCTAAGTATTTTAACGTCGTACGTATATTCAGGATTTTCATCGTCCGTCATATAAACGCCGCAAATCTGTCCGCGCATTAACAGTAAAGCGCGTTCGTACTCGCATTGATAACGGCTTGTCGAAAAGAAAACGTTGTCGCCGAGCCCAAATTTCTTTTCGTTCCGCAAAGTACATTTATAAAACCCGCCAAAAGAGGCGCCAAGTTTTTTCGGGTAGAATAAAACACTCTCTAACAGCGGCATATCGCGCCTCACAATCCCTGCCCGTAAGTTATTAAAGCCGGCGCATTGATTTCGCACGCCGTTTCGATCCAATCCGTCAACGACGGCCGGCTGACTTTTTTAAGACACTCGGCGTATTTCAAGTGCAGACAACGACGTTCGCCCCTGCATAAGCCGCTTAAATCAAGCCTTTCCAAATTCCGCGTCAGTTGTCCGTCCGCCACAAATTCATGCACATTCACGGATTCAACGTCCCGCGTCATTAAATCCTGACCCTCGGCTATCTTCTCGACATACTTCTCGACGTTGTACTTGTCCACCCCGTAGCATCTAGGCATCTGCGGGTTTCCGAGAAGGGCCGCCCTCCTACTACAGTACGCCCTTGAACCGTATTTTTTCCAGAAGTCGACATAAGACATCGCTTCGCCGTTCAGCGGATCGTATAAAGTCCACTTATCCGCGATAATCTGCCGCCAATTTTTATCGGCGGAGACTAAATAATTTTCAACGCCGTTAAGTTGCGCGAGTTTATCATGCACCAGCCAATACGCAACCTCGCCGGTTTCCACGCCTTCGGCAGTCAGCGAACGAAATCCCGTTATCGGCAATTTACGGCGCAGCCACTCCGAGGCAAGCGCGTAATGTTGTTTTACAAGACCGTTTTCAAATTCAGGCGCGACGCGTTTTTTATACGAACCGCCGACATTCCAAAGCGCGATCGCGTCAAAGTCTTTCAAAACCCGCAAAACCGCCAGAAACAGATTGAAAAACAACGCGCAATAAACTTTCCAATCCGTTTCCGGCGTTCGGTATCTGCAACGGTGCAGCAAATGCGATCCGTCGACAATCACCACGGCTAATCGTCCAGCTCGGTCAAAGCCGCTCCCAGCTCGTCCATTTCGTCGTCAGCCGAGGCGGGAGGCGGCGCGGGCTTCTTTTTGGCGGCGGAAGACGCGGCCGGGGCAGTCTTCGGCGCGAAACGCGCCGCCGGCGGTTCTTCAGGGTCGTCCGCTCTCCCGTACTTCTGCAGGGAATCCAGCTTCCGCTTGTAGAACTCCTTAATTCTGACGCCGTTGGCCTCGTTTTTCGGAGTTCCGGGCACGGGCGCGTACTCCTGAAGGATGTTGACGAATTTCGCGGCTACTTCAGGCGCGAACTCGTGCTGCAAACCGCCCATAGTGTCGAACGCCACTATGCACCTGCCCGATTTGCCCGAGAGGTAGTCTACGTCGATCAGCAAACCGCTCGATGCGGCGTCGAGGGTGCTCTGCAGCAGCTCAAGCCCGATCTCGTTGCCGTCTTTGTCTCTTTTCTCAAGCAGAGTGTTGCATATCGATTCGAAGGCGTTTTTGAAGGTCTCGCCGTTGAACAGCAGCACGCAGGGGCCGGGCTTGAAATACTGCGAGGCCGCCGTGCTGACGGTCACTATCTCCGCGTAATAAGCCGAAGTGAGGCGCGGTTTGTACTGCCAGATGCCGGTCTGTTCCGCAAGGGCGTAAGCGTACTCCGCGATAGGGTCTTTCGAGCGGTAATCCGTATACGACACGCCGTTGCGGGTTTTCTCTACGCCCTCGACCGTATAAAACACCCGCTCTTCGGTTCCGTCCGACGTAGGGACGGGCACGTTGTAGCTCATATACGTCCTGCAGAGCGCGCCGTTTTTGTCCGCGACTATACGGGCGGTGAACTTGCATTCGCCCGAGACGAAAACCGGCGGCAGGTAGTCTTTTCCCGCTTCCCCGTCCGCGAAGCGCGCGCCTCCCTGTCCTTTGACCTGATTCAGTTTTTGACCGGAATTGGACATCTTGGTTAAACACTGTTTTACGCCTTCTCTCGATAACGGCATAAAGCCTCCTTTGTTTTTAATTGGTGTTAGGGTGTTTCAAACGTATTTTGCTGTTTCGGCTTCTTCTTCTTATTCAGTTTTTCGAGTCTGTCAAGCATCGCGGCTTTCAGTTCCGCCTCTTCGACGCTTAGTTTCAGCAATTCCAGTTTATCCGCGTTCGGCAAGTTTTCGATCTCCTCAAGAGTCCATTTCAGCGACTCGTTGTCTTCAAACAAGCCTTTCAAATATTCCGACAGGACGGTTTGCGTTACCGCTTCGCGCACGGCGGTTCTTACGTCTCTGCAGTCGATCAGTTTGCCCAGCTCCGCCAAACGACGCAGCGTCGAATTCTTTCCGTCCGTCTTCAGCATTTTGTCGAAAGACCGCCGATAATTCTTAACTTTACCGGAGATCGCTTCAATCTGGTCGCGCGTCGGGATCGTAAACGTCATTCCCGCAAGGCTTTTCAGCATCCTCCCGAAAGTTTCCGTACCGGCCGCGCGCGCCAGAAAAATCAGGTTCGGGTCGAGCTCCGACAGCTCGAGCAGCATTTGCAGCTTCGCTTCGCGATATTGCGGCATTATAGACTCCCTCGCAAAAAAAAACGCGGAGCGGCGGCTCGACGGCGTCCTACTACAGTACGCCTTCCGCGGCCGAAAAATATCGCGGCTTGCTTTGCGTTTCGCGGATTCGGATCCGACGCGCGTTTTTTTTTGCATTAAAAAGCGCGATTGTGTTATATTATAGACATAGGTTTCGGACTATTTTAACTTACGGAGGTTTCGGCAATGGAGTACGAAAACGCCCTGATCGCGGCGGGCGAGACTGTTTTGCGGGAGAACCGCTTTCCGAGCGCGGAAGAACTGTCCCTCGTTACGTCCAACGCCGCCACGGGGCATGACTTAATGCTTTTGGGGCTGGCCACCGAGTGCGCCCGCAGTCTGCGGGATACGCACAAGGCGCTGTCGCAGCTTCAAACCATGATCATACATCCGGGATTGATGGCGGCTTTGACTTTCGATCAAAAAATAGTCCTGACGCGCACCTTAATGGATTTGGGCAAATATCAGCACGGAATTTTGAAAGACGCCCGCGAGCGCGTGGACGTGCAGAGACTGCAGACGGACGTTTTGATGAACGACGACAAGGTTAAACCTACCGACGGCATGACCAAAGAGACGAAAACGGTCATCCGCCAAAGATTGATGCAGACCGTGGAAACCATGCGAAGGTTTACGCCCGACGACGGCGCGGAGACGGCGGACGCCGTAGAAGTCTGAACGCGCGGACAACGCCGCCGAGCGCGGTTGAGAAATCCGCATATAATTGAACACGCAATCAGGAGGTGTCGGAGATGACCGGATTTCAAAAGTTTTTATCGCGGCCGAACGAAAGCGCGGCCGAAACGTGTTATTGCGACTGGTTAGCGACGCGTTACGGCGGGATTGACGAAGGTTTCTGGGACGAGCATCCCAAAACAAGGCGTCTTGTGAAAACGGCGACTGCTTTAGCGGCTTTAGGCGCGGCGGCGCATATCGGTTGCCAACACCAAGGCCGTGCGCAAAAGAACTCCTACAGTACTACTAATTTAATCGGCAACAGCTCGAACAAATGGCTGAAACAAAAATGGTCGGATATTAAAGATACAGGGAGCGAGTTGGCGGATTCGGCGAGCGCTAAAATCAAACGGGCGTTCAATCCAAATTGACGCGCTTTCCGCTTTCGGGCGGAAAGCGCGTCAAGAGCAAGGTTTTACTTGCCGGATTCCGTGGGTTGATTCGGTTTTTTATTTTTTTTTCGAAAATCAAAAACTCCGCCTACGATCAAGCAGAGGACATAAGCCGACCCGCAAATCCAAAACATCGCCGCGATTATGTCCATCCACAAATTAATCCGCTCAATCAGCATCGCATGTCTGTACATGCACTCCTGAACCCAATCAATGCCGTCAGGCACATTTTGCGCAATTCGCGCCAACGTATCCGCAAGGGAATCCGCCGCAATTTTTAACGTATCCATAATACGCCTCCGAAGTTAAAGTTTTAGTTAAAATAATAACCGCCGCCTTTCGAGATCAAATATATCCGCGTCACCCCGGACGGCGGCGGCATTCTTGCGGAATCCGGCGCGTTACGCGCAAAATACGCCATCTTCTATGTACAACGGTATTCGGCTGCGGGTTCCACCGGCTCCTTGAGGCCTTACCTTAACCCCAGCCGCATGTAACATCTTCACAATCGCTGTATGGTCGGTGCCTACGGTGAATCCGGCTCCGCGCAACATCTGCTTTATTACATGGCATCCCAAACCTTCGCCGTACCACTTTACGATTAACGGCGTCATCTGCGCCCGCCGTTTCGCGGCCTCCTGTCGTGCTTCGCGCATCGTTCTGCCGGCCGCTTTCGAACACGTATGGTTTCTAAGCGGAACGCCCGTCTTCGCTAACGCGTCTCTGACCGTCGACTGATTGATGTCGTAGATTTCAGCGATTTGACGGGTAGACAGCTTGCCGTCTCGGTACATCTTGGCTATACGCGCCGCGTCCGTCTCGGTAAGTTTTAACATGCTCCGACTCCTTGTTAGGGTTGATGTTCGCCGCTTGCAAGGAGAATATATCGCAGTCACCCCGGATATCGTTCATCGTTCGCTTCCATGTCCGCGACAAAGTCAAAAGCGTTATTCAAGCACGACTCCGCCTCGTCGATATATGCGTCGAATTCGTCAATATTGAGATGAATTCCGTTGACAAGAGATATTGCTTGATCAAGCCTGTCCATCGCCTCACGGTATGTCATGCCGATCCTCCGCATCCTGCCGCCGCTCGGCGTTTTCTTTCGTCGGCGTTACGGTTTCCGTGCTTTCCCACCAGACGTACGGCCGCGAACCGCTTCTTTTGAGTTCTTCCGTCCGCAATCCGTACTCGTAACGAACCGCCCAAGCGAACAAAAACACGCTTCCCGCTATAAACGACAGAATCAGAACAAAATCATACAGTCCCATCGGCAATCTCTCCCTTCTCCCATTTTAAGGTTGATTTGTTGAATATGCCCGCGTCTATCGGAGCCGCGCTCGGCCAACTGCAAGGCGCCAGCGGCGCGTCTTCGCGTACCGCGATAACGTCGTCAAAACATAGCGCGTCTGTATCAAAATCCCCGCCTATCCACGCATCAGGAAGAAGAAAATACCCTTCCTCATCGCGGGCGGGCAGTCTTTGCATGAATATGCCGCTCGGATGTTTCGCCGTATATTCAGCAGGGCCGCCGGTGGTTACGCAGCATTCGACGCGATACGTGGTCTTGTCATAAAGGGTCTTGCCGTAAATGTTTTTAGCGTCCGGCTCGTATCTTCCGATACGGTATATCTTACGACGCGGAGCTTTTTCATATTTGAACTCGCAAATCTCAGGTTTCACGACTGACCTCCTCGCTTTTAAGACCGTCCCACTTATTCCCGATTACCGTAAGTCCGACTTCAGCTTCTTGGGTGTCATTGTATATATTGCCCATTTCCATAACGGCATCTGTCAGCATGTCGTGCATATTCAGAAAGTCATTTATCGTACTTTTACCCTCGCCTTGCGAATACCCTGTATACTCCCGCCACCTGCCGTTCTTGTCGCGTATGCCTCTGACCGCCAGTGACAGCCCGTTGAAGTACACTTCGCCCGTAATCTCCTCGTCGCAGTCGAATACAACCCCGCCGCCTTCCCCGATACCGGCCGCTGTATAATGGGCGCGGACGGTGTCGCCTTCGTAAATTTCGACGCCCGTGCCCTCGTCATCTTTCAGACCCGTGAACTGCCCGACGGTTTCTTCATCGACTTTCACGCCGGTTATCCCCTCATATTCGTCAGGCCGCACGATATAAGCGCACCGCGTCCCGCGCCTGTCAAGCCCCCACGCGAAACCGCCGTAAACCCATTTGTTTTCGGCGATAGTTTTGCCGCGATATTTAGGTTCAAGCATTTTCAAGAACCTCCCCGTCTATCTCTATGCCGATCAACGGGCAGTCCTCGTTGCGGGTATCTCCCCAAATCAACCCGCGATTTCTTTCAGCGTCTTCTATAGTAGCGCACGCCGTTTCGGTTATGCGGCACACGTAATGCACGGCCGGCCCGCCCCGCAAAATACCTATATCGGTCTCTACGCGCATAATCAACTTGCAGTCGAGACAGCGCTCCGGCCAATCCACAATAAACGCGGCTTTGTTCGTCATGCCGCTTCGCCTCCTTATTAGAGTTTCCGCGATAATCGCGTTAATAATTTCTGTGACGGCGGTTTCGGTCTGCGCAAGCCGCTCGGATTTGACGGTTCATTCTTTAACGTCTGCGGCGAACGCCGTAATCGGCGTATACACGTCGTCGTAGCTCTGTATCCGCCAATCCTCATGGCGTAACGGCGCTTGCCCTTTGAGCGCCGATTCTATCGCGGAAGCCACGAATTCGGCGACGTCGGCCGCCGTCTTAGCGTCGCAGTATCCGCCGCGCCATGCGTACAGCGCGCCGGTGATCGCGCCGCGCACTATCGCGCGATCCGTCTCTAAAGGCTTACGGCGTTCGTCCACGCTGCCGCCGTCATCGTATCTGCGGTACGACAACGCGCCCGCCGTCCTGTCGGCCGCATACTCGCGGCACATCTCCTCCGTTATGTCTTTGCGTCTCATCTGCACACCCTCCCGCTTAAGGTTATTATTTACCGCTTACGGAGACAATATAGCGGAGTCACCCCGGATACGCGGTCTCGGTTCCGGCGTTTTCCGCTACGGCCGCTCCGGCCGCGTCGCGGGTTCTGAAGCGGTATGCGAACGCTTCGCAGATTTCGTCTGAAACGCCTACGCAACCGCCGTAACGCGCGCATAGTTACCTCTTTTGTTATCAAATCTTGCAGGCGTAATAACCTGCATGTTTTTTAACAAACTCGGTTTTGAACCCGGAACCATATTTTCCGAGGGAGAAACGGCCAAGGACGTTTAAAGCGCCGACCGTATCGGCTTTGCCTGCATAGTCACAAGACAGACACCTGAACGCCTCTTGACTTAACCGGTTCCCCTTCTCAACGTGACCGCAGACCGGACAAGTAGTAGAGTTGTGGAAAGCAGGTACCCGCCGTAAGGAAACACCGTTTTCTTCGGCAAGCATTTCTACCCTGCTATCCAGCAACCCGCTTGTCCAGCCGTCGAGAACTGAACGCATATTTTTAGTTAAGCGCCCTTTAACTTTGCTGTTCCTTTTAATATCCTTGTTATTTTCAATACAGATTAATTTAGTTTCTTTAAAAGGCAACTCTTTACATGTTTTAGAAATGTAATATTTAATCTCTTTTTTACATTTCTTCCACGACCTTGAGTTGCGTTTTTTACGTTTAAGTTTCTGTAAAAGCGGCTTTATCAGGTCGCCGTAAACAACGCCCTCGTCAGAGGTTAAAAGGTTCGTGGCTCCGGGGTCTAAGCCTATAATGCTGCCTTCCGTTTTCTTAGGGACGTCAGCTTCAAAAGAAAACTGCATATATTTGTCTGTTAAAATAACGGAACTTGAAAGTTTGCCTTTAGTGTTCCATTTTTCAAAACAGCGGTTCTTTTTCAAGGGTATCGCTATTTTAACCGCTTTCCTTCTGCTGTCGAAACATTTTAACTCCACTAAAAGGTCGAACGCTTCTAAATCAGGGTTAAGATTTATAGACACTAAATTGCAAGACAAAACGGCCCTTGTTTTGCAGTGTTTAGGTTTCGTATACGGCTGTTTTAACTCTTTGCAACTTTTAATCTGGCCGTCTACCATGCCGTAGGTTTCGGCTAAAACGACTTGTTTCGCTCTAGCTGTCAGCCACGTTTCCGGTACTTTGTAATTTTTAAGGACATTGAATTTAGAGGCACCGTCTTCTATACGGTTTTTTATACCGTCTATAGCGGAAGACGCGACGGCGTCATATTCAGAAAGCAAGTCTTTTATACGGCCGGACTTGCTTCCGGTTATCCACTTCGAGAAGTGGCATTTGACGCTTCTGTTGAACTTCATTTTTCAAGTTCCTTTAAGAGACTCTAAGAATTTTAACATAACTGTATAGTTTCATAACTCAAAGATAACACCTTTGATAACAAAAAACAATATTTGATAATAAAACCTATAAATGTATTAAATACTCGGTATTGTCGTCAAAGTCGTAAACAGATTCCAGAAAGACGCATTCGCCGCAGTCTTTCGGCTTGTCGAATTCGAGAAAACCAAGCTCTCCTCCCATATTACCGCCTCCCTTTGTTTTCATAAGCGTTTTTAACGGCGTATTTGTTCGCGCACCCGTTCCGGGAGTCGCAATGGATTACCGCGCATTTGCAGACGTCGGCCATCGGGTACATGACGTAGTATCTGCATTTGCGCATAGCTTTAGGGTATCGCAGGGTGCAATATCCTTTTTCGGCGGTTTCGGCTATGCAATAGTTCTTCTTCATTTACCGGACTTGGCTCCTTTCGGGCGTCCTCTCGATTTGCGTTTAACGTTATTGTCTATCAGTATCTTGCGCACCGTCATATTGCTGATCGACTTGCGGACGAGCCTTTTTTTTGCGGAGTTCGGCGGCTATCCGCATCAGACTCATGCCTGAGTTATACATTGTTATAACGCGGCCGGTTATAGACTTGTATTTGAGTTCGCGGCCGCAGACCGAGCACGCAAGCCGCGCGCGTTTGATTTGCGACGGCGGGTAGAGTTTTTCGTGTCCGCATTTCAGGCATTTGCATGTATAGCTGTAGTTTTTGTTTTTGCGCAGGACTTTGAAACCTTTCACGGTTTTGCCGTCGAGATCAGGGGATTTGCGGACAGGAGCGTCCATGCGGTTAAGGATGTAACTCACGCCTTGGTGCGACAGTCCGTACATAAGCGCGATGCTGTACGTGGTTTCGCCTTGTTTGTACAGCGCGGCGATTTTTTGTTTCGCTTTTTCGTCTAGCATTCGGACTCCTCCAAAACCTTTGTGAAATGTTTAAGCGCGTGCGTCACGCTCCCGGGTCTAGGCCGCAAGATATGGTTTCCGTCCCCGTCCGTCAGATTTTTCGGCGAAGTTTCTTTGTACAAGCATCCGCAGGATTTGGTGTGCCCTCGGCGGAGGGACGCGCTGCCGACTACCGTCTCCCCTCCGCAGTCGCAGACCGAGCGCCATAGCGCTTCCCTGTTGCGGCGGCTTCCCGCCCTTTCGACGACCGTAAGCCTGCCGAATCTGTCGCCGACTTTGACGGCCGTCCGTATGCGGGGTTTCAAGACCACGCCCGTCTTCTTGAAAGCGTGCGCTACGGTGTTATAGGCGACGCCGAGTTCGCGGGCGATCTCTTTAACCGTCTTCCCGCCGTTTTTGTATAAGTCTTCGGCTTCCGTCCAGTTCAGAACGACGACCCGCGACTGTTTGGGATGTTTAGCGGTCATCTGTCGCGAGTCCTTTATTTCGGAAACAGGTTTTTACGGCTTCTTTGACGTTTTCGGGTCTGTCGTGAACGTTTCCTTTGATTCTTACCGAATCAAGCTCGCGAAGCTCGCGTATGTCGCCGCGCAGCGGTTCGACGCGGCGATCCAGCACGAACGCCCCTTTGTAATTCCAGATTATTTCGCCTTGCACGTATTCGCCCTCGTCTGAGTCGGCTATGAATCCTTCCACGACGTCGCCTTCGTAGATTTCGGAGCCGTTGTCGTCTTTGTGTTTGATATATTGCCCGACGGTTTCGCCGTCCACAAGCACGTAAACGAAATCGCCCGTGTACGGGCTGAATGTCGTAACGATGTAGTGGTGCTTGCTGGAGCATTCGTATACATAGTCGCCGTAAACCCACTTAGGATCGGCGGCGTCCGTCGTCCGGCCTCTGAATTTGATATATTCCCAGTGGTTAGCCATTTATAGACCCCCAACGTTTACGCGCCGCCTCCGCTTTATTATAGCGTTCAATTTCTTGTTGCCATGCGTCAAACCGTTCGTCGTGAGAACCTATGGCTTCAAACTCGATTCTGTCGTCATACCATACGATACATCGTTCGACTATACTGATTCCAGTATTACCGCCGTCTAATTCGTCGTATTTCTTAGAGGCTTGCTTATCCGTATCAAAGCAATATAACCTGCCTTCCTCGTCATAGAGTAGATTACCGGTTAAGGTGTCGCTGATAAACCATGCGGTTGTTACATCCTCGCCGCTTTCAGTTTTTGTGACGCCCATCGCTTATCTCCTTTTCAGTGTGAGGGTCAGACGTTCTTTAAAGGCTTCAAAGTTTGTTTTCATATTTATTTAAACTCCTCGCATTGGACGCCTTTGCTGTTTATCCACCATCGCAGCAAGTGGCGGTGGCAGAATTGGCATGGCGTTTCGTGGCACAGAAACAAGTGGTTCCTGTCTTTTCACATCATAATAATGTCTCAGAATTCGTTTTCATTTAAACTCCTCGGTTTCCGTGATAGCTTGCGTAAATCATGCTTCGGCTCTTATAACCGAAACAATTCCGAAGTCTTTCGCTTCGGAGATCAAGTATTGCAGTGTGGCGTAGTAATTTTCTTTGGCTATTTTTTCTTTATCTGTTTCCTGTGTGAAACCAGAAATCATGTTAAATTTAAAGTTATTCTTCAAGAAGTTCATTTTATCCGTAAAAGTTTTTTCGCTCCATCCTGGGATTTCCGCGGACAAAACGCCGTCCGCTTCGTCCGGATCGCGGCTTGTGACGGTTAAGTATTTAATTCTTTCGGTTCTCGCCTTTTTCAATTCGTCCTGACCGGCTTTAAGGATATTATTCAATTTAGCCTCCCATTCGTCTTCTGTATATTTACGGCTTTCCGTGAGATGGTCGTTAAACTTCTCCCAGTATTCGTCTGACACTTCTTTTTCAGTTTTCATCTATTTCCTCGGTCGTTTGTTTTTTGCAGACTGTTTGTTTAAACGCTATAAATCCGTCTTTTTGTTTTCTGGCTATTAAAGCAACGCTATAAATCCGTCTCTTTGTTTTCTGGCTACGAAAGCGTTGAGCTGTCTCGCGTCATAGGTTTCTTTATGGCATATTCTGTCGGTTACGGAATTGATTCCGGCTTCGTATACTGTGTAGTACATCGCCTCGAAGCTGTCGCCGTTCACGGAGATGTCTATATTATTGGACGGGTATTCTTCGTCAGGTTTCAGCGGCTTTATCAACTGTATGAATTGGGTCATCGCAATCCTTCCCGGTTAAAGTTTATACGGCCGCTTTTCAGCATACGGCGAAATATTCGTCGCCGTCTTTAGTATACAGCGCGTAAAAATCCGCGTCCGTGCGTTCGAAAGGTTTCGCGTGTTCGGGCGGAGATTCGATTATACAGGCTTTTACGTCTTTAGAGATCATTCCGTAAGACATGGGATAGTTCATGGTCAGGTTTTTTGTTTCCCGGTCGTATTTCACGTTGACCAGCGCGTTGTCGGGAAGGGCGACCGAATACGATCCAGACCTGTAAGGGCTGTACGGCAGGTCGCGAATGCATGTTTTATGTTCCCATGTATCGCGCTTTTTGTCGTACTGGAAGATGCGGAAGCAGGCGTTTTCAAGACTGTCCGTTCCGTCGCGGCTTTTTTTCGCAGGTTTGAGCGTTGCGTCTAACCGTTCGGAAGAGAAGCGGGCCGAGTTAAACGACAGTCCCGACAGGGACAGCCGTTCGTCGTCGAAGTCGTGCAGCGAGTGGACGAAGGCTGTGAACAGCCGTTTGAAATCTTCGTTCGCGTCTTTCATGCCGACTTTTTCGCAATCTACTTTGACCAGCGCGTTGATATTAAGCAACCAATCCATCTTCGGTCTCCCTGTCGGCGTTTCGCGTTAAATCTGTCAGTTTCTGTCTTATAACCGTAATCGAGTTTTTACAGCCGCCGTTTAACTGGCGTAAGCCGGGTTCGGGCGGTCTTCCGCTTTCCAGGACGGATTCGAGGACTCTTACCAGGGTTTCCATGTCCTCCAGGGTTTCTTGGAATTCCGGGTTGCCGGCGTATTTAGTTCTGACGGTTTCCCAGTATTCGTGAACGGCTTTGTTTTCGATTTCGGACAGGATTTGTTCGATGTCGTTTTCGGATTCGGTTCTGTTCATTTTAAGGTTTCCTTTTCAGTTTCGGTTATCTTCGGTCAGCGTGTATTGCGCCGTTTTTGAAAGCGTTTGTTACGGCATGGGTTTAAACCCGGCAAGTTCCGCCCTCTACTACAGTACGCCGTTTGTTTGACTTTTTTATAGGGGTTTTTAATTTATTTTAAAAAGTTTAATTTCGGGGTTTCGGATTCGGGGACGTTTTTCGGAGAATTCCAGAATTCGGCTTTTTCCTTAATGTTTGTTCGCGCGCAAGCGCGAACTATATGTGTCGGGTGTTTTGACTTTGACTTTTATATATTTTACATATCGACGGTTTTCGGGAGTTTTCGGGATTCCGCGCGGTTTCGGCTTTTTCGGCGTTGTTCTGGATTATAAATTCCGTAAGTTAAATACCGTAAGCGTTTTGTCAACGGCATATTTTTATTTTTTTTTCATACAGGCTGTAAATTCGATTTTTTTTTGCGGAAGGCGGCATTCCGGGAATTCAAGAAGCGTCCGCATTTTTCGGAATTCGAAGCATAACGGATAATTTCTTGAGATTACCGGCATACCGCGAATTCCAGGCATTATTATTAATAATAATAATAATATGCGGCGGATTCCAGCTTTTGACTTTGACTTTTTCCTTAGCGTAAGCCCGTGCGCAAGCACGGGCTGTTTCTGCCGGATGTTTCGACTTTGACTTTGACTTTAACGTCGGTTTTCGGAATTTTCAGAATTTCGAGATTATAAATTCCGTAAGTTAAATACCGTAAGCGTTTTGTCAATAGTTTTTTTTACGCGGCTGTAAAATCCGTAAAATTTTCCGGTTCGCCGCAGCATTAATAATTCTCCGCGGAATATATCAGGAATATTTCGGAGAATAATTATTGATAATTTTTATAATATTATTATAATATACGGCGAATACCTAGTACGTTTCTTTTGACTTATCTCTTTAGTGTATATACAGACGCAAGTCTGTATTATTATATTCGGCTGTTTTGACTTTAATAATATAAATCTTTTATTCTCTAGTTAATCTTCTAATTCTTTTGACTTTATCTGTTTAAGCCCTTATAATATTATTATATCTCCGCAGAATTACTAAGAGTATTCTTTTATACGGCTTAATAATAATAATTATAATAATATATAACAGTCTTCTTGCAGTCTTCTTGCAGAATTCTTGTTTATATTATATAAATCTTTTATTCTCTAGTTAGTCTTCTAATTCTTTTGACTTTAATAATAATATATTATTTCTATACTGGGGGAGTATGAGGGGGGACGCTTGCACGCGCCCTTGACGGGCGCGCGGACGGCTGAAGAAGACGCTTAAATACTCTTTGAGTCCTATAGTAGCTCACAGAAATTTTTTCCCCCGAATCCGACCCCGAATTCAGAAATCAGACCCGGCGGGTTTACGGCGACGCCCCGCCAGAACGCACCAGACGTTCACCGGGACGATTCCGGCGCCCGCGTCGACCAAAGTCCCGCCCGAACAGTCCGGCGCGCCTGGGACGCCTCTGGATTGCGTTTGCGGCGAAACCGCCTCGAAACCGCCGTCCGAGATCCCCGAGCGCCCCTCGCGAAACCGTCCGGTTGTTCCGGAAAATCAGTCCGCGCCGCTATAGACGGACGCGCCTATATATTATAAACGGCTTCTTGCGAGACCCCTTGCGCGCACCTTGCGGATTTTTTGCGGGTTTTCGGCGGACGCGGAGTCCGCGGGGCGGCGGAAGCCGCGTACGGACGGCGGATCGGGCCGCGGAGCCGGAAGGCGGATTATCCTGAAAGGATAACGGTTTCGGGCGGAGAGGGCGGCGGAGCCGTCCGCGGAGGGCGCGCGGACGCGCGGAGCTTACGGAGTTGAAGACGCGCCGCGGAGCCGGCGGGGGGCGGGGGAAGAAATTTTGAAGACGGGAAGCGTACTGTAGTAGACGGGCAGCTTCCGCCGACTGCGCGGGGTTGAAAAAAGCAGAGAGCTAAGGAAGCGGCTGAAGCGAATGTTTCTACCGCATGTGTAGGGTTGAACAAATAGATAAGGAGGCCGCAATGAGCGGAAAATCGCCGGCAGTACCAGCTTTACCCGCAACGCCAGTTAAAACCGTCATCCCGCAGACCGCCGTCGAAGCCGCGGAACTCGTCCCGATGTCCGCGGAGGGCGCGGTTGTTTCTTTCAAGGGGCTGTTTGCCGGCGACGGCAAGTTCACGGTCGACGCCCGTGCCTTACATAAGGAGTTGGGCGTACAGACTGATTTTCGGCACTGGGTTGACCGCAACTTCGGGGACTTTGTCGAGGGCGAGGACTATGTTAAACTTGAACGCTCAAATTTGAGCGTTGGCGAGGACTATGAAACTCGCCGGTCAAAAGTGACCGAAACCCATTTAGACGCTAATTTAGGGGGTAGACCCGCCAAAGACTACCTCCTGACCCCGTTCATGGCGAAGCACTTGTGTCAGTTGGCGCGGACGGATCGGGGGAAGCAGATCAGGACGTACCTCATTCAATGCGAGGAGAAGCTGACGCGGATCGCCGTTCAGCCGGCCTTGTCCCGCGAGGAGAGGCTGGCGCAGGGGCTTCTGGCCGCCAACGAGGTGCTGGCCGAGCAGAGAGCGCTGATCGACGACCTGTCGGAGCGGATCGCCAAGCACAAGAGGCTTTACAGCGGGGTCATCCTCCCGAATATGGAACTCGCGGCGAGGCTGAACGGGCAGGCCGCGTCCTTCAGGCTGACGATGTCGGAGACCGCCAAGCTGCTCGGCCTGCGCCGAAGCGTCCTCTTCGAGCGGTTCAGGCTGTGGGGGTGGATATACAAGAACAAGCCCGAGCCTATGCAGTACGCCATAGACAGGGGCTACGTCGAGCTTCACGTAAGCATGAGCGACGTCCGCTCCGACGGAGTCGCGGTTCCGCACCCGCAGGCGATGGTTCGCGTCAAGGGGCTGGCCGCCGCCGTAAAGAAGCTGCGGGAGGCCGGAGACCTCGAATATTCAGACAAAGTCAAGACGCTTGAGGCGGCCGTCTCGGATTGCCTGAACAGCGGGGACGGCGCGGAGCTGTCCGCGATGCTGAACCGAATCTGAGCCGTCCCCGCACCCGCCGCGACGCGCCTTCTTCGGGACGCGTCGGCATATTATGCGATAAGAGCGGTCATGTTTGAATTCTGGAAGTTATATGCTTGGGGACGTCAAGGGGGCGCTCAAAAAAAAAGCCCCCCGGTTTTGCGCACTGTTAGGAGGCGTGGGGGGTAAGTGTTATAAAAATAAATTAAAGCCTTATCAAATGCAAATATTTTTTATTTTTTTTTGAATCCTTATTAAGTCCGCATAACCGTCCGACGCATAACCGAAGAAGAATATCGCGGGTTCGGGCGGGGGTGTATTTTAGAAGTAACTGACAATAGAATAACCTGAACGCTTATTTTTATCCGTAACTTCATAACAGACCAAGATTTACGTAAATTCAGAGGGTGTAGTATGCTACATGTTATCGTGTAGTATACTACAACAAACGGTGTACAATGGTTACACAATTTAATGTAAACTCTTCTTGTTTTTTTACACAGTATCGTGTATCTTTGTTACATGATACCTTAAACCGAGGAGAGGATATGGCTGACACTTCGTATGTAGTTACCTATCAGGACGTTGTCGGGGACGACGGGAAAGTTTATAACGAGACCAAAATCCATAAAGAGATTTTCGGCGGAAAGATGTTTTTCAGGGTCAGGCTGAAAGACCTTGTCGGGGCGATAGGGCAGGTTCTGACCGAAAAGCAGTTCAAAGTCATCGAGTATATGCTGAAAAACGTCAGGGTTGCCGACAATATGTTTTTGGGCACGGTCGATGAAATTTCCAAAGCCATCCCGGCGTCTAATAAGACCGTCATAGGGGCGTTAAAAGGTATGCAGAAGGCGAACCTCATGCAACGTGTGCGGTCGGGGGCGTATCAGTTTAACCCGGAGGTTCTGGTTTGCGGCGACGTAGGCAAAGAGGCGCGGCTTGTTATCGAATATAAGGCGGTTAAGCGTAAAAACGAGCTTGATTGCAAGAGCGAACCGCCGGAAACTCTGGGCGAAGCTGTCGACGGCTGAACCGCCGCGGTTCGGGCGGGGATGCGTTTTGTTAAAGTTCTGGAAGTTGAATACCTTTAACTCGAAGCGCGGGTTTTTTACCTTATTCACGGAGGCGGCGTTATGGGCATAAGCGATTTCGTTAAAAATCGCGTTCCGCGCAAAGACGGTTAGCTGTTTTTAATTCGACACTTTAACTCTAAACAAAACCAATAATAAGGAGGCTAGTACCATGAACGTCAAGCCAATGGAAGACCGCGTTATTCTCAAGTCCATGGAAGCGGAGGCGAAGACCGCCGGCGGCATCATCATCCCGGACAACGCCAAGGAGAAGCCCCAGAAGGGCGAGATC